GTATCCCGGAATAGGCGACAGAATTACGGAAGGATATTCGTAGTAGTCAATAGCGTTGCCATCGGTTCCAATAGTGATCATTACATACGTCGGGCCTTCACTGATCAGCGTACCGTCATCCGCACATGGATACATTGTCGCTGAGTATAATCTGGCGCTACCGCCATCTACACATTGTACAAACCCGTAGAAAAATTTTATTCCATTTGCGCTATCCTTAAAAAGGGGGAAATACGCCTCAATTAAGCCGGTTGGATTTGTAACAACAATTCCCTTCATCTTACCAACAGGGTTGTCGCCCCAATTAGCAGCGATAATTTGCTTGCCTATTTGTTCGCCGCCTTCAATACTTATGACATCTGCCTCTGAACCGCCGCTGCCAATTGGCGTCCATTTGATAAGAGTCGTTATGGCATTTCCTAAATAAAAATTATTACTTCCTACATCTTGTGCGAAAAAGTTGATTTGTCCAGCACTTACCTTTTGCAGTATGCCGATCAAGGCCGAATCTGTAGGTTTTTGATCGCCACCCGTACTGTAGAACGGAATTATTCCTCCGACGGGAAGTTTCCGTACTCGGGCATTGTTTACAGTGCCTTTAAAATCCGTGATACTCAACGGAACCATATCGGCATCCATACGAAACGCCGAACCACTATTCACGATTGCGTCAATCCATTGTTGATCGGTTAATTCCGTAGGAGGATTTTGCGTAAAGGCGTTACGGGTGTACATAATATTGTCCCTAACGTTGAAGACAATGCCATAACAAGTACTACCACTCCAGCATACAAAACCATTGTAGGCTAAACCATTGGTAACGATCTTCACGCCGCCATTACCTACAATGCGGTAAATATTCTGGAACGCCTGAAGTATGGTGCTTGCTGACGAAATTGAAGTGACGCCAGTAGTCTTATTAGCAAAACCCGTAAGTTTGGCCTGCATGGCGTTAAACAGATTGGCGATCTGTTGTGACGTCACCTTTTCAGTAGCCGATACCTGAATTTCTTCATTTCCGGTGAGAGCCGAACGCTTTGACAGCTTCGACATGTCTATAAAAGTAGGCATATATCTTTTTATTTAAAATTCACAAACTTATAATTGTCACGCCATAATTTCAACGTGCAACGCGGGCTCGTTAGCATCCACAGATACCTTGGCGCTGGCGTACTTGACGTCGCTCAGCGGTGTGATAATTTTACGACACTTTTCCTCGTTGGCCAATGCGTTGGTGAAGTCACGCGGATTATTCATTCGCGTAATCGACAGATCGATGATGTTACATTGGCGGTACAACTCTTCCGTCGTGCAGTGAAGCGATACGCGTTGACCCATAGCGGCCTGACGTTCAATTTCAGCCACCATGAGTTTTTCGACCTCACAACGAGCCAGTTTCTTGCAGTTGTCGTCAAATACCTTGGTGACAGCTGCGCCGGGAGCGCGGTAACGAATACGCTTGCCGGCATAAAGGTTATCAGCCATAGCCTTGGCCTGGGCTTCGGGGGTACGCAATGTCGAAGTGATGACGACGTTGGGGTTTTTAGTAGCATCAGCCACGCGACTGATAAGATCCTTGACGGTGTCGTTAATGGCGAACGCCGAAGGGTTATCGTACGTAATATTTGCCATACGGAATTGTTATTTTAAGTGATTCTACACTAATTGAGTTCGTGTTCATCCAATCCAGTAAGTAATCCGATTTTTCGGAATTACTTAATTTTGCAAAATCCTCAGGCGTGATAGCACGGTCGAGTAAGTAATCACGAAAACCGCTTTCCATGATAGCGATGCGTTGTCCTTCGGTGGCTACCTTTTGGAACATGGGTGATAACTCGTCAAGAGTTAAGGTGTTTTGGATAGCCTTACGAAATTCCCGTGCGTCCAATTCGTTTAACATCGGGAATTCGCCACGGAACGGTATGAGTTCCGACGGCCGTTTACGGTCGATGTATCGCGACGCTGCACCCCCTACAACCGAAGTCGTGAAGTTACGCGGTACACCATATCTTCCTTTGTCTTTCATGGCTTATTTCCTTGTGATTATCTTCGAGCGGTTGAACACAATCATAAATGAGTTGCCGCAGCAATTACCATTAGGCTGTATCATGGCGTCGTACCCTTGAAGCGCAGCATACACACCAAGGACTTCGTCGCATAAACGCGAAGATTGGTATATAGCCGCATAAATATCCTTATCAGGGTCACCGACGCTGTTAGAGCTAACTTTGTTTGCCGCAGCACTCTTTTCCTGATAGACCTTGAACGCTGCAGCACGCTCCTTTTGTAAGCGATTCACCCCATCGTCAAGATTCTTGACAGCTTCTTTCACGGCATCCTCGATTTTGCCGTAGTGTTCGCGCATAATCCACTCCTTGAACTGGCGAACGGGATAGTTGTATGGACGTGCGAAACCGTTCTTACGTTTGATGGCATCGTTCTCGTAACGGTAGCGAGAAAACACAAACCGTTCCGAAGTATTAGGCATCTTGATAACAAAATCACCCGTTCCATTACCCTTTTCGGTAATGGTTCCGCCGTTAGCCGTTACCCAACCGCGGAGGTGATTATTCATAAAGTCGTCAAACTTCATATATGACGGATTGCCGTCATCGTCAATAGCACCCCAATCGATCACTTGGTCGATTTGAAGCGGAATATCGGTATATGCCGCGTCATCCCAATGCATAGAGGTTTTAACCCTTTTCTCGATGTTGGAGGTGATATTGTGAAGTTCTGACGACAGCTGGTTATAAACGGCTTCGGCTTCTTGTTCTTCTTTCAGAGCCTTCTCAACTGCAGGAGATTTTCGGGCTGAAAGTTGTTGTATTTCCTTACGAGCGTCTTCGACGGTGATGACTTTTGCCGAATCATCCAAAACAGCTTCAATAATAGCACCATCATCGCTTGCGTAACCGCGTGCGTTCTTATAAGAAGATGTTGATTTGTAGCCTGACGGCGTCTTATTGGCATTGGCTGAATCATTGACGTGAAAATAGATGCCTTCGCCGTAAACACCTTGTGTACCAAAAAAGCACGTGTCGTTGTACTTAAAATCGTCAGCGTAATACTCCGAATCTGTTCCGCGAGGCTGTACGCCACGGAACATATGATACTTTGATTTGGCCACTTTGGCCCAGAAAGTGTTATCATCTACAACGTCCGGACGTGCGTCGAAACCACGAGCAGCGCAAATGTTAGATAACATTTGCCAACCTACTTGCCTATCGGTATTTATTAATCGGTCCGTAGGGGTATTGCCATTGACACTCTTGTAAAGGGAATCCAGTTCATCTTCCGAGAATTCGCGATACATATCCTCCTCGGACTTCAGGTTACGTGGTTTGACCTTACGATTAGCGCGCTGAATTTTAACTTGATAAATCCCTCGTATTCGGTCCAAATCATTGAAACGTCCCTCAATGATAGCACGTATTTTAGATTTGGTGCCGAGTTTTCCAGCGTCAAAAAACGCTAAGATTTCGTCCTTACGGGCTTTCAAAGCGTCAATCTGGTCGATGAAGTCTTGTGACGTAAGATGGGCAACGATATTCGGATTGTGTTTTATCATACCATCCCAGTCGATCTTGTTGCCGAACGTCTTAGTCGAACCCTGTGCTCGGTAATTGAACGACCCGCCATTATCGACGCGATAAACCTTGCCGGCAGCATCTACCAAACAATTGTCGTTTTGGTATATATCCCAATTGGCTAAAAAGGTGTCAACAACAAAACCCTTAGCCATAGCGGCATAATCCTTAGCCTGGGGTTCTGACACTCCGCGCATGTAGTTAGAGATAAGCGTCAAATCAGTTCCGTCGTCATACATTTCGTAATCCGGCGTGTCTAATCCAAGCAAACTGTACACCTGTGCAGCGTAGTATTCCGCGGTGACGTGACCGCGGTTAGTGTTCTTTGAACTCTTAACGACAAACTCGCGACCCTTGGCGTCCTTCATCAGGACAGCTCCCGTGGAACCGCCTAATTTCTGCACAAAGGTCAGCTGTGAAGGATCAGCCGGGAACATTTCATTCACCTCCTTCTCCTGTTTAGCCAGTATAGCTTTGGAACGAAAAGCCCCTTTTCCAACAGGTATTCCTTGCGGATTCTTGTAAACGCGCCAATCGTACGTCGTCTTTGCATTAGGCGTCAATGTCCAAATATACACCACGCCATCGACTACCTTTGTTTGGCCAGGCATGATAGCCTTTACAATGTCCGGGTCCTGTTTAACGCCGTGAAGGTGATCATACAACGACTTGGTTACATACAAGCTGTACTCGTAGTCATCGACGAACTCGGAACGGGCCTTGTACGCTTCACAGGCTTTCTCCAATACGGCGTCAGAAACAGCACCCTCGGCATTACGGAGGGCGAAAATTTCCAACGCTTTTCTCAGTTCGTCCATAAACTATCCAAACAAAAGGGTTTCTGCTTTTTCAATCGACATATCGTCGGCGGATAACGTACCGAATTCCGCGTTATGGGCTTTCCACGTGTCGGGAATCATATCCTCAGCGCCAAGCGTTTTGGCGCGACGTTTAATCCAGCGGCGAGCCCGTTCAGGATTCTTTGCGTTGCCGGCCAGGCGGATGGCATTCTTCAGGTCGGACTTGTTACGAATCGGGAATGAACCATCAGGGAGGGCCTCCTTTTTATCAGCAAGACGCTCACGTTGCTTTTCGGTAAAATCGGCCTTTTCGAGCGATTCTGCGGAGTCGAGCAGCGCTTCGGCCTTGGCTATCTCATCGGAAGTTTCGACGGGCTGGATGGCCTCGTACACGAATCCTTTCGTCAGTGCACGTACTGCGGCCCGCTCCCACTCTTTTTGCTTATCACCGATGAGGTTGGTCCACTCACCGCCTATCTTGGCCATCCTGTTAGAACGGTCAGTAGAACGCTTCTCCGATAAGATGGTTCCGAAAGTACGGGTGGTAAACTTAGCAGGGTCGATTTTGTTCTTATTCTTAACGATAAGATCGAACAATTCTTTGCGTTCCTTTTTATCCTCTTCAGGGTCGTCGAGGTGCGGTTGCTGGGGAATATCCATTTCCTCGTAACGATCCTTCAGAACTTCGATCGTTTCATCGACGGTAAGATATACCTCCGACGTCAGCGTAGCGCGCGAAATGATGGCCTTAGTGTCCTCGTTCTTCGAAAGGTTCACGAGGTCCTTGTTGGTCATGATAATGATACGGCCCGTGAATACGAAATTCGACTTGACGTCTTCCGGGTCGCCGACCACGCGCTTACCTGAAGCGGCGGTGGCTTTCTTCATGATGGAAGCCAAGTCGGCGCGAGTGATAACGGAGTCGGTATCATCGAACAGAAGAATCTTACCGTTGTGTGCTTTCAGTACACCCAGCAGCTGCTTCTTGGAGTTGATGTCGCCGAGCTCAACGTAGTCATAGTCGCCGTCGCCTGGAGAATCGGTTTCAGCGTCGAATGGACGTTTATTGAGCAGTTCGGCAATTTTCTTGAAACCGTACGATTTACCGATACCTGCGCCGCCAGCCGAGATCATGAACCGCTGTTCCTTGTTATCGAGGAACTCAAGATACTGACGGTTAAGATCATACATAACCTCAACGGGCGGTTCGTAATCGGGATCCTTTTTCTTCATCGCATAGACGAAGCGGTCGTAAGCGATACGATCTTGACGGCTCTGAAGTTTATTAAACTTTTTCTGAATGCGCGGGTCTTCAGGGTTAAGAAACCAGTCCTCGACGATTTCACCATCGTCGTTTCCACCCTCGCCGTCGTTAATGTCCACTTGAGCTCCGGTACTGGTAGGCGCAACAGGATCCTGTTTGGCAGTCATCTTAAGCAACGTAGATAACGTTCCGCTGGTGTCCACCTGCGACATATCGGCATTACGGGATTTCAACTCGTTGTAGGCAATGTGCCGCAACTGGGCGTTGCCTTTAGGGTTGTTAACAACCTTCAAAAGGTTATCGTCGCTGGTCTTCTTGGCCCACGATTCAAGACTCGTTGCGGGACCCGAATCACCCGACTCTTTACCGGTATCGGCGCTGGGATTGGGTTTAGCGTTCTTATCGACACGCCAGTTGAACTTTCCAGGCTTGTACTCCGTCCACACCCACGGCTGGGTGGGGTGATGGTCGCCGACGTTGTGCTTTGCTTTTTGAATAATATCTGACATACGTTGTGCAGTTTTCCAAATAAATACTTGGAAAATTACACTTCTACAGCGTCAAAGTCAATATCAAATTTCTTATACACAATGCGCAACTCGGGTACGCCGTTGATTGGCTTCTTCTTTTCGTCAACACGAGCGTTAAGCGGCCAACGCTTCAAGATGATATCATGCGCACGTTGAACACGCTCGCGACGTTCGTACACATCCTGGAGACCGCCGCCTTGCGTGGCTTCCTTATTCATCTTACTCTGGAGCAAGAACCGTACGAACCGCGCATACACGATGCCGAGATACATACATTTCAGCGAGTAGTCGATATCGCATTTCAACTCCAACCGCTCGTCAAAGTCCAGCTCTAATGTGCGCAAACCCTTGAATACGATAAGGTGCGGAATACCGCCGTATTTGAAACGCGGGCTGACGTCGATACAATTCCAGTCAAAAGCGCTTTTGCCCATGGTACCATATTCGAAGTCGGTTTTCATCACCTCGCGGTCGAATTCATCGAAGAATTCAGCCAACTCTTCAGGGGTTTTCAACGACAGCCCACACTTGGCTTCGCCGTCAATTGAGTAGAAGAAATTGGCAATATCGTCATCCATCACCACAACGGGATGCCCCTCGCGCAGGTAGGTATTCTTGCAGAAATTGACCACGTAGCTGTAGCCACGATTCGAGGCCGGAAGCACAATGAGACGTTCACGCTCATGCCCTGCTTCAACGTACTTTTCGACGTCCTCTTTCTCCACCACGATGTGGTAATCCACGCCGCCCTTTTTCAACAATCGGGTCGTGACGCATTTAGGGCGGTTCTTGGACACGACGAAGAATTGACAATTCATACTCAAAATGGTAAGTCGCCCTCGTACCAAATTTCCTCGGGCGGGTTCTGTTCTATAAAACGCTGATAGTTGTCCAGCGTACTTTCTAACGATGGATAAAACCTCATGAACAACTCCCACTTAACGTCAAACATATCGTCGCACGATACCCGACGTTTCATCAGTAGGTTTTCGCTGTTGTAACACTGCACACGGAACTGACGACAGCCCCGCGTTACGTACGAATAGGGGAAGTCGCGATAGTATTCCGCGCCAGACGCCGTATTATACACCGTATCGTGGATAAACTGGTTGAACGGGTGTCCTGCGCCGAGAGGCGCCAGTAACGTGTAACCGGGGTTGCGGCGCATAAACTTACGCAAATGGTCGCGAAGCGTTTGTTCGGCGAAATTAAGGCCGTCGCTCCCGAATTTAGCGCGTAGATACGTATAGACGCTCTCATAATTACAGTCCTTGGAATGGGCCTGAAAATCGCTACAACGGACATTTTCTAACTCCAGGTCCAGACAATCCATGGCTATACCCAGAAAATTGTACAGAAGCCGCTGCTCTGAAACGCGCTTTGGGTCGCTATCTACAGTAAGCACCCGAACGTCATATTCGGGTGCTACTAAAACGTGACAAGCGCTCATCAGGAGGTCACCCGCGTGCGGCTCGACACAAAGGTACTTTATTTTTCCCATGGCCGTTTGTATATCTTCTCGGCGCAGGGGCCGTCCTTCGATACGTCCTCAGCCATACGACGAATTTCCGGCGTGATAGGCGGGAGCGTTTTCTTACCCATCTTATCAGGCAGGAAACCGACGCGGACGCTGACGTGCGTACAACCCTGGCACGGACGGAACCGACGGTCGTTGTTGTACAGCATCACGCGAGCGGCGTGGAAGCGCGGATGATTCCAGAGGTCCTCGATAGGCATATCGTGGATGTTGGCGATAGGATACTCGCCACGGAAGTCGTCGCAGCACAGACACACCTGGCCGTTCCAACGTACATCCAGTTCGCGGAACGGGAAAGTGCAGCGTTTGTTGTTGAACGAGTCGTCGAGCGGGAACGCCGCGCCACAGTGGTTAGCCAGACGACGCGTCATCTTGTTGGTATCGTCTTCGGCGATAGGCGGCAACAGGCAGATACGGCGGCCCTGCTTGGGGTAGTAGTACGGAACGCCCGGTTCCAGCGTAACGACGTTGTATTTCTCGATGTCGATTTTCTCGACGAAATTCCAGTCACCCTTAGCCGTGTAGCAGTCCACCAGAATATCATTCATGCCGGCTTCAAAAAGACGGTCCAAATATTCCGACGTATCCTTGGCATGGTTCATACCGTACCCGTTGCTGTACATATGAAATACGGCTTTGGGCAGGTGTTTACGGAACGTAGCCACGATGTCGATGAACGCAGGGTTGAGCGTCGATTCGCCGTGCATAGCAAATACGAACTTACATTTCCACCCTACACGGGCCACCTCTGAAGCGATACGCTCGGCAGTTTCAACGGTCATGAAATTCCACGGCTTAGTACCTTTTTCGCGCATACCGTGAAGACCGCAAAACGAACAACCCAGGTTGCACCCCTCCGTCGGTTCAATCTGCATGGTGAACGGAGGGTCTTGTACGATTTTGTTTTTCATTATTTGGTAACTTTAATGTTAAGTTTCACGTTCTTTAACTTTGGGTTCTTAAACTGGCGTTTGATAGGCTTGGTGAAAGCTCGGGTTGCGGGGTCCCAATCAAAGCTATCAGGCTTACTGTTGACGGTACAACGGCAATTATGAACGACAATCCCGTCAGCAACATAACTTTCGTCTTCTTCAACTGAAATATTGTACAACTTGGTGTACCTATTTGACCTGGAAACCTGTTTTACATACACAACCTTTACGCCGCGAGATACTATTTGTCCTCGGTGATTCTTAAACAACCGTTTCAGGCGATTATAAACCATATCGCCATGGTTGTTTATTTCATCTTCAGTGAAGCGGAATGTCTCATAGCCGTAGCAGTCCAAAATGTCCTTATCGCGATTAGAATCATATTCAGCGTCGTTATGCCAATTCTCACCATCAGCCTCCAAAACAATCTTTAGGTCGGGAATTAACAAATCGGGAAAATATCCTACAACATTGTTACGGAACTTTCCGTTGTTTTTCAGGAACACTCCTGTTTTAACATCAACCCCAAGTGATTTACAAAGGTGCTCCAACTTGCGTTCAATGAACGACCGCTTCTTTCCGTTAGCGGAATTTGCTTTCTTCAACGCTTCAGCCATCCAAGGACGTTGGCCTTGATATTTATCCTCAATAGCTTTCCTTGCGTTAGCGGTTAATTCATGACGTTCGGTGTCGCTCATGTTAGCATAACGAATGGCCATCTCTTCCTTGACTTTCTTACTCATGTAAGAACGGAACTCAGGCTCCTGCCATTGTGAAGCGCATGATTCACTCCGGCGACAAGTTAGACACAAGCCCTTTTCCAAAAGAGTGTCGCTGGCTGAAACGTAAATAGGCATAAACGCACCGCATTTTTCACAGCAAACACCTTCGACTGTTATCAAATCTCCGGTTTTCAACGAAGCTACCTCTCGCCATTCGCCGTTTGAAAGAACTGGATGGTTTCCTGTTATGCGTCGTACTTTTTTCACCTTTCCACACCCCATGAGGTCTTTGACGGCATAATAGATATCGTACAACAGCTCATCCTTATGTTCGTGAACAATCACTTCCGTAACGGGCCTGAACCTGCCCCGGTGAGTCAAAACCATATCCCCTTTCTTCAGGGAAGATATATTTCTCCAACCATTTACGGTGTACACCTTTGTAGCTGGATTGTTGAAGCAGTAGGGATGCGTCGGGTCAATCGTAGGGAGCCATTCTGCCACTTTACGGCCGATATTGTTACCGTTGGCGATAAGGTCTCCAAGGCGAAACAGTTTAGGCTTCGAATTAGGGTCTTCGGGGTCCTCCAAGTACAACTCGCGGCATTTGGCACACGCGCCGGGGTATACGTCGAAATACACCATAGCGTCGGGGCCATACTGCTTGTAGATACTTTCCGAGCGGCCCACGTTGTAGGCTTCGTGCAGGAGGTAGTACGCAATACGCAGCCAATCGCGTCCCCAGTCTTGGGTAAGGTTCCCCAATTCGCTGGCTATATACCGCGCCCCCTTACGCAGTTGGACGGCTTGCATGGCCTTATCCTTGATCTGCTGGCGTATGGCGGCCTGCTGACGAAAGTTAGATTTGAGGATGGCGTTGCGCGTACCGGTAACGATACGGTTGCCGAGCGACGTGATGTCGGTGTAGGCGCGGTTCTTGAGATAATTCAGCGCGTTCTCCTCCTGCTCGGTGAGCGGAACGAAGTTTCCCGATTTGAGGAACTGGAGAAACTGCTTGTAATTCATCTTCTTGGCGCGTTGATCGCCGAGGGCCTCAGCCAAGATACCGAACAGAAAAGCGTGTTCGATGATGCCTTTCGTGTTCTTGTACTTATCGACGTTGACCCCTGACGCCACCAAGATGTCGATCTCCGACTGGGTCAGAAAGTCTAATCCGACGTGCTTGGCAATAAACAGGTACTGCCAACGCCGGAGAATGCCGACCATGTCGTCTATTTGGCGATTGTTGAAAATCATAGTTTCTCGACGTCTTTTCGGGGAACCCACTTGCCCGTTCCACGCGGAGCACCACTGTAAGAAGGCTTACCAGTGAATTGAACGAATTGCGTTGTTACCCCGCCTTCGGTTAAGTTCTTTGTGGCGTAAACGGTATAGATTCTACTACCATAACGAACCTTGTCTCCGTTGTTGACTTTTTCGTATTTCTTGGTGTATTTGCCGACTTCTTGGTTGTCGTAAAAATCATTACGAGCAACGCCGTCTTCGCCTATTTCGAGAGCCTCGTTCCCGTCACCTGCAGTAAGCGTACGAATATACGTACCGTTTCGGCGATGTTCAGAATCTCGACGCTGGTGTGGCGCTGGTCCACGGCCTTTCTTTTCATAAGGCATGCCAACACGTCCCTTTCTTCGATTCTCAGCCGTGTTGGCGTAGCGACCGCTCTTTGAACGGCCCTTTTCGATCAGGCCGTTCTCCGTAAAACCACCAAGGGCCTTACGTAAGTGATCGGCGCGATATCGGCTGGCCTCGTGAAAAGCCTTTGTTACTTCATCAACTTGCATCTTCGTATTCTGTGTTCGCTACCCGGTTTGAATAAAATACGATGCCCTCCTGACCTCACTTCAATACTACCGTCTTTCCGTTCGCTGACAACTCCGCTCCGGTAATGATACCCCAGTTTGAGGCTCCCCAGCTGGATTATAACCCAGTCGCCGGATTTCAGTTCGCAGAAGTACTCAATAGGCTCGCTTTCATTGAACGTATTCTCCAACACTTTTTCGGCCCGCGTAGGGGTTCCGGTGGATGTTAAACAATGTTCCATTTCGCGTTGTTAATCGTAGCTTGTGAGGACTTCGCGCTTTTCAATAATGGCGCTTTCCGGATTCGGAAGGCGATAATTAAAGAAACGATACGGTTGAGCAGCAATGTAGTCGTGAGCAGCATCTTCATTAGAGAAAATCTCCAACAGGCGGCGTACCTTCACGTCCTTGTTGACGTGAGTGCCAAAGCCGTCTTCGTACTCCGCATACTGTTCAGAGAAAACACACCATACAAATGTTTTAGTCTTGCTTTTTGCCATCTTCTTTTAATTCTTTTACCGCCGTAGCCGTAGCGTCGGCGATGTATTTCAGTACATCACCTAACGCTGCGGCATTATTGGCGTTCCATTCCCGGATGAACCGATCTTCGTACTGAGTAACGGTGGGGAACGGCGATGGCAGAAAGTGGGTATGTTTGGCGTTGTAGGGCATTACTCTTCGGTGTTACCGCCGTAAATCTCCAGGAACTTGTCGACGAACTCCTTGTTGGTACGTTTGAATATCTCAATTTGCTCGTCTGACTTCTTCTTGTACGTGTCCATATCGTCGTAAGACACGCCCGTCAGCAGTTTGTGCGCTGCGGCACGTTCGTCGGCAATCTTCTTGAGTTCGGGGTGGCTGAGGAGTTCTTGGCCGACGCCCTTCTCACGGGACTCCGGGTCGATGAGCGAAGTGAGGCTCAGAGCAGCGCGTTTAGCGGCCTTGTCGCCGGATGCGATCCTTTCCTTCAGCACGCGGGCGATACCTTCAGGGTTCTTGGAGATCATCTTGGCGTACTCAGAAGGGTTGGCTCCGTTTTCGCTTTTCTTGATGAATTTGTCGGCGGCGGCGTTGTCCTTCTCCGGCGAAGACTTCGCGGCTTTGTCGGCCTTGGCTTTAGCACCCTTCTCAGCACTCTTCACCTCAGCCTTGGCGGCGGCGTCAGCCTTTTCGCCCTGCTTGGTGGCGCTTTCCTCCTCGCCGCCGATCAGCGCGTCGAGTTCCTTCTGGCCGTCCTTCGATACCTTCACACCAGCCATCTCGAACATATTGGCGATGGTGTCGGCAATTTCGTCGTCCGTAGCGTCGGACTGAGCACCGCCGGTATCAGCCGGGTTTGCTTTCATGGCTGCGGCCAGTTCCTTGATAGCCGCGGCGTCACCCTTCTGCTTCACGAAGGACTTGAAGCCTGCGGTGTCGAAGTCGGTGTCGTTTTCGGCCATGTCGTCGAAACTCTGGACCAGGCCTTCGGCGCTGCTAACGTTACCGTCGCCGTCCGAGTCAGCACGCATCTTGTCGAGGGCAGCCTGACCTTTCTTCGACAGGTCGATGCCAGCCTCTTCGAACATGTTGGCAATTTCGTCAGCGATTTCGTCGTCGAGGATGTCACTCTGAGCGGCCTCACCCTGACCGGAGGTTTTGATAGCGGCAGCGAGGTCCTTGATGGCCTTGGCCTCGCCCTTGTTGTCGATGAGGCTTTCGAGCGCTGCGCCGAAGTCATCGTCTTCGCCCGATTCCGAAGTGTAGGCGTCCCACTTGGCCAGAACGCTTTCACCCGACCCACGGAGGTTGTCGAGTTCTTTTTTAGCCTCACGCGGTACGCGCGTTCCGGCTTCCTCGAACATATTCTCGATCATGTCGGCGATCTCGTCGTCAGCCAGATCACTTTGCCCGGCCTCGCTGGGCATCTTACGGATGGCGTCGGCGATTTCCTTCACGGCCTTACCGCCTTTTTCCTTTACGAACGATTTGAACGACTTGGCGTCGAAGTCTACATCGCCCTCAGCCATAGCGTTGAAACTGTCAACGAGCGATGCGGCGTCAGCCTTTCCGCCCTTACCCTTGGCGTCGGGATCGCCAAACTTAGACGCGGCTCCCTCAACGTCACCGATCTCCTTCACCGTCACCGACTCGAAATTGTCCACGTCGGCGTAGGGGTATTTGTCCACGCGATAGCCCTCGCTGGTCTTGGTGACCACAAGGTCGAAGCCATCTTCGTCACCGCCGATCTGCTTGATGAAGGCGTGCGAAGCATCCTCAACTCCGGCGTACTGTTGGAGGTCCTGATCGTCCATCTGGCGGAAGCCCATGCCCTCGAACGTCGAAGCCGATTTGGCGTCGCCGTCAGCCAACCCGTTACGCAGCGAAGTGTCGCCGTTCTTGTTCTTGGCGCGAACGTTTACACCGCGGCGTTCCAATTCAGCGGTAGCCACCTTGCGCATTTCGGGGTCAGCCTGCGGGTCGTTGGCGACCTTCGTCAGCGCCTCCTCTGAAGCCTGACGAGCGTGGTTCTGGAGGCTGACGTTGCCCTCAGGCATACCGCCCTCCTGGCCTCCCCCTTCGGGGTCTTCCTTGGCGGCTTGACCGTACTCCTGTCCCACGCGTTGCAGACGACGGTTTTGAGCGTTATCAGCATAAACGCCATGGCGCGCTTTTTCGATCGGCTCTTCCGCGACCTCCTCGGTGTTGGTGAACCCCTTAAGAATTTGCTGGCGACGCGCTTCGCCGTAGTTGATAACTTCTTTCATGGTGTTATAGGTTTATAAGTTTCATTTCCACTACAAAAGTACTGAATTTTCTCCAAATTGCCAAGAGAATCGTCAAAATTTTATGCCAAAATCCAACGTATACCCCCACTGGTCTTCAACCCTTATAGCTGAAGCGCCAACCATGAAGCGTTGACGAAAGTCGGCTCCGGCGGAGAACTTTTGTGTACCAAAGTCCACGGACGTTCCTATCTGGGCGTAGCCTTGGATGAAGGGTATTCGCTTGTCGATAATGGTGTGTTCTATCTCGTGGATGCGGATCAGCGGCTTGACGTGAGACACGGCCTCCGTAATGGCGTTACACTGGACAGTGGCGTCGACACGGAACTCGCCGATACTGTCGTTGGAGAAGTCGAGGTGATACTCCTTGCGTGCCAGATAGTCGGCCAGTAGCGCGGCGGTGTCGATTTCACCCGGTAGGTAGATGGTGGTGTCGCGGATGATGATTTTCGGGACCGGAACCTTTACTGTATCGCGGTATTCGACCGTGTCATACTTTGTCAGCCACTTTTCAACGACTTTAGGGGGTTCAGGGGTATAACTACTCCGCCCCAGAAAGAACGCGAAAATTAAGGCCGCTACAACGATAATTATAGATGCCGCCGTCTTCATGACCTTTTGCCACTTTTAATCATTTCTTCATAAGCCATTATTGATGCCTCCAGTTCGTTGATGCGTCGCTTGTAGTCTTCCGCCGCCTTGTTGGCTTCACGCTCCTGAGTGCGGAATTCTTCCATCAGGCGGTTGTACTTATCGCGGTCTGCCTGGCGTTGCGCCTCGTATTCCTCGCGAATCTTGTTAAGCTCATTACGAAAGTTCGTCATCATTTCGTTAGATAACTTACGTTCGTTTTGAACTTCCTGATACAGGTTATCATAGCGCTCCTTCCACCACGATTCTTTCTTATCAAGTTCCGCCATCAGGGTATCATAGCGCCCTTTCCAGAATTCCTCCCCTTTCAGGTCAGCGTCAGCCTGGCTATAACGTACCTCTTGAGCATATTTCTTACGATCCAACATACGCGCCACAATGGCGTAGCCAATACCGCCCGCCCCGAATAGAAGCGAAATTACAGGGAAGATGGTGGTCATGAAAAGTCCGTCAGCCATTGCGTTTCATTCTTTCGTTAATACGTATGCGTGCGGCCTTAGCGGCACGGGCATACGCGCAGGAATCGTAATTAGAGCGAAGACACCTCAATATTTCGTCAGCGAACGCCTTTATAATATCAGGCTGAGCACTTTTGTAAGCATCCATATCTCCCTCGTTGGTAAGCGTAGCGGGGTAGATTATGAGTTTCACCTCGGCACTTACACGATTGAAGAAACGATACCACTGAGAGTCGTACGAATCAACGAACAAGAACGACCGCCAACGGATTTGAGGCGTTAAAAGGTCATAGTGGTTTGAAAGGTTGTAGGCGAAGTCGCGCGTCAACGCCGGACAAACCCGGTTTAGTGTTAAACTGCAACCGTCCTTACGGTCGGTGAAAAAGTCAATCGCCAGAGCTATGCCGTATGTGCGGTGTGGTCGGAAATAATTCCAAACATCGTAGGCGTTACCAACGACCACTTCGATACGCCGCCGCCGTAGTTCTTCAGCCAGCGCCTGAACGAAATGACGCGCTTCAGCGTTGAAACGCCTCGATGTTAAATAGACCACTTTGCACATATTACGAGCGTTGATTGAAAATATATTTCGTCATAAGCCAGTAACCACGTTCACCACCCCAAATGGGCAGAAAACGGCAGTTAATCAGGACTTGTTGGCTTGAACCCGAAGCCGTACCGACTGTCTGTTCGTAGGTAAATATCGGAGCCCATGACTCACCATTATCATGAAGCACCAACTTGGTACTGTTATTCGGCATCCGAACCCAGAAGTCCCACATGTAGTCGCTTCCGTAAGGCCAGTTCTCCAGCGTTCCGGGTTCTATTTTACCGTCAATCGGTGTAGCGTTCGATGCGTCGTAGAAATACCCCGGTTCAAACATCCAGTTAGTAGGGTCATCCCCCTCCCACGTTGAATACTTGTACTTTTTCAACACCCCTGCGTTGATGAGGTCTAATACATCGTTAGCCAGTTTAGGCTCAGTAACACATTTCGCCCGCAAACTCTGGGTGCGAACGCCGTTATCCATCACATACGGAACGTCGTCCACACCACCGCCAAAAAGCGACGCTAAATTGTTTACGATTTTTGCCACGGCCTGGTAAAGGTTATCCGTGGGTTTAATCTGGTATGAAGGATTAGGGCCTTTAGGGAAGTCGCCCTCGCTACCGCCAACCACAACGGCGTTTGCCTTGCCGTCAAAATCTTGGATATACTTTTGAAGAATACCAATAGCCTGCTCAACGGTATCGCCCGCGGCTGGATAGCGGTCCTTCGAGGAAGCCGGGGTATAGGCTTGCGACAGACTCATTCCGTTAGCCAGTTTCAGGCGGTTGTACCAACCTTGAATTTTGTTTAGAGCCGTCATCAGGTCATCAGCCGTAGTAAGGTCCTGCGGTTCAGCAATAGTAGCATTAACAGGCGCAACCTTGGTCAGTTTGGCCGAGAATATCATCGTCTGCGAACCGTTCTGCCAGTCGTTGATGATTTTCTGAACCTCCTGGAATGTCTTGTTCATTGCGGCGTAATCGGCCGTGTACTGCTTGTACCCGACTACCTGGGTATCGTTGGCCTGTTCGGAAACGATGATACCGCTCATCGCCGCACCAAAGTCAAAGAACAAACCGTTTACGAACCCTAACGAGTTCTTGGCCGACGTCGAGAGCAACGACTTCACAGTACGCTTAACCAACGTGGGGTTATCATTAACAACCCGCATACCGTACAACACGTCGGTCAACGCCGGGTTATCAGCCAACTGTTGAAAATCGAAATTGAGTTGTGACGTCTTCTGGTCGAAAGTCGCCACGATATTATCGAAGAAATAGTTCGTCGAAGCAACGTATTGCGTGGTCGTACCCTGACCCGCGAGGTCTTCTACGATGATGTTGTTTTGCTTATCGACGTACTGAATACGTGTTTGGCCTACCACCCACACCATGGTGCTCCAGAACGGGTCGGAGTCACGTTTCAAGACGTTGTAGAACGCCGCGATAGGTAAACCACCAGGGAGGTTGGCCTTATTGATAAGGTCGTTGAAGTCGTTTATTTGGGTCACAATTGCCTGCGACATCGGAACCCACTGCCCGAGCGAGGCATCGTAACTTTTGTGGAGTTTGTCGGTAGTGTCGTACCAGATAATTGCCGGGTTCGACGGAGGCGTCGTGCCGATGGAAATACCTGCTACAGTTCCGACGTCAATAGTTGCCATTTTGAACTTTGTTAGCGTGAATATACGTAGGTCTTGCGGTCGTCCCACACGAAATTGTAACTCATATCCCCCTGGGGATACTCGGTGATGGTGATACCGTCGGCGGTAGTTTCCCGTTCGATGCGCCACCCGGCCTCGCCTTGACCCGTACCGATAGGCGCGTAGCCGCGGTAGATAACGTCGCCACCCGAGGCGTCAACAATCGGTTTCGGCATAGCGTCAGCCAGCAACTGGACAATAGGCGCGGTGTTTTTCTCGTTACTCGTCATGGTGTATTGCTTTTTGTAAGTATTCGTCGAATGCGGCCACGAGGGGGTTAGACTCGCGTGCCTTCATGGTTTCTTCTTGGTCACCCTCGGCGTAAAGGTCAAACGGGTTTCCCGGCTGAGCGGCGGCGTCTTCTTCGCCCTCGCCTCCAGCTACAGGCTGGTCAGCGGGGCCTCCGGCCTCCATACCCATACCCGCGGCCTCTTCGAACGGATTGCCTCCGCCCATACCCATACCACCCATCGCGGCCTGTTGCTGTTGTTGCTGTTTGGCGCTGATGGCTTGCTGAATAACGGAGTTTTCGATAGTATCGCCGCCCTTTTCTTCGCCGATAGCCGGGAGGTCCCATTTCTCGCGAATTTCGTCCACGGTCTGGAAAGCCTGGAGGCGTTTGATGTCCATATCCAGCTCCTCGGAAATGGTCATTCCGTTGAGGCCCATGAATACGAACTCGAAGTCGGGGTTGATTTGCTCGACGATGAACTTGTTAACCTTACGCTGGATGAATTTCAGCATCGGATAAAGGCCCTTGTCCTTCGACTGCTCCATGCGCTGCTTTTGGCCGTCGCCGAACGTTAGGCCGCTGCCGTTGGAACGCGAAATATCCCAGCCGATTTCTGTAGGGTCAATACAGAACACCGCACAGGCGATTTTAATCAGGTATTCCATCCACGAGTTGTACTCCATATCGCGGTTGTTCTTCTGGAGGTCAACCCAGTCGATATCACCCTCAACGACGGGCGTCTTCCACGACTGCATAACGCCCGATATCATGGCCTGCCACTGCTGCTTGAACTGCTGAAGCGAGGCCTCGTTCACGTTACCTTTGATACGCAGAAGACCTTTCGGGGCCGAACCCTGCGAGAAGAAGCGGCGGTTGTACTCGTCGCCCCAAAGCATCGATGTTACGACGTTGATTAACTCTTCCAACTCCGAGTTTCCGTACCCATTGGCGTAAATCGACGTGGTCGGGTTGCGGATACCGAAACACAACTCCCAGGGGTAGAACTGCGCTACCTTGGCCGTTTGGTACACCTGAACGTAGGCCGGATAATAGCCATCGACCTTGGGTCCCCAGTTCTGGCGGTCGTCCATCATCGCTCCCTCAAAGTAGGGGTTGTTGTACTCGCCGTCGAAATACGATTCCGCCAGACGGAACGTAGCGGCATCAACCGCCTGAAAGCGGACCAGTTTACCGCGGCGGTTACGAATACACTCAAACGTCATCTGGTCGAACGTCAGCGAGTCGTCCACAATCTTACGGATGAACTCGTCAAACTCGTCGCCGTCCCACGTAGCGGTATCGCCGCAGTTGAGGATGAAGTCGGTGATGGAAGACGCAATTTTTCGGTCCTGCGCGTCCATCTTCTGCTCCTGACCGAACTTGGGTTTACGTCGAATAACAAACCCCGTCGAATAGCGGTCGGCCTGCGGTTCAGCGAAGTCGGCTATCTGGTTCTTACGGGTCTTGATAATCGAGTTGATAATTGGGGTACGGCTCATCCGGCGCAACGTTTCGTACGAAAGCGAAAACGGCTTATCCTTATACCCCAAAAACGAGTTGAACTCCAAGGGGTCAATCAGATATGCCTTCGGGGCAACGTTAGCGGGCTTGGATTGCTGGTTGAATATTTCAGCGGCCTTGAGTATATCAGACGGGCTCTCGCTGCGCATCGCACGCTCTAACAACAGCGATTTGCGTATCGTCAAAGCCTGCATGGCGCGTTCCACCGATTCCAATCTTTCTTTTACACCGGACATAATTGTTTTTACGAGATTTGTTTACCTATAATTGGTATCAACACAACAGTTTCAAAATGTCGTTCCGTGCCGTTTTACGAATTATCAACGCCTGATGGAGGATGTCACCCCACACTGCTACCTGGTGACCGTTCCACGTGTAATAATCCGTTTGGTCGTCGTACGAGCCATTCCATTCACCGTCGTGGCGTATATCGACAACGAGGCGTTGAAAACGCGCTTTTTCCTCGGTGGTGAGGGGCGATATGAAAGTGCCGACGACTACTAATCGTGCGGCACTTGTGGAAAGGTCATCGGCCAAAATCTGAAAGTCGATACCTATAAAATCGCCCGTTTCCAGCGGTGTGTGAAAGGTTATCATTGGCCTATCAATTTACAGGTTCGCGGCTCAAATGTAGAGCGTTGTTTACCTTCGCCAATTTTCATTTTCCAATATTTTTGGTATTCACACAGCCACATTTCCACCTGGTGAAGCGATATCTCGCCCGACGGCGTAACGTAGTACCCCGATTCCAGTTTGTGCCAGTGTAGGTACGGAAAATCGCCAAATGACGATAACGCCGCCTGTGCTTCATCACGCAGGCGATAGATACCATCAACTTGACGCTTCAACGACGGGAATACCAACCGCAGACCAATCGACGCACCAGGTCCCACGTTGGTGTAGTCATCCTGGGTGAAGCGCATAAAACGGCGATAGGTATAGCGCGGTATGTAGGTAAAATCTTGATAGAATTCGTGAGCGATAAACGTCGCTGACGAGGGTAGCCCCTGAAGGAACTTGATAATCTGCTCAGGGTTGGTAGCCGTCAACACCGTCCGCATCAGTTCGCCTAACCGACGATGAAGCGTAGGCACCACCAAATGCGTGTAGCAGTAGTCACGCGGTTTGCCAGGCGTGGCCATCGAATTGATGAGGTAGGCTGTGGTGTAGGGGTTGTTACCCGTAGCGCGGTACGACGTTATCATTTCCGCAAAGCGTTCCTCGTCGTACTGGTTGTAATCCGGAATGCCCGCTCCCCAGCCGTACTTTTCACGTGCGTATTCAAACGTCGGAGGGTTGTTGAAATACCGGAACACCATCATCTTCCACACCAGATTCGTCAGCGTCAGTTCGTCATCCAGGAGGATGTTACGTATCTGCCACTGGGAATTGTGGTCCAGTTCGCGATATACGTTGGTGAATTTGTAGTCGCGTAATATGGGGTCATCAGTCCACGGACGCGGCTTCTGGTCCATGAACCGCCGCTTCCATATCATCTGGCGCTCAAACATCGTCCGGAAGAACTCGTGATAGTGCTCCTCGCTGACGTCGAGCGTGGCGGCGGGTAGTTTATCAGCCCAGGGGTAATGGTCAAATGTCGCCATTTTGCTTACGATAAGTTCTAATTAACAATTCACGCCGTGCTTCCGTGCTTTTTCCTACCAGCCGCCGTAACGTATCATCCGCAATCTTCATCAACGGACGTTTTGGGGCGTTTACAAGTCGCGTTTCAGGTACACCGAGGTTTACCCTTATGCGTTTACCGCGGATTGGTTTCAGGGACTCTGCAGCGATTAATGGGCAGTAGTCGTTGCCGTGAAACGAGCGTATTACAAAAGTCGTCCGGCCCCATACCTCGGGGTCCGTCACGATGTCACCTATTTTGAAATATCTCCATGCGTTCATACGGTTAAAAACTTTGGCCCCGAAACGCTTACGAATCGGGGCCGCTGTCCTAACTACCTAACAAAATGGAAACAGAAAAAGAAACTAAAACCCGAACACCGTCAGCTGACGAGGTGACAGCTGGTAGCGTTCGTTGTCGGAAAGATTGGTCTCGAGGATTTCACACGCCTTGACGTCGGTAGCCACATTGGCGTATTCGCGTACCTTTTCGTTGTACTCCTCACGGCAACGGCACATTTCGGGAGTAACCGGGTTCTCCTTTTCCTCACCGACAAGCGTGCCGGCCAGTTGAGGACCGGGATTGCAATCGCGATCTTGCCAGCTGAAGATACGGAACGGCAGTTCCATCTTGATTTCGGCCGTCCACCACGCGGGAACGCTTTCAGTAGGTACGCCGCCACACTCCTGGAGTTTACTCTCGATTTCGGCCGAGAGTACCTGCAGTTTGGCGTTAAGCGGCGGAAGGATCTCGGCCTTGAGTTTGGCCTTGATTTCTTTGCCCAGTTTACCGAACTTGATGTTGGAATCGTAACCGCTGATAGCGTTCATGATGTCCGACTTTTTGATTTCAGCCTGGAGTGCTTCTTCGGCATCGTTGGAACAAGACTTCTCGATGGCGTTGGCCATTTTCTCGAAGACGTTGTCGGCCTTTTCTACCTTATCGCTCTCGGTTTCGTCAGCTACCGGGGCAAACCCCTTCAGCATGTGCTCTTGGCGTTGAGCTCGGGCGCCAAGAATAATATCACGAATGTTCTCCATCGCCATTCTCCTATTTAACGGCCTTGGCGGCCACGTATTTGCCCCACGCCCAGTGTGCTACCGCCCCCGCTACAAACGAGAAGATAGCCACTAACGTGTGAATAATCTTTGCCTCATGGGCGTAAATCACCGCAGCAATCGTCAAGGCCACTGCGATAATCAGAATCCACATCCACTTTTTCATAGCGTCTTATCTTTGGTTAATCACTTTATTAACATTCCGTAGAAGTCTTCAAGTGTGTACGCCTTTTTATAGTTGTACGAATCCTTCGTGTTGGCTACTTCCTCAGCCATCGTTATCAATAATTCTTCCTGACGCGACCCATACACCGACGGAGACAGCCACGTCAATTGGACGTTGAACAAAATCTGTCCTATTTCTTCGGTACTCAGCGGCACTCCAAGAAATTTCTCGAACTTGGATTGAATCCACAACGCCATCTTCGTAGAACTATACCCCTGGAATGTGGTCGGCGACGGAAGACGCCCATTCAGTTCTCCTTTCAACGACTCTATAAAACGGTTGAACGCCTTATCGCCAAATCCACGGCGCACCTTGGGGATATTATCAGACTTATCACCCATCAACACCTTATAGAGCAAAATCTCCAACGCGTCGGTCGTGAGTACCTGGATGTCGGCATCCAAATGTTCATTCCAAAAACCTTCTTTCCCGGGGAAGGCGTAGAATTTCATAAACTTGGAATTGTAGTTGAAGACCGAAACTGTTGGCGTTATCAACTGCCGAATATCACTATCGGCCGTGAGTATTACGGTTTCTTCATCGGGGAGTTCATCCAGCGCGAAAGCCCACAACATCATCAGGTCATCACCTTCGGCGCCTGGCACGCGTGTGACAATTAACCCGCGTTTACGCAATAACGCTTCAAATTCGCCCAAAACCTCTACAAATGCGTCGCTCCACGGTTCCTTCACCCGCGTGAGGGCGTACTTGTAGTCGTCGTACACCTCACGTCGCCACGAGTGAGAGTCGATGACTACCACCACGCGGTTTACGTCATCGCCAAACCGCCGTACCGCGGCGCACAGGTTCATCACGCATTTACGTATCAGAACCTGGCGTTTTTCGCGGTCGTCCAAGACCTCACAGAGGTCTTCGTTGCGGTAGTACGTCGAAAATATCGAGAACGACAGGTGGTACAGGAAATTCCCGTCAAATACGAGGTTTATTTTCATTGCGCTATCTGGTTAGGGTTGGTATTCGAAGCAGCGATACCGCCGCGGGTTATATTAACCTTGCGACCATCCTCAAAACCCATCGACATAGCGTGGCTACTGCCAATATGCCCTGGGCGGGCGGAGCGTAAATTCTTGTAATTCTCAGCCACGTAGTCGTTCAATTTCTGGTCCGTACGCAGCACCAGCGCGTTCACTTGTACCTGAGCCTGGAGTTCGCGATCACGCTCTTCTTTAAGACGATTCTGAACGCCTTTAGCTGCCCCGGCCAAATACGACCTCAAGAACGTACCGCGTTGCATCCGCTTTTCGCCCGTAAATACCCGCATCAGCGCCTGCGAATCGTCATTGCGGTACTCCTCGTAACGTTTCAGTGCCAAACGGTACAACTGGCTCGCCAACACGTCAAACAGCCATTTTACGACCTCGATATTATGCGGCTCGCCAATAACGACATACTTTTGACGCATTTCACACACCTCCTTGCCGTTACGGTTTACGCGGCACTCGCGACGTTTGCTAACTATCGCGTAGCAGAAATTGTACTTACAAATTCCGTACAGCAGGAATTGATCCCAGAATCCGCCACACTTACGGGACCAGCTGTCGCCGAGTTTTTCCTCAACGACGTTAGTCGCCTGCTCGTTATCGGCCACTGCGTCCAAGTCGGCCATCGAAAGATTGTACTGGGTGAGGAGATTCTGAATTTTAGCAGCGGCGTTGGCAGCTTCAGCTTCGGAGTTGATGGCTTTTGCTCCTTCGTAGAGCCGCTGCAGTTTCTTCAGTTTCGAGAGAATTGAGTTGATGTCCTGTGTAGTTTCCATAACCAATTTTGTTTTACGATTCCTTTCCAAGAGCGAAGGTACGGCGAAAAATCGGATTCTCCAAGAGAATTTGAAAAAAATTTTCAACAATCCATCACTAAATTACCTTTCAACTCCAATTCATACAACCGTTCGGCGTCAGGTTTGGCGTAGCAGAATATCAGCTTACCACCGCCTGCCGCTGCCAACGTCCGGCGATACGTCTCCTTTATGCGTGCGAATTCCTCACTGCGGTAAAAATCGTAATCGCTAACGCACAACTCCCACCACCGTTCTTGACGAGACGCCCAGGCTATGACCCCTGGGCGTTCGGCTTCGATGCGCTTTACAGCGGCTAATAGTAACACGGTATATTTCTGGCGATCGGCTTTCATAATGTAGCATCTTCCTCGCCGAGAGATCGTGCCAACTCCACCAACAAACGGACGTGCACGTGTTCGTCGGCAACGATCTTATTAATGAGTTGGATAGCCAACGCGGAAGTTACAGTCGGCGTAGGGTTGTTGGCTTGAATACGCTGACTGAGTTTTTCATACGCAGAAATTGTGTCTTCTTCAGCGACGATATTAATCTGAACGGCTTCGGCTGCGCTTTTGGTCGTAATGTCCACTTTGGCTGCCGAAAATGCAGGTCGTGATACGTTACCCCCGATGTGGGTAATGAAGTCGCCTAATCGGTCGTAGTGCTTCATCTCAGTAAGGGCGATGCCGAGGAACGTTTCGCCAATTTCGTCGAAGAGCATCCGCTGCTGCGTGTACTGGAGAATGGCCGTGAGTTCCGACGTGGGAGCCGTACCGACGTATGCCTTGTAGAACCACTCGGCCGGAACGCCGTCATCAGGCCTGGCCTTAGAAATATCAGGATAATCAACCGCGTTATTGGCGTAACGCATCGACTCTACCAGCGCGTCGGCCATCGCTTCGACGTTGTCCTGTTTGGCGGAGTTGTGTAAGAGAATCGTTTTCATGGCTATTTAATCGTTGAACCGAATCCTCCGGCGTCGCGCAGTGAGGGCGTCAGCGTGTCGGCTTCCTCCACTTCGATATACGGCGCGGGGACGATGACCAGCTGGGCCACAACGTCGCCAACCTTGAATTCCTTGGTATTCATATTCACGTTTTGGGGCTTCATCCCGGCAACCTCACCGAAGACGTTGGAAAGCAATCCGCAGACGCTCTTGAAGAACCTGTGGACTAACGTCGGTAAGTGCCACGTCTTCTTGTAGCGAGCACGCATCGTACCGCGATAGCCTGGGTCGATAACGCCTGGCGCGTTACACATCACCAGGTCCATTTTAGAACAACGCGAATTCGGGACCAGCAGGCCGCAGTACCCCTTGGGGATTTCGACGGCGATGCCGGTATCGTATTCGATGTAATCTTCAGTTTCCTTTACGGCCACAGCCACGAGGTCCAGGCCGTTATCCTCACCGTCGGGGTGAGCATACGCCGGCAGTACGGCTTCAGGGTGTACTTTCTTGAATTTTACGGTCATTTCTTGTATCCTTTTAAGTGTAATTTGACTTCTATCATTTCACGATCCTTCATCTCGCCACCCCAGTTGGTACACTTCTTGGTGCGGAGTGTGATGTATTCAGGGAACGTTTCCCTTAAACGTTGTGACTCGGCGTTGGAGTTCTCGATAGTTCGGTACACAGAACAACCGCCAGCGGCGTTGGCTCCTGTCATTTTACCGAACGAATACTGATACGAAACCACGTTATCCAACCCAGCCCGGCGCAGACCACAAGCCAAGGCAAAATCCTCCTTTATAGGCCAATCGCTGAACCTCACAGGCTGACTCAGATATTGCTCAATATTCAGTCCCCAAATGGAGAAGAACCGCCCGTTGATTTGTACGTCGTGCGTCTTATCGCGGTTGAATGGCCTATACGAAAGCGCCGCTACGGCATAGGTATCCAACTGCTCCGCCACCCAATCGAACATCATCGAATAGATGTATTCCTGGTCCTCGACGGTGAAATTGTCGTTGTTTACGACTACAGGGGTCTTGGCATCGTCTAAACGCAGCGAGAAAGACACGTTATCGTCTAAGAAAAAGACTCCGCCAAATCCCCTATCAGCGGCCTCTACAACAATGTAGTCCCGTATGTCGCCTACACCGCGGCACGCCGTACTGTATTCCTCGATGGCGGCAACCTTACCACCCCAGTTACGCTGATGAGCGGCCAGTTCGCCAGGGTGACAGAATACCGTTACGCGGCGGCGGGCCTCAGGCGTTAGACGCTGGAGGGTTTTCTGACGGTCAACACGACCGCGGGTGAATAGTGCTATCAGAGTTTTCATATCACTTAAAACGATGGCGCTAACCTAACATATCAAACTTAAATCCGGTGGTCATACGCGACGCCGCCAAGTCGGCCAACCAGAACGACGACGAAATATCATCGTGACTACCGACGCTCTCAAGCCCCTTTTCGGTAAAGGCAACGGAACCGAGGTCTTGGAATATGAGGTCCTTTACCTGCTGTGAATAGACGTTACCTACTGGAATGTGGATTTTGCCACGTTCGAATAGCGTTGAAAGGTGTGGCCACCCGGTTTTCAGGTCGTACTTATCAATTCCCGTAGTGTGACCGATAACGGGCATACCCTCGGTGTCGGCTGTCTCGACGAATATCTGTTGGAACGTGTTATTCTCCATCACGATAAGGTCGGGCCGGAAGCGGGAGTTGATACGACGCAAAACGTTCATCTGCTCGAAGAACTTGGCGCCCTTTTCACGGTAGAGGTGCAACAGCCAGCGTTCGTCAGTCAATTCGTCAATGCCCCACACACTGAATACGGCGTAGTCGGCGCCGACGTTAGCTGAAATAGCGAAGTCGCACCCGACCACCACCTTGGAGAACTTAACGGGGAATTCTTCGCGTGAATCCACCAACGTGTAATTCTCCATCCGCAGTAGCGAACGCGTGAGGATTTCCATCGGGAAGATTGATGACTCGTTGGTAATCGGACGGCAAAGGTTCTCACGCGAAAAGATGATTGAACCCTGGGTCTCCTTTTTATCCATCAGGTCCTTAAACGACCAACGCTGAGGCCAAAGAATTCGTCCGTCAGGGAAGATGGCTGGATACTCGATAACGAACCAACCGTTCTTGGTCTTCAGGTCGCCGTAAAGGTCTTCGGCGTGGAACGGCGTACCGACGACGATAATCTGGCCACCAGGTACGAGCATATTCATGATTACGGAGTGGAAATAGTCGGTGGACTTATTTCGTTGGAGACTGGAGTAAATGACGTTGTCCTTCAAGCCGTCATCTACGATAATCCAATACGGGTGAGCACCACGCACCGACGATCCAAAACCTTTTCCCGTCAAACGTGCTCCGTTACGGCACACGATATTGGTAGCCGACCAGTTGTTGGCTGTCGATTGGGGAAACAGCCGTTCCTTCAATATCTCGTTTTCCTCAATAGTGCCTTTCAGAATCTCCAAAAGGTCCACACTCTGTTGTAACGAGAACGAGAACAAGAATCCGCGATTTGATGAAGCTGCCGTAGGTCGTTTCGAGTAGCGGGTGGTTGACGGCTTCTTGTAACGGTATAGCTGCCACGCGGCGTAGGCGTTGGAGAAATAGAACGAGTTGTGAGTAACCGTACCGTCGCCCAGCACGAAGCGGTGGTCGCCGTCGGTGGTGATAGATATGTAGTCACCTTCACCCACGGGCGTGATCTTCAACGACGATACCACCGTAGGGTGTACGCCGTCGATAGTTCCCCAGTCCTTGTATGACGTCTTGGAAGACCAGTCGGTTTGGACCTTTTTACGGGCGATTTTCACCGGGATGCGGTCCAATTCGCCAGAAATAGTCACACACCACGACGAATAATCGCGGCCTAACGCCTTACAATACCGCGTTCCACCGCCCATTCGGGTACAGAAGCCCAGGCTGTCGGCCAAGTTCTTCACGTCGCACACCAGCTGGTAGTTCGTATTCCCGAAGTGATAGCCGCCCTGCCAGTAGTTACCGTCGGAGTCAATCAACCCGGCCAACACCTGGAGACGAACCTCTTCGCTGTTGACTAAGTACTGCTCCGGAATGTGCTTATTGTAGAGCAGGTCGTAGCCCTTGAGCATCCTTTCCAGCGGGTTACGCTTACCGCGTCCACGAGTACCGATTCCAAGCGTCACCAACATACCATTTTGGCCATAGTGAAGCCCTAAACGCTCAGCGTAGGTACGTAGATATTCACATACCTCGGGGTCGGCGGTGGTTATCTTCTGGTTGTTGGAGTTTCCGTCGCCTAACCAGTACCCCAAAAAATACGGTTCCAGCCCCACAGGCCGCGCGGGATACTGTACCGCCACCTTGAAACCGCGATAGCGTTCCTTCACCCAGTTCGGGGTCTTACTCAAGAGCGTTGGAATATCAATATCCACTATCCGCTTCGACGCCATGGCGAGGGAACCACCGCGGTCTTTTTCAATCAACGTACAAATGTGACGTGAATTGACGGTATAGCTATCGCCACGCGATTGGTCGATACGGTACATCATCGAATCGTGACCGCGGCGTGTAGCAACCACGCGGCGGGGTTTAGAGTCGATACCCATCAACAGGTCGCCAACCGCCACGTCTTCGACCTTTTTGATAGTTCCGTCGTACATCCGGACAGGGGTTCCGACGGCTTCACACTTTCCGTGGTCACGTGCAGCGTTGATACACAATTTCTTGTGTTGGTGTACTAACTCGCCCCATTCCAGGTGGTGCCACGACAGCTGGAAGTCGGGAATTACGGAGGTGATGAAATACGTCAAATTGGCGCATCGTAGGGTATCTTCAACGACGGCTGAAACGTTCTCTTCGTATCGGGGCTTAAAGTCAATCGACGTATCACCCGTGTACATAATACGATACGTGTCTTCCATCAGGGCATCGAATATCGTATCAACGTCGTGTATATCGCCACTCATCATCTCGTTCAGGCCGCGCTCGTCCATACCCTCGATTATTTCATCAACGAGGTCTAAACAAGCCAAACGGTGCGTGACCGAGGGAGCCACAATCTGAGGTATCATAGATTCGGTATTAATAGCAACACCCAAAGGGGTCTCGATTCCCTCTGGGTGTTACCGGGTCCACAACAAAACTCATCTCTTCAAATTCAACGCCTGAGCGAGATAACGTTCCATTTCCAGGGTCTCGCGCTGATACGTCTCTTCGGGGTATTCTTTCAAGAGCACGGAATTGTAACTCTCGATAGCTGTCCCGAGCATCGTAGTCAGCTGTATAATCTTGGCCTTATGGACCGCTGCACGGTCGTCGGCGTTAAAAGTGAAGCAAAATTTTGTCTTGTTGGCGTCCATTATATCGACGTAGCCGAACGTCTGAAGCGTCTCCAACAGGTCCAACGCTTTACGGTGCGACAGTGTCGTTTTCTTTACAACCTCTGTACGGGTGAAAGTGCGCTGGGCTATCATTTCCCGTTCCAAAGCGTCTTTACACAAAATACGAAGCAATTCGAGTGCTTTGGAAAAGGCCAGTTGGCGGTTTTCGTCCTTTTCGGTGTACTGTTTTGTCGCTTCTACCTCCTCGGGCGTTTGAGCGACACGTGCGTTATCTGCCATTTTGTTTTACGGTTTCTCGTTTTATAGTTGGAAACAATTCTCCCGTAAACCGAACCATCGTGCGCTGGAGATGGGCGAAAATGTCTTCCGGTTTGAGGTGGAGTTCTTGTAACAACACCCGTTCCATCGTAATCAGTCCCTCGGTGTCAGGCAGACGATACACAACGTCGAAATTGTATTTTCCGTCGTGAGGATCGCGATAAATGGTGACGATCTTCACCTCGATGATTTCGATAGGCCCTTCTGCGCCCGTGATAATGTAACGCGAATCGCCAATTTGAGGGAGAATGTTGCCCTTAACGCGAATTGCCTTTCCGTTCTGGTTGACGTCGCACGGGGGGGGTACATGTTTTTGCCTTGAAGTAGCACGTTTCGCGCGGCTGTAGTCTTGATTCTCCAACCAAACCTGCGCCGCCAATTTATCGAGATCAGGGATAGTGACGGAGGTGGGGACGTAACGATATCTGATCGTTGACTTCACGCCTTCGCGTTGGATAATACCCACGCTGGAAAGTACTTTGAACAGCGCCGGCGATACCTTGGGGCTGATGCCGTTCTTAGTGAGGATAGCACCAAACGACGCGCCAGGTTCCATCACACTAACCCATTTGTTAAGCGAACGTTCTAAGATGTCGGCAATGGCCGCCTTGACGCCTTTTTCGAAAAGTTCTTGTTTCATCGTTGTACGGTTTTGTTGTTAGACACACTGTATAACGTTGGCTGTTTCTACTTGGCGCACTTGAACTCGAAGAACTCGTTACCGCGACGGCGAGACTTTTTCTCGGTGGCGGATGATATATCACCCGTAGCACGCAACCGCCGCACGCAGTAGCGGAAATACTCGGCCGTGGCTTCCACGTCGTTCATCGCGCCGTGGGCGTCGGTAAGTATAATCCCCGCGCGTTCACACGTGGCGCCAAGAGTCATTTTCTCGTCGCCCGTCAGACCGTACATCATTTTGGAGAGATACATTGTATCCAGCGTCTGGTCCTGGATGTAGTTGAACAGGCTCTGCTTTTTACCGTAGGCGGAATAGTAGAACGCCGCTTCCAACATCCCCACGTCGAACATCACGTTGTGACCCACAGCTACCAACCGCCGCTGGTCCTTACCCTTGGTATCGGCGAAATTCTGGGTACAGAACCGCATGAACGCGTCGATAAACGCATTCAACTCCATACCGCGATTCACCTCGGCCATATTCACCATCGTCTTTTGGATGGATTCTTTCGTTATTTGGAGGTCGTTGTAGGGCTTAACGTAGGTTTCCCAGCGGTCTACCTCTTTCAGGGTGTTAAAGTCTAACACAACGGCTGCAAACGACGTTATGGGGTTCTGTGCGGGGTCCAGACCCCCGGTTTCGCAGTCGAACACGATGTAGTTGCTTTTCTTCATAAGTTCTTATCGGTTTTTACCAGCCAGAAATTCCTACCGCGTGGTTGATATAAGCGGCATCGGCGGCGGCGTTATCACTCACCTTAACGGTGTCGATGGTAGTTTCCGTGACGCATTTCTTCCAGCGATAACGGGTAGTGCGCACAACCCTTACGCGGCCTGTCTTACTGAGCGTTTCTTGCTGGACGTAGGTTTTACCCGGCGTAATGGTTATCTCCGCTGCACGTTCTGGGGACGATTTGATTAGCGCGTAAATCGCGATAAAAATCGGCAACGACATAATCAAAAACGCCATCAGTACACATTTCACAAAATTATCCATATTTTCACGATTTTACTAAGTAACGCTGTAAAAAGAAAACCGCCTCGCTGTATCACTACTGTGGGGCGGTCGGGGATGAATTAAACCTTTGATTGATGGAAGTCTGTTAAGACTTTAGGGTCGGGGCGATATTTCACGCCCCGCGCTCGTCGATTGCCGTTCCTATTGGTGCTCCCTTTTGCCGGCCGGGCGAACTGCCACAACGTTAACGAGCGGAATTTCTTAAAACCCCCTCACCCATGGACTTTAGGGCCACGTCTGCCGCACGCGGTTTTATCGGGGGTTTTAGTTGACCCGGAAGGATTCGAACCTCCAACACCAGAACCAAAATCTGGTGTGTTACCATTACACCACAGGTCAATCAAGGGGCGCGACGTATCGCTTATACTCTTCCCCTTGTAGAGTCTGTCTCCTCCGCTCCGGCGCTCGCTATGGAGGAAGTCTGCGTTGCTGCCTTGGAGACAATTTGTTTACTGGCGACAGGGCTTATACCGTTTGGAAGCCTGACTCAAACCCCACCAGCCTGGGGTATTGGTGCCAGCCGACTGGGCGTCGGAACGAGATACTGTATGGAGTAATTCGTGGCCACTCCTTGACTCCCCAGCGCTCTTCTGGCCAAAGTAGAGGAAACACCGCGGTCGTAAAAGAAACTACACTCGCTGAAAAACTAACTCTTCGTTGCTTGGCGTAAAGCGGCGTTCCCTCATTTCAGATAATATAACGTTGAAGCGAAAGTAACTAAAAATCCGCCAGGGCAAACCACCTCCCTGGCGGACGTGCGAAAGCGAACTGTGTTACCAGTTACGGGCTATTTCTTAGCCTTTTTGCCGTAGGCGCGGAAACTGTACGCCGGACGGAACTGGATGGTCTTGTAGGGTTCGGTGGGGGCCGTAGCACCCGTCTGCGGGTTACGCGCCATACGTGACGGCTGGTCCTTGAGGACGAACTTTCCTACCTTACCGATGGCGATGGTCTCGCCCTTGTCGCGAACCTCCTCGGTGAGAATCTCTTCCAGAGCACGGACGAAAGCAATCGCCTGGGCCTTGGTGGTGTCGGCCTTGGCGGCCAGAGCACCGTAAAAATCTTGCACTTTCATTGTACGATAATTTTGATTGTTGATAATATGGGGTTTGTTAAACCTTTGTCGAAGCGATGGTGATGCCTAATTCTACCAGCTGTGAACGTAACGAATCCCAGGCGGCATCACGCGCTTCGGGCGTTACCCACCATTCGGCGAAATTATCACCCTCGGCGGCCATAGTGTCGTGGTTAAGGACGATGCCGTATTCGTATCGTTGTTGTGAGTCGTTGTATCGGTCTGCACGGACTATCGAGCGAATGACGTACCACGGGACCACGATGTCGCCTAACTCGATGAAAACGCCGTGCAAACGCTTTTTCTTCTGCAACTCTTCGGCCTGAGCCAGAAAGTCGCTTAACGACATATCGTAGTCTGGACCGTCGTCGGCGTTACGTTCGGCGTCGTACGGCTGTGCCTTTACCGTCACGGTCTTATCGCCAAACAGCGGTAGGCCGTTGGCGCCGCGGGGTATCTTATGAGCCTTTTCAGGCGGTTGTTTTTCGTCAATCTTCGACGTGCGGACCTTTACCATCTTGTTTCACCATTTTGATGTACCCGGCCTTTACCAACTTACGCACGGCGTTACGGTTGTTGAGGGCCTGTAAGTAAACACAATCGGGGTTGTATTGGACCTTAACGGCGCGACGCGTAACGGGTTTCCCGGTGGCGACGTCTATTTCCAGCGTGGTTTCGGTACCAATCTCCCGACATTCTCCGGTCTTATAGTTGAACTCGTACAACCGCATACCGGGGAGCCGCGTGGCTGAACCCAGATAACGTTGTTCTTGCTTTTGGCGTTCCAGCTGTTCGGTGCGGGTACGCTCGGCGTCTTGCTGGTCGAAATAGTGACCTACACGAAAGAATTCGCTCATTTCTTGAAATGTTTTAATCCTCGCTCGATACCCGCTAAAGTCTCGCTGGTAAAGGCGTGGATAATATCGGGTTTTGTGTTACAACGCCAATACGGAACCGCTCCCCCCACGTCGGGCCCAGTGAGGCGGTACTGCATAAGCGAAAATTCCAACACGTAATCAGCCCTGGGGGAATTGTAGTTCCCTGGCAGCCGTACCTGAACCTGAAGCAGGTGGGCATATCGGCCGCAGAATATCTCGTCACGACGCTGGGTAGGTTCCAAACGCAGGCGGTAGGCGTCCATCGTGAGTTGGAATTCGTGGATGTAGGCAGCGTTGGCGAGTTTTACCGTTCGCGTCAAGACGTGGGCGTGGTTGGTATTATCTATCCACTGGCCGTGGATGATTTCGGCGTGATTTGGCAGGTGGAGTATTACTGCGGCCCAGATTTCCTGGGGAATTACGGACGAATTGTGTTCTGGTTGATGGCGAAACGCTTCGGGCCACGCGGCTTCGAATTCGTCATCGACGGCCTCCTGTACCAAGGCGGCGATTTCTTCGGCGTAGAGCCAATTGATTATCCAACGAATCAGGCGTTTCATCGTGTTACGGATTTTACCATTTGACCGTCATCTGGAAATAGGCGAAGTTGCCTGACTCCTGGTTGTACTTTGGCCGTTTGCTGTTGGCGCTTATCGGTCAGCGTGAGTTCAAAACCGTTGGTGCTACCGACGGTGATACTCTTGACGTCGAGTTGACGTGTGATTATCTGTTTGGCGTATTCATGAGCCATACGCTGCATACTGCGGGCAATATGGCTGATGTAGGGATGTTGTTTAGCTTCTTGTTCCATTTCGTGGTAGGTTTTACGAACTCAATAACGTTGGCGGTTCTGGGTGATGCCTTACGCGCGTGTATGTACACGTGTACGCGCTGGGGTGTACACACGTTCGTGCTGGCGTCGGGTGGGCTTCTCTCGAGCGCGTGTGTTCTCTCTCGCGTAAGCGTACGAGCGCACGTATGTGCGCGTCGGGAGACGTCTTCGACAGATTTATCTGGAGAAGGAAAGTCTCCCGTTGAGTGTAAAGAGAAGTGTCTTTTTCTCTTTACACCGGAAAGCAGGGGGATTATAGGGGGTTAAGGAAAGGAAGGTTGCAGGAGGGAAACCATTAGGGGGAAGAAAGGGGTGCCAACAGAAAAGCCGCCAAGGAACCAAATCCCCAGCGGCTTTACCTGAAAACGCCAACGTGTTACGATACGGGCTTGTCCTCGGCTTTCAACACCGCTTCGGCGTCGGCCACCTTATCGTCCAGGTCCGTCACCTAGGGCTCGCCACCGTCAGCAGGAACGTCGATACGGCGCAGCCCCACCTTGGCCCCCAGTTCACGACCTAACATCGCAGCCAACGCCGCCATGGGGTTGTCGTGGGTAGCAGCGGCGGGTTGTTCCTCTTCGTCGGGGTCTTGGATTCCGTGCTCACGGCGGTACGCTTTCGACTGAGCGCTGAAACGCGCGCGGTACTCTTGTTGGATGCCGTCGGGATTGGTACGGAGCCAACCCTCATCGGCCAACGTAGCCAGCAGCGGTACGTTGAAAGCGATCAGTTTCTCTACCAGGAACGTACCCACGCCAAACACGTTGGCTAACAGTACGCCGTCGGTGCGGCGATACACAGCGGACATCAGGTCTTGTTCCACCAACACGAATTGGCCGTAGAGTTCACGCGGGTTGGTGGTGGGGACGTGGCGAGCGATTTTCTCCACGCCTATGCCGCAGTGGCCGTAACGTTCGTTGACGACCTCCAACACGGTACGCTCGATTAATCGCCACTCCTCGTCCAGCACCGGGCCGTACTTTTCGATGGCCTCGACGCCAAGCGCTGTAAAGCGGAGCGTGTCGTCGTCAACGCAAAACTCCAACAGCCCGGCGTCGGTACATTCGTGCGACAGACGCTTGATTTCGCTGACGACCGTGGCGCCATCGCTGATAGGTATCACCGCCCTAAACACCAGGTTGTTATCCAGGAACGTTCCCAGCCACTGACGAATTTCGCCATAACGCGGAGCAGCCTCAGCTACGTCAGTGAAAGGCAGCGGACCCTCATCCACACGGATGATACTCGGACGGTCGGCAGCAGCGTTGGCCGCAGCGTACAGGAACAGGACCTGAGCCTTGGTGATACGCGCTTCGTCGTTGATAGGTAACGCCTCCTGGGCGTTGAAGACGGTGATAATTGCGTTTGTTTCCATTTTGTTGTACTATGTTTTGAATGGTTTGTTTAATTTCGGTTATTGGGCGGCTTCCTTCTCGAATGCCCGTAGCAGTTCACGGGTGTCGGCTATACGCTCACACAACCGACGAACTTCTTCTTCGCTGGCGTTGGCCTTAGCGCGGTTAAGTGATTTTACCTGCTCGCGGTACAGGGCTACCTGTACACGGAGAGCCTCCTTGGAATGGTTTTTGGCGTAGTCACGGGCCGTAGCCATGGCCGTGGCGCGGGTTACTCGATTAGGTGCCATAATTCGTTGTATTAGGGGGTTAAACTTCGATTTCCACTTTCTCGAACATCTGGCGCTCGGGGTTGAAGTCGCCAAACGTCACTCCTACGCGATACCATGCCTCGGTCGCCTCGCGGTGTGTAATGTTATTGACCGCTATGGCGTTTCGCCGTTCGTCATGGATTATTACGTGGGTGAAGATGTTAGGATCGGGCAGCAGCTCACGTGCCATTATCAGCCGTCGCTCTTCGACTATACAGCGTTCGTTGTCGCCCATATCGCGTAGGTCGCTGTTGGCGTCGGTATTGACGATGTAAAGATTTACGCGGGTTTCAGGTTTCATGGCTTACCAGTTTTGAAGTTCGTACGCTTCGAAGCGGGCTTCGTAGTCCGCCAAGCCGAGTTCACGTAATTGAACGTTGGCGGTGCTGATGGCAGTCGTCATCCGTCTTACGCCGGACCCGTACCTTACCATCGCCTCTTTAAGCGATTTTAGGCGGTCGTCCAACAGCAGTAGCCCCATCCACGCATATCGGACGAACTGCGGTCCCACCTCTTCGCACGAAAACCGCCCTTGATTCTCGACTGCGGTCACCAGCGTGGGTTCGTCGTTGCCGGTAACGCCACGATAGATGTGAAAAGTCAACGCCGATCGCTGGTCAATTTTACCTTCTGCGTCCACCAACCCAAACGTTACGGAGTTCTCGCTATACCGCGCCACACGCCAGTCGGCGCAGTTACGGTTCTTTTCCAGGAACTCAACCAAATCGCGGGAGAAATTATTCGTTAACTCCTCGACGGCGGCGTGATAGGTGTTAATCTTTTCACGCAGGGCTTCGTGTTCGCTCTTTCCAGCGTCGGTGGAAAGATAGCAGTGCTGGGTGTAGAAACGGAACCATTCCAGGCGAGCGTCGCGGAACAGCGACTCCATATCGTTCAGGTATTTGACCATTTCGCGCTTTGATTTCTGGTACTCACCCACCCGGAACGAATTACAACCCATCGACTGGAATGCCAGATCGTACGCCTTTTGAGCCTTGAACGTAGGTTCGGGGTTGATGCCGGTACGACGGGCCTCAGCTTCGGTCCAGTCCTCGCGACGTTTGAAGACCTCGATGATAGCGTCCATGACGGCCTCCTTGGTTCTGAATTGGTTGATACGATACGTTTTCATCGTGCTATTTGGTTTTGCGGTTTTGACTATTTTATTTGGCGAGGTAGGCGTTGATGGCGTCAGATAGCTGGCGTAACTGCTCACGAGTATATACCGACGATTTCCAAACCGAGCCAGTACGACTTATGGACATTTCTACGCCCTCGTCTGTGTCGGTGAAGTCCACTAAGAAATTGTAGTCGTTGCGTTCTTGATTGGTGGTTGCCTTAACGCGGTCCGCCAACGCTCCAGTAAATAGGTCCTTACCCTCGCCATGCCTCTTTACAACCACCAGGTAGTCGTTTTTCATCATATGAGTATTATTCTCGCTCGGTTCTTCGGCGTAAGAAACTTCCGTGTAATTTTTACAGTGCTTTACGACCTTGTAGGTACGTCGATTGAAGTTGGAATAAACTACACTCCCCGTCGGGACATCACCCAAACATTCTTCCTTATCAGTGATGATTTCAACGCCGTATTTTCCTACCAACTTGACAGCCAGCGGAGCCGCCTTAGCGAATTCCACAACAGCCTCCTGCATAGTCGGCATTTTGGTGGACAAAACCATTACACGTCCCAGGTAGTCACCGCCTTCGGTGTTAAACTGGAAATACCATTGTTTGAGTCCGTCACTCGATGCGTGACGAACGTAGTCAGCGGCCGATTCCTCATTCTTGGGTTCTTCAGGCTGGAGAGGTTCCTTGGCCCACTCCAGCCACGTCTTATTCCACGCCGAGCGAACGAACAGCATATCGCCACTACCATCACCCCACCAATCGTTACAGTGCGAAAGGTGAGTGCCAATACGATGACGGTTAGCAGCGCAGAGTTTCTTGTAAATTGAGCGGAACATCGTCGATACCACACGCCCAGCGAAATGACCACCCTCACGAGCGTCGTTAGTACAATACCCCCAAGCGCCAACGGTTTCTACCTTACCCTCTTCGTTGAGGAACTCATGGGCGGTATCACCCCAGGCTCCAAACAAGAAGGTGTCTTTCAAGAGCTGCTGTTCTTCGGAGGTCAGGACCTTCACGATTTCGCGGACGGTTTCAACGGTTGCTTTCATAATTTTGAGTGTTTTAGTTTCATTTTCCAAGAGCGAAGGTAGTGTAAATCTGCCAAACAGCCAAGAGAATCTTGAAAAATTTTTCTCTTTTTACGAAGATTTTTCCAAGACCCTCGTTCTATCAACACCAGAAGGCGTATAACGTCATCGCCAATAACGCCAATACTACCGACCAAGCCATAAAATAAAGGAGGTTGGCGACCACACAGACCACCAACCTCAGTATATACGCCAACGGTTTCATCGCGTTCAATTCTTATAAGCGTCCATCAATTTATCAAACGCACGAATTCGCGGTTCAATTTCGCGCCATGGCCACCAATAGTCCTCGCCGTCTATTTGAGTACCGCCAAGAAATTCGGGGTTAAACTCTGGTATCACCAAACGGAGCCACACAGGGTTGTAGAGCGGCTTTCCATACACAAATTGTCTAACGGCGTACCCCTTACCCTCATCGCGCAAGATATCGGCCAGCTGAAGGGTCAATTCTTCCGACTGCCACGCCGTATCATGGAACGCTACACACATTCCCAGACCGCTGTGAGGCGAAACGTGTTTCGACTTTTCAAAATAGTCTTTTCGCGCTGCCATAATCCAACGTGCAATAACGGTTCGTTTTTCGGTGATAGTCATGGTTTAAACAGCATTTTGTTACACTTAGGACAGCGGAGTAGCACCTTGGGGAGGTAGCGTTGTTCGAGTGCTCCGCGTATGAATATCCGCACCTGGTCGTGAGTTAGCACAATTCGTTCGCCACACTCACACGTCAGCGTCACCTCAACGGTGTATTTACCTTCACCAGGCTCTTCATCCAAGAACAGACGGTCAGGGAACTGGCGGAACTCCAATACACCGTTGGCGTTACGCGTCCACGAATTACAGCGTTCTTTACCAAACCCCATATCCATCGTGAATGCGTACCCCTTAGTGTTGGCCAGGAACTCGGGCGTTAGACAGATTTGAGCGTCGTGCGGGTGCTTAGGGTCATCGCTGGGTACGGTGTAACACCCGTAACGGCGCATTTCTTCACTGAGGCGCGGGTCGTCGTAGTTACGTTCTTCGTTCATATCGTTTCCAAGATTTTTAGTTAAATAACGTTCCGTTGGCGTATTTCATCACCCAGGCTGTCGATTCCAACAGATAATCGCCCTCTTTAGCCATATCCACCAACCGCCAATACTGAGGAAATACGCGGCCCGTAGGGTCTTCTCCGGTGGCGGAGTTGTAGCGTACCTCCATCTGGGCAGTACGAAAGTCGCGGAACCCCAAGCGTGCGGCGCGGAAGTGGTGTTCGTCCTCAGGGCTGGTTAAGGTTACGGCGATAGCGTCACACAGCGGCGCCACTTTCAACAACCCCTCCACGTCGGGAAACCCGGTGAATAGTTTTATACGCACGTTGGCGTTGGCGGAACGTAATTCGGTGATGACGTCGATAACGCGCTGGGGGTAGTTCATCGGTTCGCCGCCAATAATCTGTACCACTGGAAAGGAATCACCCAGAGCGCGACCCGTTGAAATACAAACCTTACCCTGCTTCGCCCACAGGTCACGCGCCGCGGCCAACACCCGCATTCCGTAGGCGTCAACGGGTAGTTCGTCCACTATCAGGCGGCATATACGTCCTTTGTAGTCCATGACTATCGGTTTTTTTGGTGTGTCTTATAACGCGACCCGTTTCTTCTGGCGTTTCATCCAACCCGCGGTTGTAGGGTGCGTCGGCGATTTCGCTGAACGGATACGGTACAGGCATCGTGTTGAGTTCGGCACGCGACGAAGGATTCTTCCAAGCCCGCAGGCGACGACCACGTACCTGTTTAAGTAACGATGGCGGAATCATATCTTTTGGCGGTTCGTAGGCCGGCACGGGCGGGTTTTCAGGTTCAGGCTTCGGCAGCACGGGACGCTGAATGCCCTTATTCGTGTTGGCGGTGCCGATTTTAGCCTCTTTACCGCGAAGACGGTGTAAACCCCTCCGCGAGGCCGTCGAGCGAACTGTAGCAATCGACAGTCCCCATTTAGCACAGAACGCCTTTACATCCATCGTGGCGTAGTTTTCCGTAAGTTCCTTGAGCGCGGGGCTGCCGTCGTACAGAATGTCGCGCTTACCGTGTTGTCGGGCCATATCACAGATAGGTTAGGGTGGTGGTGTATTTAGCGCGTTCTTCGTCCAGGAGGGCCAATAGCCGCTCCTCGCTGCGTGACGAAGAACCCTCGTAGTGGTACTCATCGAGCGTGAGTTCTACCTCGGCGTCATTGTGGACGGGATAACCGCGTCCTCGCGCTATCAACTGGCGTTCAGTCTTGGCGCGTTGACGACGGACATCCTCGATTTGGCGTATTATTTCGTCCTTAGTCATCACCGCGTTAGTTTTAACATCCAATCACGGAAGATATACGGGGCGTGGGGTTCGCGTTCGATGATGAGGCCAGTGCGTAGGTTGCGCAGTTCGTACGTCGGGAACTCGTACTCGGTATCACCGCCAACGATAAGACACGTGTCGTCGCCCTTACCAGCGGCGTCGTACATTTCGTCCAACAACCCGATAGGGTCATCGTTGGCTTCGTCGTACACCACGCCGTACAGCGTGTGGAATTCTTCCTCGGTAAAGTCAACGCCCGTATAGGCGGCTATCTCGTCCCACGTCTTTACCTTTACGCGGGTGCCGATACGAAACAGCGGATTCATTTCTGTGCTTGATTAGGACCTTCAGGGTCGAGGTCGTTGATAAGATTCTGCATTTTGCGGAGGTTGTAACGCACGAAAACCTCTTTAGCCATCAGCGTCTGGCGATACGCCTCCACGAGCGCCAGACGTAAATCTCCCAACTGCTCGCCGTTGATAGCCGCGTCGGCCAGAACGTTTCCTTCGAGGTCGGTGATGTTGATAATTACGGCCGAACCGTTGTATGCGTTACCGTTTACGTGCGTAAGCGTGTCCAACGTCTTCATTACGGCTTCAGCGGACTGGGCCTCGGCTTTACGCTTCTCAGCCAGGAACTGTTTAAGGGTCTTGGATTTCATTTCGTTTTTACGATTTAAGTTCTACAATCTTACGGCGTCGGCCAAATAGGCTTCAGCCCCGGTAACGCTGGGCGTTTCAGCGTCCCAGCCAGCGGCATACGCAGCAGCGATAAGCATTTCGGCGGTCATGGCTATTTACGATTTAAGCGTTCAATAATTTTGACGATAGCCGCTATACCAGCCAACGTAATTACGCCAGCCACTGAAAGCCACACGGTCTTACTCCAAAAGTTTTCAAAGCGCCAGCCCAAGTAGGCTATATTCGTAGCGCCAAAGACGATAACGGTTACGATAATACACAGCGCCCAAGCGGCACGCTCTTCGAGTTGTTTACGATTCTTGTCCATTTTTCCAAGCAGTTTTTTAGAACATCGAAACCATCAATCCAACAACAGCCAGCGTTCCGGCCACCAATCCACCAATCATCGGCACGCGGGCCGTAATTTCGAGAGCGGAGATAAGATTAAAGCGTTTCATAGTCTTCGAGTGTTTAAGTTTCATTTTCCAAGAGCGAAGGTAGTGTAAATCTCCAAGACTTCAAAGAGAATCGCGAAAAATCTTCCAAGAAAAGCGAATTATTTTTCGTAAACCGCCAACAGAAACCCCCAGCGGACGGATTGGTCCACCGGGGGAACAGAAAAAGAAGTGTTATGCCGCCTCGCGGCGTCTGGTGTAGTAACGTTGTTAGATGAATTTCCGCGCTATCCACTGGATGTATTCAGCGCGTACCGTAGCGCGTTCGGTGTCGCCACGTTGGCCCTTTTGTTCACAAATGTAAGACCGCTTGGCGATTTCGTAGCACGACTCAGCGCCAATTTGCTCCATCATCCACTGGTAGGCGTCAGAAGCGTTGGCGCCAATACCCGTTATATCAGCCGTACCGTCGAGTAAATAGATACTTACCACGATTTGGAACTGAAGCATATTTTGGCGTTTCAGCCACAATATCAATTCACGACGTTGGCTGCCGTCAGGGTAGTCTTCTTCGTAGTACTCAGCATAGACGCCGTTGGAAAGGACCTTGGAGCCAGGTTCGCGTTCAAAGGCCCGTTGAGTGCGCTTACGAATACGCTGTAACACCTCGTTCCACTCCATTTCGTCAGGGGTGGTTTTCTCCAGCCTCAACAGGTAGCGCCACCAGAAGAAAGACGGGCGGTGTTCCCACCACGTTACGACCAGAATAACCACGGCGCACGCCAGCGCAGCGAAGAGTGTCGATTTGTCGTCCATAACGCTCTTGAATTTTCGTTATCGCTCGGCGAACGTTACCTTGTACCACCCCGCTCCCGCAACGGCCACAAATCGAACGTTACGCGCTTCAGGCTGGATAGAAATGTACACGGCCGCTGACGTATTGGCCGCTGCCTGTACAACACCCGGTTCGAGTGCTCCCTCCAACGTGTAGAGATAATCGTTGGCGACTTTCTCCACCGTGGTGTCGGGACGAACGTCGAAGCCCAGCGAACGGATGGCGCCCATCACGTAGTCTGAAACCTCAACGCGCGTCTGCAGCGTACTCATCATATTTTCGAAGTCGCGCCGAAATTCGCCAAACGAACGTACCTCGGTGGTGGTAGTTACGGACTTCCCTACCACGTCGTCGCCAACGAACATCAGGTTACGGGTACGCTCAGCCCAGCCGTTGGCGACGGGCACTACCTTTGAAGCCTGCCAACCGATGGTTGCGGCCTTTTGAGCGACATACGACGCACGCTCCTCCAGTTCGCGCTGAAGATTTACCAACACGCACGCTTCCTCGGTGCTGATGAGTTCGATGGGCTGGCCGTTCCAGCGCTGCCTGAATTCTTGAATTTCCATCACTTCTTGAATTTAGATTTTTGTTTTTTGTTGAATTTGTGTTGCGGTACGCGTCCCTCTTCACGTGTTAGTTCGTGGTCCTCGTTCGGCGTTTTATTAAACTTTGAACGCCAAAAATCAACCTCGGCCTCTGCTCGGTGTTTAGGCCCTTCCAAGGTCTCACGCTGCTTGGCGATACGCTGAAGGAAGAGCTGTTTTATGGCTTCGCTGGAAGTACGTTCTTCGTCGGTCAGGGGCTGTGCCTTAACGTCCTCAACCTCATCGATGCCATTAACAGCGTGGTTGTGCTGAATACGGTTGAAGTCGTAGTTCATCGACGAGGGGTACTCCATCTCAGCTTGGGGGTCGTATTCGTCGTTTGTAGGCATAAATTTAGCGTAATACGAGTTGTGCAACCCGGCTACCAGTTTAGCCAGGTCCCAGTTCATACGCGCAGCCACACGGCCAAGGATTATCTCCTTGAGGTTTACCGATTTGTAGATGGTCTGCTGGATGTGGAGGCGAATCTCTGTTTCGACGTTGACGTCTATGGCGCCGTTGATGAATATCTGGTCACCTTCGGCCTCTTTACGTATCTGTTCCAGAGTGCGTAGCATCGAATTATAGGCGTCGTTCGAGCGGAGGGCCTTGTAGCGCATTTTCATCTGGGTGTACATCCAGCTGAGTTCCTCCAACCGCGGACGCTTCGAGTACAGGCGCACGTCCTGGACGCGGTTACGGAATTCCTCGCGACGTTTTTCAATATCGTTAATAAACCGCTTCAACACGTCCTGGACGTAGTTCAGTTCTACCTCTATTTCACGACTTTCGGCCAATATACGGACTACCTCCCGCGGGGTGAACATCTTCCCTAAAAGTTCCTTAATATCCTCTACCAGCGTCACGTCGCTCATATGAAGTGATTGGTGCTCCTCACGCTCGGCCTGTTTACGCTTACGTGCCAATTCGAATGAACCTCGTGCCACGGCCAAGAGGCGGTTGGCCGTCACCTGTACCTTACGGCGTTCGGTGTACATTTCCAGGATTTCTTCGCGCTCGCTGGTAGAGAGGTGTTTAATAGTGTCGTGTAGCTTACGCGGGAACCACATCAGGTTGATTTCCGTACCGTCCGAAGCCAGCACGTGAATACGTTTCAACGTGGCTGACTCTTTCATCACCAGATATTTCTTCCACGCCACTGTATCAACGATTTCCGGAGGCACCGGGGCGTTTAATATGTCCTTGAAGTCTTTTTCCATTGCGTTGTACTGTATATGAGTCGTTGGAATAATAACTGTTGGCGCTATTCATCTACTATTGACGACGGCTGTGGCGAACGGTTGGCGTCGTTGTGGTATAGCGCGGGTGCCACTTCGTTACGATAATCCACAAATGCCCAACGGTTGTGGTCGCCGCTGAGAGCGCCGAGTAATTCGCGATCGCGCCAAATGTTGTTATGCACGGGAAACGGTTGGCGTTTCATACGTGTAGGAACTATGCCGTAAACGACAGTGTTACGTGCTATACCCTCACTGACCTTCACAGCGTCGGGAACCGTTAAGCGAAACGCCTGACCCGCGTCCTCTGGGTAGAGTACAGGGATCAGGAGTCCGTCGCGTGTTTTATAGATTTCGTATTTCATTTATCGGATAGTTAGGTGGTCGCGTTTCGCTCGTTCCTTAAACAACAACCATCGTAAACGATTCGATATTTTAGCCAACTTCTCATCATCCAGCACAGCGGCTGGTTGACGGTCAAGATACGCATTCAATATTCCAATCAACGTTTCCAATTCGTCGATTTCCAACCTGATGTTGTTACGTGGCGTGTTATTCATAACGTTTGTCACAAAGAACGCTGACGAGCTACAGACGCGCGTATGAGGTCATCAATTTCTTCGTCAGGATCCCTTGAAGTAGTTACGCGTCTTCGTAACTCCAACCGCATGAGTTCTTCCTGCATCAACCGTTCACGATAGAACTCGCGTGTTTCGCCAAGGACGTGGAGCAAGATCAGCACCACGATGGGCGATACAAACAAACTAAGTATGCACCACCCAGTAGTTGAACGGCCCTTATTAGCTGCCGATTCGGTCACAAAGACAAAAATAAACACGATCCAGGCAACGATTATCGCCAACAGCAATAATCCTGCGATGTTTTCAATTCCATGCATACTCGTAAATTTTAGTCGTACTTTTTCTCATAGAATAATCGCCAACGCCAATAGGGTATATACGCATCGGGGTTAACAGGTACACGCTGCCTGCATTCGGGACATGTCGTGAAGTCGTTGTCGTAGCGTATGCCTGTGGGCACAATTTCGGCGTTAGTGAACAAGAGTTTCGCGCCACACATTTCACAACGTTTCTTGTACACTGGATTTTGGAGATATTCTTTTCTACGTTGTGACCTTTTGTATCGTCTTGGATCTCCCTTTTTGAGTGTTATCATCGCTTACGATTCTTGTACATCAACCGTATATTCTGACCTGTGAGATCGGCAAATGCCTCTTTTGATACCTCGGTGCAGTCAGCAGGTATTTTGGCGCGTCCCGTTTCCACCATCCACTTTGATACGGCGAAACCTAATTTAGAGCCAACGATTTTGATATTGGCTTCTATCTTTAAACGACATCCGCCAAAATAGTCCGTATAACCGACCAAGGCGTTAACCTCGTTACAGCCAACACGCGGCAAGCGCTGAATACGTTCGTAAACCGCACGTCCCTCAGGTGTTAAGTCGGGACGATACATATTGGCCAACGGTGAACCATCTCGCTGCCATCCTGGCGGTGGAGTAATGGTGAATTCAACAGCACTGATTCCACCAGCCCAAAGAAATTTAGCTGGACGATAGCTTACGCCGCCAACACTCTTTACAAACACCCTTGCGGCATTAAGGGCTTGTATTCGTTTCCACGCCAACGAGAATATATCGTCGTAGGTTTTTGTTCCAACGCTTGTGACGTAGTATTTCATCGCTTCTTTTTCCATATCTCACTTTCTTTTTGTAACATCGCATTAGCGTACAATAAGGCGCCAAATAACGCCATGGAGATATTACGATCGATATATAGATTCTTCGACTGATCGATTTCTATCAACACACGGCCGTCCTCCAACAATTCAAGGCGAACACGTCCATACGTCAACAGTTCCATCAACACGTCCTCCAATGTAAACGCTGGCTGATAACGGTGTGAACGTAAGGTTTCAAACGCCCGTGGTTGATTGGTGGTGAGCAGTGCGCCTGATTGGTGTCCGCGACGTAATAAATACCCTAATTGCTTTCGCGGTTTCAAGCCCCTTTTCAAGAGTTCTGCCGAAGCCATAGCAGGTAATACATCAGTACCAATCAAAGACTCTGTATAGGCTTGTTTAGGGCCATATTGTGAGGGGTATTTATCGTCTGGGGTTGGGATACGCGGCAGACGTCCTTCCAACACACGTTTATCTACCAATTCCGAACGACCATCGGTGGTGTACCATTGACCGTCGTAGTATGACGGTCGGCGTTCGAACCAATGAAACGTACCATCAGCATCGGCGGTATAATATCCAGGTTTGATAGCTACCATCGACGACGAACGCAGTTGGACATATTCACCGTTCTTTAGTGTAGCGCCATCCAACAAGACATTGGCTTGTTCAGGTGTTATGTGAGTGGACTTGGCCTCGCTAAAGAACAACTGATGGTCTTTAATCCTAATCGGGTGCTGGTCGGTGAGGATGTAACCCTCCACGGCGTGTCTAACCAACCAGGCCATGGCTGTCCAGTATTTCGTGGAACTCACGCGGACAAATGATATTATCAGGCAGTGGTACCAAGAACGACGCCAATGCAACGACAAATGCCTGTGCCACTTCACCCACTTTCCAACCAGCGATACCGCAACCGATCTTTGTCACGTAGAACCGCAATTCAGGATGTTGACTTGTGTAAAGGATGAAGCGGTCGCACGCGTCCACCAACGCCTGAAACGGGATACGCACTTTGCGGTATAATAGGCGTTCGGTATAATCCTCTTCAACCTCGATGTATTCCATAGTCGGGATGGCGTAACTTCGGCCTTGAGGACCCTCGGCTTGACCGTTAACAGCGCCAAAACGTTTCAGCGCCAAGGCAGCTGCGCCACCGCAGTGGTTGCCGTCAGTATTAGAGCCAAACACAAATACGCCATCGTCGGGCAGTGCGTCAATATCTTCAGGTGTAAATTCCATAGGTAGTTAGATTTCTTCAATTTCTCCTCGTTGGAGTGCTTTCTTGTAGTTTACTAAATTAACCGATTCGACGTCCGAAGTGGAGCAATCAGGACCGATGAATTGAACGTTCATTGCGTTCTGTTCAGGGCGTATCTTTACCACGACAAACGTCGTGCCTACAGGCAACAGATACCTCTTCCCAACACGGAAGAACCGCGCTTTACTCTTCTTCGCCATCTACTTTCTTGATTATTTTGGTGGCCGATTTGATAAGCGTCTCGGTGTCTTTCAACGCAGCTAACTGGTCCGCGGTGTACTCACGCCAACGGTCCTTGTTAATTAAACCGCTGATTTTAACGGCAATTCGCCGAACGTTTTCGCGTAGAGTGTCGTACTTGAGTATGTCCAGCTGGCGAACCGTAATGTACTGAAAATAACTACCCGTGATGGTCTTTGTTTCACCCGATACCGTAATGACATTTTCGCTGGTAACGATGGGGTCTACGTTGGGCACAGGTTCGCCACCCGTTGGCGTAAGGTCGTAGAAATTCAACGGCACCAAATTATATTTTATCGAAAAAGAAAGAGCCGCTCCTGATTCCTCTTCAGCCACCCTGTAAATCTGCACTATCGAGCCGTGATTAAATCGGGCGACGAGGTCTCCAGAAAACAGCGTCGCAGGACACAGACAACGTTCGCGGAACTTTTCCAGAGGGACCAATACCGAATTTTTGGATGTAGGAAAGTTCTTGACGACTACCATCATTTCAGAACTCTCCGTCGTTTCTCCTGGCGTTTCCATTACAGGCATACAACCCGTGGTAAAGACTCGGGCGATGGTGTTATCGACACGATAATACCATTCGCGATTTACATAATTTTCAACAGTTTTCATTATGCGTAGTTTTTACGTAATTCTTCCAATTTGGCAGTGTAAACCTCCATTAGAGCTGGATCGTAGGTCATACGGCGTTTCCAAACCTCGATATTTTCGGTGGCCGGAAGTACGTTTTTGTATTCAGAAGTTGAACTCTCATCAGCCCACGAACGTTGAGCGTCGTCCATCATGTAGGCTACCAACTGCCATTCGTAGGGTGACTGGATTTCCGTGCGGAGGTATTCGTAATGCACCAGGATTTCGATAGGATCCTTGGTGCGAAACGCGAAGTCGGGGTCTGACGATTCCGAAAAGCCGCGCCCTCGGCCTATCAACCCCGACCGGAGCCACTGGTGATAAGCGGGCTTCCCATCATCAGTATTACGTTTCAAAAGGTAGTATAAATTTTTCATCGTTGTTAAAAAGTTTTCATTTCTTAAAAACGTTGGCGATTTCTTTGGGCGACGGGACTCGTGCCCGTTGGCGTGGTGTGTAACGGGACTGATGGTGCTCGATTGTTTCCTCTTCGCGGTCCTCGATACGGTCCTCGGCCTTGTTAAATTCATCCTCGTGTACCTTGGATCGGATATCTTCCGTTGAATGGTTGGCTGATGTCATAACTTGCTTGATTTAAGGGAACGTATATTAGTGAATTTTTTGCGCGTGTAATGGCTACATATTTAAGGTTAGATTCTTGTTCCAACTGCCACGGCTGTGTAGCGAAGCGCGACGGGATAAGCTCTGGAGCCAGAAAGAACACATTGTCGTTTTCAAGGCCCTTGGATTTGTGGATAGTCATCAACATTATTCCCTCAAGGTCGTCGGTAAAAATTCCCTCGATTATTTCACGCAGTTCTGCTACCGTATCGGCTTCAACGGCCAACGCGCGTAACACTTCTATTTTCTCCAATAGTTCGTCCATCTTCGGCGACGCGTCGGGGTTCTTCCAACCCTTAGCACGCAATTTCTGAGCCAGTTTGTCAGCTTCTTTCCAAAGTAGCTTTTCCAACTCGTCGATAGTACGGGCTCCTGTCTTGGATACCAAATCCACCAAACTGCAGCCGATGTCCTTGCCACGAACGCGTGATTTAATCTTGTTTTTCAACAACCACAGGTAAACCTCCACCAGCGGGCGCAGGTTACGGCATATTATCCAATCACCGTCCTCAATGTCGTTCAAAGAGCCGACGCTGACCTCGCCCTCGTGAGCGCGTTCGTAGGGACGTATATAGGGAACAATTTTTTCAGCTTCTTCGACAATACGGCGTCCACAGCGATAACAAACCGACAACGGCATTTCCACACTTTCGCCATTTAATTCGGCCAACCGGGAATAACTATTGGCGTCGGCGCCTGCAAAACCGTATATAGCTTGACGTGGATCGCCAACGGTTATCAACCGTGAACGGCGGTCCAGCGCGTGTTTTATCAATTCGTGCTGCAGGAGACTCATATCCTGGCTCTCGTCCACCATTATCACCTCGTACTTACGGAAGCGAATACTGGGGTCCGTCACCGGGACATACAACATATCGGTAAAATCAAACTGTGAATGGTCAGCAGCTCCCTTGGCAAACGTTTCCAATGCCAGTTGTTTCTCCAGCAAGTCACAGTCGATATCGTGATATTCGCACAATGCCTCAATTTCGCCGATTTCAGGACGGCAAAGCGACGTCCGCATCAAATCTACTATCTTCGGAATTAAATAAAACAGATATCCCTTTTTACGCCTCAACAACAATTCCTGTACCTGCTCGTCGCGGGCGTGATGTTTCAACACCACTTCTAACTTGGCTATGGACTTATTCGGGTTCATCTGGGCGGTACGGCCGTACCGACGTAGCAACAACCGCCACCCATAGGAGTGCAACGTCATTATATCGACGTTCGGGCGACGGTTTCGGGCCTGCAATTCCTTCACGATGGAATTGTTGAAGGCCATGAAGATGATGGATTTTCCACGTGGTATGCGTTCCAAGCAACCGAGTAGAGTGGTAGTCTTACCACTGCCAGCCACAGCGTTAACATTGATATTGTGGTTTGTAGTAGCTACCTCATTGTATATTGCCTGTTGATAAGGCGACGGCTGAAAAGCCATGACGATTTTGTTTTACAATTTTGTTACTGATACTATCCGCGAGTCGATGTCCAGTAAATCCATTTGACGCTTTTGTGAAACTGGAAATTCAGCGCTTTCTGGTTCTGTACGATGGATTCGAGTTTCGACAGCACAGCCGCCTTTCCTCGATGTATATCTAACGACTCTAAGCGTATAAACGCTGTAATATCATACCCCGTTACCTCGCAGTAGTCGATTGACGCCACGTTGGACTCTACTGACGGTGTAAATTTGTTTACTAAGAACACCAACGGGTCGTTACCGTACATCCAAACCTCCAAAACGGCAAAACCGCTTTCCAAAATGGTGGTGATGATTTCAATCTTTCTTTCCATTGTGATATTCCTTTTTGATGTTTTCTAATAGCTTTTTTATGCGTACTAACGCGCGACTGTAAAGGTTCTCGGTGACGTCAGGATTATCGGCCAAGAACTCTGATTTACGCTGGCCTGCTAATCGCGACATCGTGATCCTTCGTTCCAAATCAGTAAATCCCAGTGTGTCAAACGTTATTTCCATATCGTTGACATAACCTGGAGTGCGCATATCGGGGTGCGAAGACTCTACGGCGTCCGATATTTCGCCATGACGTGCCTTGAGGTTCTTCTTGTAGAGTGTGTAGAAATTACGCGCGATAGATTTGTTGAAATAGAAATAGAAATTCGCACCCGGAAGGATGGTAAACTTTTCTATACATTTGTCAAACATCGCGTAACAATCGGCAATGGCTTCGTCGCGTGAGGGGATATCCGGCGCGTTAGAACCATTCAACAGATTGATGTAGTTCGTGATGTTTTTCAACACGATATGCCCCATCATCCTGAATACAAGGTTACGATACGCAGACGCCCGGCGCGGGTCGTCACAATGTCTGATGATGAGAATACATTTATTCACCAGTCCGATTTGGTATTTGAATGACTGGCGAAACATTTGACGCTCGACCGACTTACGCATAACCACTTCTATTTTTTCAACATCGACTTAGCTTCAGCACGAACGGCAGCCAACTTTGCGCGACGTTCCGGAGCGATTTTCTTCTTGAAGTGTTCATGAGAGCGCCGCTTTAGAGATTCCTGCTTCTGCTCCTTGGACATCGCTCTAAAACGGCCGAAATAGATACCTTTCAGGTCAGCGGGCGTTTCCTTTTTGATTTCTTCACGTATCTTACCACAAGCCGGGCACGGCGATTGCTTACAGAACGGCTTACCGTCGCGCATCACCACGCTTACCGATGAATAGTAGTCGCGCTGGTCGTAGCGCGGGCACTCGGGGTTCTTACAAACGAATTCCATAGGGCTGATTATTGACGGCTACCGTACAACGCAATCAGCATCGCGTCGCAAGTGGCCAAAGTTACGTTGAATTGCGGAAATAGCTGCTGGGCCTTGGCTTTGAGTTTGTTCTTCCACTCAGTCTTGGTCATCTTGCCACGAACGCCGAGTTGGAATTCTTTCTGCCATTTCTGGGGAGTAACGGTTTCAGTAGGAATACGACAAGCCAACAGCGCCATTTCCAAATGACCGTAACCGCGGCCGAAATTGAACATAGCGTTGGCGGCGTCACCCGGTATGCCACCTACCTTTTCCAGGAAACAGCGTGAGTTCAGCGAATGGAGTCTTAAGAACGCCAAAAGGTCAGTTGGTGTTTCGGGCATTTTTACCGCCGCCACCAACCGACCTTTGTCTATTGAATAGACTCCGATACCGCCTGCGGCTCCGGGGTCTATGCCGATTATCAATCGGTCCTTGTAGTAGGTTGTTACGGATGATTTCATCGTTATATCTTATTTGAAACTATAAGATAATAACGTTGTAATCAATCGTACCTTGAAACCTTATCTATCTTCCTGACTATGAGTTTATTCTTCGCGGCGAAGTCGGGTGATACGTTCTGCGTAATCATCATCGACGTTATGCCCACATTTTCGAGCGTCCGGATGATGTGTTCCTGCCCCAGGGAGTCGATACCGTGGAACGCTTCATCCAGCAGTATCATATCCAACCCGCGACCATCGGTAGCCATATTAATCAACCGATTCAACCCTATCAGCGACGCCAACGCTACACGCCCGCGCTCAGCGCCGGAGTGAATACCGTACACGTCGGCGTTCAGACCGTCCGACTGGATGTACACATCAATCTTATCGCGCACGTTACCGTCCTTGGTCATGGTAAAGCCGTTAATCAGAACCGTTACATCCATGCCGAACTTTTCCAGGTAGAGATTCGTCATGCCCTCCAATACTTTCAACGACTTATTCGCCAAGAACGTCAAGAACCCGTTCTTACCCATATGGAAGTCCCAGAACGCCATCGACTCGGCCAAATACCGGAAGTCGGCCAGTTCAGCCTTGGCGGCCTTGAGTTCGGCCTTAGCGGCTTTAATCTTACTCTCGGTAGATTTAATCGAAGCATCCTCAGCGGCGGCCCGTTTAGCCGCTTCGATACGCTTAGCCAGGTCTTCCTTACGACGGTCGATTTCATCCATCTGGCGTTTCAACCTATCGGCCCGGTCACGAATATCCTTCATGTTACGCTTTACACGAGCCAGTTCGGTCGCCACCTGCTCGTAATCGCGTTGTTTTTCTTCGAGTTCTTCAAGCGTCTTTTCGGCTTTTTTGACGTCCAGCGCAAACTGTTCGTCATCGCGTTCCCGCTGGACGATAATCTTACGAATCTGGTCCGGAGTAAGGTTAAGTTCGCTGTTGGGGAGGAATTGCTCGCCGCACTTAGGACATTCGATAACGCCCTCTAACGCCAACTCCAAATCAACCTTAGCGCGGCGGCTCTTCTTGCGTTCGTTCTTGATGGCGGTGATATTATCCTCCGCCGCGGCGATATCTTCCGTAAAGTTCGGCGCGGTTTCCAACTGCTGTTCAAACTGCGCACGCTTAGCCTTTTCGTCCTCGAATTCGCGACGAATTTCCTTGGACTGAATACCGAGCGCCGCGGCGTCCTTAATGTAGTCGCCAAGCAGGTCACACAGTCCCTTGATATTGGCCGCTGAAGCGTTATTGGCTTTCAACTCTTTCAGGTTTTCTTCAAGAGTTTCGATTTTGGTATTCAGCGTGAGTACTTTAGTATCGTATTCCGCTACACGCTCGTCGGCGGCCTTATGGTCAGCCTTGATAGCATCCAAAACGGGCTGGAGCATATCGGCGTTGGTGATACGGTTCAGAATCTCCTTTTTGGTGGTATCGGGTGCGGTCAGAAAGTTGTACTGACGGTCCTGGCTGATAATGTAGTAGCGGAGGAGGTCCTCACGGCTCAGCCCCAGCAACTCCAATACCCGTTTATCGACCTCAGCCACGGACGTCAGCTGGGTGTTCTCACGGTCGTTTTCGAAGAGCGTGGCCTTGGCGCTTCGCTTACGATAAAAGCGACGACGAATCTCCATGGTCTGATGAAGAACGTCGTTAGCCAACTGCATCGTCACCCACGCTTCATCACTGGAACGGTTGATGGCCTTATCACGCGTGATAGGCGTATCACGCGGTAACAAGTCACCTGTAAGCGCCAGCGATATCGCTTCGAACAGCGTCGATTTACCGGAGCCGTTATTCAGCGAACCGCGGTCGGTCTGGTTGTCGCCGAATATTACCGTACATTCGCCGCGCTTGAATACTACCTCGGCCCGGTCACGAAACGCAAACAAGCCGCCAAATTCTATTTTTACAGGATACCACATATCACAGTTCTTTAAGCATCGCCAGGCCCTCCTTCATACGCTCGCCGCGTATGTCGCGTTCCTTGCAGAATTCCATGAAATTCTTAACGATGGTGGATTTACGGAACGTTACAATCTTCTCAGGGTCGGCCGCTGTAGCCATAGCCGCGGCGGTTTCATCGGCTTGAAACTTGATTTCAATACCCGCGGCCGAGAACTCCGAGGCATTGAGTTTTTCACAATCAGCTTTAGAGCCCGTTACGACGATTCTGACGCGGTCATAATCTTCGCCGGAGTACTTATCCATGAGATTGCGCAAAGTCGCTGTATCGGTCGCTGAGACGCTTTCACGGATATACCGCGGAAAGCGTAACGGGCGGTGTTCCCATGTGCCGTCGTCATACACGATGGTCACACCCTTATCGTCGGCCGTTTCGCCAAAGTTGTTCTGGCACATCGAACCCAGATAGTGAACCTTTTCGCCCACGTCCGAGGCGTTGTGATAGTGGCCTACAAATACCGCGTCGTAGTTACGGAACATATCCGGCCGGATGTCGCTTTCAACCTGCGTACCGTCGTTATTACGAACACCCTCCACAGCCACGTGCGTTATCATGAACCGCGGCCCGTCAAACGTTTCACGTTCCAAACCGTTATCGACGGCCAGTTTCTCCTCTAACCACTTGGCGTCGCCATAGTAGGGTATCAACACGAACGACACCCCATTCCACACAAACTCCGACGCCCGGCTTACAACCGTAGCCGCTCCCGGGCACACGCTGAGGTAGCTGCGATCGGAGTTCGGGTCGGTCTTATCGTGGTTGCCGGGGATAGCCGCGATTTCCAGTCCACGCGCTTCGGCTTCTTCGGTAATTTCACGCCAAGCGTCGAGGACTTCCAAAGGTTGTGCCGAGCGGGACGTGAATACGTCACCGCCCAGAATCACAATCTTACAACCTATTTCTTCAGCCAGCGCAAACGTCTGGTTGAATAAATCCCGCACCACCGTCACGTTGTCTTTCGACAAGTGAGGGTCGAAACCTAAGATGGCCACAGGACTTTTGTTCGATTTCCGTTTCATTTTGTAAAGTTTTACTTTCTTAACGTTGTACGCCCTATCCACCAACCGTCAGGTATCTGCGCTCCTCGGAGTAATCTTTTTGTTTCAATGCCATTTGTTATCCACCGTATGCCTGTACCCGACTCTCGAAGACGCTGGCGAGTGATTTCACTGACTTTTCTCCCGCGTGCATTTGTATTCCCCGTCATTTTCTTAGACATATGCGCCTTGAATTCCTCTGACCAGTGTTTATCGTACCGTGGATTGTTCTTCGGGTCGGCAAGACGTTGTTTAGCCTTTTCTGATATCTTCCTCTTGGTTTCTTCAGACAGGTGTTTACCGTACCAATAACATTTTTCGCCAGCGCATTTACCGCGACGGTTTTTTATCATCTTATCTTTAACACCGGGAACTTTCATAGGGTTTATTTGGCCAAACTTATTAGCCGAGCCGGGAAGGATGTTGTAGCCAATCCTCTTATTGGTCGAATTGAATTTCTTGATGTAAAGCATCTCCCAAGCGTCGAGTTGTAGCTGGGTATCGCAAATGCGAAGCGTTTCGCGTTTGAAGTTCCTTCGACCATAACGTTTAACCGCGTTCGTCAAAGATATACCGCTCCCAAGATACGACTTATTTTTGAAGTGAATTGATTGACCGATGTAAATCTTGCCGTTGACGAGGTTCGTAGTTTTGTAAATAAATCCGTAAGCCATGTTGTAATGATTTACGGATTTATACTTGGGTAGAACTGATACCTACTCTTCTTCGGTCGCCTCTGCGCGTTCAAACATCTTATTACGCCATTTTTTCAGGTCATTATACCGAGACGCCCGTATGGTCTTCTCCAGTAAATCAAGAAATGAATTATGGTCGTAATAATGTTGGAACAATTCGCGATTTGAAGACCAGCACAATTTACCGTTCAAGAACGATAATTTACGCGCGCCGACTTTCTTCAGAATACCTTTTTCGACGGCATAGTCAATATCCGGTTGAGAGAGGATTATTCCGTAGCCTAACAATATACGGATAATCGTCTTCTTGCGACTTCCAAAATCATTCTTCACAACCTTTACCTCAGTCAGCTGTGCCACCTCTTCGTCGTCTATTTTCTCGTGTCCGACGAGGGAGAACTGGAGGCGTAATGTCGGAAGAAGAGATACCCATTCGCCGCCTGTACTTTTGCGTGATGTAATCCCCATAGTACTTTGTTCGTACTGGTGGTTGAGCATCACAAAGTGAATCACGTTGGTATAGCACAACCCGATTAGACCTTTGGCGAACATTTTAGCCGACTTGGCAAACGCCATCATCTTCGGTTCTTGTAACTTATCAAACTCTTCACCCCTCGCCGCTGCTTTGTCGAGGTTTTCGGTATTCACTTTCAGGGCGTCGTACTCGGCCTTAGAAAGCGTTGCGCCAAGCGAGTCCCAAAGGAAGAAGAACCGCGGCTTTTCTTTGATACCCGCCTCGGCGAACAGCGCGTGAGCGTCCTTTACGAACTTACTAACGCGCACGAACATCTGCTCAACGTAGTGAATTTTGATGATAGCCACGCGAGAAATATCCACGCCCAGCTGGATGGCGTAGTCCTTGTTGTCGCGGTTTTCAGACGAAAGGATACACGCCAACCCGGTATCGGGATTCTCGGCCAGAAAGTATTTCATGGCCTCCAGCCCCTCGGTAGTCTTACCACTGCGACTGCGACCCGCAATCTCGATGATACCCGTCGGCAAACCGAACGTGCGTAGGTTCCAGTCCAGTTCGGGACTACCGGTATAGGCCCACGATTTAATCTCCGAAAAACCGTCTTTCTTCTTGAACGTGATGACGTCTTCGGAGTTGAACTGGGCCGTAAGTTTATTCAAAACGCTTGAAATTTTCGACATAATTGTAGATAGTTAAAAACGGCTGGCCAACCACGAAAGCCAGCCAGCCGCGGGAAAAGTATCACGGGGGTTATTTCTTACCGAGTTTGGCGCGAATCGACGCCAGCGAGCGGGCTGCGCTGGAGGGTTCCGGTGCCTCGTCCTCCTCTTCCGGTTCAGGTTCCGGAGCGGGGGCCTCTTCTTCCTCTTCATCGCCGCCGTTCAACCCCAGAGCCTCGCGAATCTTCTCGCGAATCTGGTCGTCGGTCGTGGACTTGTAAACCTTGACCGTTTCGCCGAGGTCGTTGTCGCGGATGAACGCCTTGAGTTCAGCGCGGTCCATATCGTCGAGGCCGTCATCGGCACCCTCTGCCTCGGGCTCCGGTTCGGGTTCAGGCTCGTTGTCCGGTTCCTCTTCCAGCTCCTCAGGCTCAGGGATACGGACGCCGGAGCGGTTCTTCTTGGTCCGAACGGGCGGCACGTCATCCTCGTCGTCACGACGCTTGGAAGCCTTCTTGGTGACTTTCTTCTTGGGTTCGTCGTCGGCTTCGCTGTACTGAGCGCGGACCTTCTCCACGATCTCCAGCCACTCGTCGTCGCCGAAGATGTCGATACCGTGCTGCTCGTCGAAATTCTGAAGACCTTCCAACGCGCGTTCGAACGTTTCCAGCGTGTACGTTCCGGCGACCTCCTCGATGGGCTTCAGTTTCATGAATTTCTCGATGGCCTCGTCCGTGAGGGGGCATGCCTTGGGCTTCTTGCCGAGCGACACGTCGTAGTAGTTCTCGCCCTTTTTCTTGTTCGGGTTCTTGATGTACTTGACGAACAGCGGCAGGCCCTCGTCCGGGTCGGTGAACGGGTCGGTCTCGATAGGTTCGTCCTCCTCTTCGGTGATGGCCAGGCGGTTCATGGCGTCACGGACAGTCTTCTTGAACTCCCACAGTTTGGGGTCCATATCGTCCTCCTTGACCTCAGCAGCGTAGCACAGCCACGAAAGCGACGGCAGCAGGCCATCACGCTGGGCCGTAACAGCGGCCACGGCATTCTCCGACCCGTGGGTCTTCACATAGGCGACATACTCCTGGACGATGTCCATAGCGGTCTTGCCGTGGAAAATCGAATCCAGTACCGTACCGCGGCGCTCGTCGCCGGAGTCCGTAGTAAACGGCAGCCAGTAGCATTTCCGGGGTACGTAGAAATTGTCGTGGTCAGGATGGGCCGGGAAGATACGAATCTTCATCAGTTTACCGTCCTCAAGCGACAGGAACTCGGCGTTGCCGTTGTTCAGCATCGAGTTGTCTTCGTCGATGCGGGCCTTGAGTTTTTTGATGGGAGTTGCTTTCAGCTTACTCCGCAAATCATTTGCCATAATACTTTGATTTTGTTAAGGTGTTAATATAAACGTTGTTAACTGTCGTCTTCGTCGGGAATCAGTTTGCGGCGTTTGCGTACTTTCATAACCGAATTCGCCTTACTCTGGAGGAGGTGCTCCTCGATATCACCTGCCGGTATCGACAGCGATAACTTATCCAGTTTCGACGACTTATCCTTGGCGGAAAACAGAAGCGAAGCGACATAATCACGCGTCTTCTGGGCCTCAAACAGTTTGAGTTTGTTAGCCTTATAAACCGGGCTCTGATAGACGGCCGTGTTTACCTCATCGACGGTTGCCGGTTTCTTGCGGTCTTCTTCATCGTTGAGGGCGGTGCGTATCTCCTCGCGAACCTTGGCTTCCATAATCTCGCAGTTGAGTTTAGTTTCAGCCAGCGCTCGCTCGGCGTCGGCCAGCAGCAGGCCGAGACGGTTTACGACAACCGGGAAAGTGATAATTTCACCAACCAGATTTTCGTAGTGGATGGTCATCAATTCGTCAACGTCGATTTCGTCCTCGAATTCCTGAAATTCGATTTCATAGACGTTCTTTCCAATCAGCAGTTTCCGTTTCATTCTTTAGGTTCTTGTTGGCTTACGTCGCCCGAACGTACACGACGCGTGATTTCGATAATGAGGTAGTGAACGGCTTTTTCCAGGTCGCGAATCAGACGGCTCTTGTTGTGACCCACGGTGATGTACCGCTGAAGATAGCGCGTTACCTGGTAGATGTTGATGGCCGCACCGTGGTCCATACCATACAGCATCTTCTTGGTGTCGATAACCTTTTCGCCGTCGGCGTACTTATCGGAGTACGTTCCGGCGATGTGGTTGATAGTCATCGCCAGGGCCTGGGCGGCTTCAGGTTCAGATTGGCAGATACGCTCGATGTCGTAAGACACCTGCGCAATCAATGAGTCTTGAATCTTCTTGTCCATGTTAAATAATATCGTTTTGTAAGTCATTAATGGCTCCCACCCATACGTACATCAGGCGTTCTTGCTCACAAATATCCGCCGATACACACGTACTTTGTAACGTTGAAACCGCCTTACGGTAGCTTTCCTTACAGTACGGCAGCAGATTCAAGGGCCACGAGCGGTTCCCCATCGCCAGTTCGCGCTTCAGGAAATACAGCAACGCCATCCAATCAGCAACCTTTACAATCGCGTGAGCAACGTCGTAATACGGCGCATCCTTAGAAAGCGTTTTGGAGACTACCGAATCGTCGCCAAATTCGGCCGCTACCTGGTGAGCGACAAACTCGTCCAAAACGTTACGCAGTTCCGACCCGTTGTAGGCGTTGTATTTCAGTTCGTGAGTGATATCACGACGCAGAATAGCCTCGTCGAAGTCGTGCATCAGCGCCATCTTCAGCGTCTGATACTTAAACGCGGCCACCGTATTATTATCGTCCCCTCCGGGCCAGAGATAGTCCAGCAGGCACATCGTAAAGACCGATACCTTGTACGAATGTTGTGAAACGCTTTCCTGCTGGTGGCGGTCGTACTCCAACCACTGCTTGATGTTATCCAACCGCGCCAGGTGGTCACGGTTGAAGAGTTTGATTAAATCATCCTTTTGCATAACCGATTTGTTTTACTATTGTAATATCTCTAACCTTGTAGATTGCGAAGACTGTACGGTCTTCTTTCCAGCGAAATAATTCACACGCCCTGAAACGGCCACAATACGGTTCAACAGCGTAGCTTCGTTTTCCGGCTGATGAAGCCAAAAGTCGGGCCACAACGTAATCTGGATGATGAGGTCGTTGACCTCCACTTGCAGTACGCCGTAAGAATCGCCACCCTTAGTTTGGCGTTCGAATACGTTATTCACACGGCCAACGATACAAACCTCGTCGCCCTCGTGTTTGCGCTCAAACTCAGCGGCGGTAACGTACAGCCGAACCATCCGTTTTCCGAGTCCGTATTCGTTCATCATACGTTCGTAGTCCACCTCGCCGTACCCGGTTAATTCACGCTGTTTGAAGACCCACCAGGCGTTAGTGTGAGCATCGGGCGAAGTGAATTCATCGGAAAGCGGTTCGCCGCGGCGTTCGAGATACTGCTTGACGATGTCCAGACGCTGACGCGGGTTCCGGATGTCTTCTACCAGGTCGAACGCTCCAGCCATAATAAGGCGCAACACCACGGTACGGTTTATACCTTTCGGGGCGGAGGTTATGAAGTCCTCAAACGAGAACACTTCGCCGTGCTCGTCTTTCATGGCTTTCAATAGCGTTAACGCCCGCTCACCTACTCCCTTGACCTTACCAAGCGAGAAGAAGATACGGTTCGTCTTGGGGTCGCACGTAAAGGTTTCACCCGAGAAATTGATATCCGGCGGACGGACCTCAATTTCGGCCCCGGTTTTCTTCATCTCCACCAAGCGATACGGGATATCGGATTCCTTCGAGGCATACTGAAGCGACGTCGTCCAGAACTCCAGCGGATAGTTAACCTTAAACCACTGCGACCAGTACGACATCATGGTATAGGCCACGGCGTGCGACTTATTGAAGCCATACGAAGCGAACGCCAGCATCTTGTCCCAAACCTCAGAAGCCTGGGCCGCGGCGCGTTTAGATTCAACACCTCGTGATTCTATCAACGCCGAATATCCGTTTACGAACTTTCCCTTAAACTGGGCCAGCGCTTCGTGGTTTTTCTTCTTGATGTAAGTACGACATTCATCTGACTCAACGGGGGTTAATCCTCCGACAACCATCGCTTTCATTATCTGCTCCTGATAGGTATAAAGCGAATAGGTGTCGCGCGTGATTTCCTCCATACCGGGGTCGAACTTAGGCTTCCTGGCGCCGTTCTTAATTTCAACGAACGTTTCGTGCGCCTTTACATCCATAGGACCCGGCCGGAACAACGCCGTCATAGCGATAAGGTCGTCCAGACTATGCGGCTTGGCCTCGCGGCAGTAGTTCATCAGCCCCATAGCGCCAAACTGGAACACATCCTCACACCACCCGCGCTGGAAATACCGGAATACCTCCTCGTCGCCGAACGGAATGGTGTTGACGTCGATTTGCTCCTTGCGGTTCTTGGCGATAAGTTTCAGAATAGACGAAAACTTATCCAGTTGGTTGAGGCCCAAAATATCCTCTTTCAAGAACCCTGACTTGTCGATATACTTACCCTCCCACTCGGAGACCAGCACGCCACCCATGCGTTTCATAGGCATCCACCCGTAAAGGTCGATGGGGTGACCATCTTCGTCTTCCTTGGGTACGATGATAACGGCCGACGGATGAACCGAACCCGTCTTGCACTGCGTGAGGGCGTATTTCGTCATGTGTACCAACTCCGGGTGGTCCTGAACGAAACGGAACAATTCCCGCGACGTTGCGGCGTAGTTGAACAGGTCGCCCCACGTGTATTCTATTTGGTCGTCAATGTCCTTGGTGAGTTTATTCATCACCGCAAACGGAACGCCCATAACCTTACCAAAGTCCTTCAAACAGGTCTTCAGTTTCATGCGCGTGTACGTACCCACAGAGCAAACGTGGTCCACGCCGTAACGACGGGCCATGTATTCCTTCACCGTATCACGGAACGCCACCGGGAAGTCGCAGTCGATATCAGGCATGCTGTCCTGACGGGCAACTGATATTTTCTCAACCTTTTTTATTTTCATGTTTCACTCTTCCTCTATTCCACCCAAACGGCGGAGTATCGCCATCATAATAACGTGAATTTCGCACTCCGTCATTTATCCAAATATATTTTTTACCAAACATTGGATTCCTGGGCCCTTTCATCGCTTCAGAATGTGCAGGCCGTTTCTTTCCTTTGCTCCAAGTGTTCACGCCTTTCAATGCGTTGCTTATTTTCAATCTCGTTTCTTCATTAACTTTGCGCCCTTTTAACTTTGCGCTCATTAACGCTTTAGACTCTTCTGAATGTCGTCTATTTTTGAACCCCACATTATTCAAACTTATCTTCTTTTTAGTTTCTTCTGAACGTTTCTTTCCTAAATTTGAACGTTGTATTTTCAGCTTCACTTCAGGAGGAAGCGGCTTGCCTTTACGAGAAATTGACAATTTCTTTCTTACAGCAGGCCGTCGAGTGAATTTTTCACTACAAAACATTTGTTTAGGAGCCATCTCCAAATTATATCCAATACGTTTATCTGTAGCGTTGAAATTTCGGATGCATACAAATTCCCAAACGTCGAGTTGTAGCTGGGTATCGCAAACACGGAGCGTTTCACGCTTGAAATTCTCACGTCCGTATTTTATAAAAGCACGTTTGAAATTCTTTCCGCTGCCTAAATACCCGTCGAATTCGTCCGTGTCACAGCGGTGTTGACCGATGTAAATCTTGCCGTTGACGAGGTTCGTAGTTTTGTAAATTATACCGTACATATTACCAGTTTTGTACGGTTATAATTGTCTCATTTAGGAAAGTCTCAGAGTAGTTACATCAACATCCAAATCAACCAAATCCGCTTCAGATTCAATCTTAACAAACTTTCCGTCAACTGTTTTTATCTTTTCACCCTTTTTGATTTTATATTTATCTCCATTTTCCAACTCGACCGTAAATATTGTTTCTGGTTCAACACGATTAGAGTTCAAAAATCGCTCAAACATGAGATTGTATTTCAACGGGTCCACGTCCGTGATGTACAGGCAATACGCAATCAACGAACCGCAAACCGAGCCACGGCCTGACCCAGTCATGATACCCTGCTCGCGACACCAGTTCATGATGTCCCAAAGTATCATAAAGTAATCACACAGCCCGTTCGGTACGATGATGGCACATTCCTTTTCCAACTCCGCCAGATACTGATCGAGGTTATCAACCTTACCCACCAGCCGCTCCTGTACGCCCGCTTCCAGTTTCTCGAAAAAGGCGTCTTCAACCGTAGTTTTAACAAACTCGTATTTCGGCAGGTGACGTATTCCGGTGGGTATCTTAAAGTCAATACTCTCCGTCAACGTCGTGGAATTAACCATGCCATCAATTATCTTTTCGTAAAGGGGCGCGGCTGCGTCCATCCACTCTTCATACGCCAGAATCGTCTCTTTTGAGTTTTTGAAATACTGGGTCGCACTTTCGGCATTGACCACGCCTGCTACCTTGTTCAGAAGCGACTTCAGGGGAGCCTCTTCGGCGTCGAGGTAATACGAGTCGTTTATAACGAGCGGCGGCGTCTGTCGGTAGAGTTTAATCTTACGACAGCGGCATACGTAGATATCAATACTTTCCAAGTGGTCGCGGAATAGGGTTTCGGACGCATACTCCACCGTATCAATCTGGTAGTACACACGGTCAAACGCGGCGTGATAGGCCGTCAGTAACCGCTTGCAACGCTCGACGTCCCCCTTGAAATAGTTTAATTCACTGTCGGGCGGTATCACGCATGCCAGGCCGCGGCCTAACTTGTAGAGTTCTTCCGCGGGTATGAATCCTTGATAATCGACGTTGATAGCCTTATTAACCAACAGCAGGTTTCGCCATCCCTTGGTATTCATGGCGTATAGCTTCAGCGAAAAGGTTTCCTGAACGTCAGCCGCCGGGTCGTAGTTACAAGCCACGGTAACGGTTTCGCCGATGATAGGTTTCAACCCCTTGCCTAAGCAAGCGGTCTGAAAGGCAAGCGTGCCAGCCAGCGTATTACGGTCACAAATACCAAGAGCCGTCATACGGTTGAATTTGGCCTTAGCAGCCCACTCTTCGCAGTTTGACGAACCGTTCAAGAACTCGTATTCGCTATGAACCCCCAGATGGACGAACGGAACCAATTCTTCGGCCGTACTGGTGCCGAGATACTTGAAGTCGCGGAATTCGGGACGGAAGACCACGGTTTTATCTAACCGCAGGTGGTCCTTTTTGATATTCGAGTAGTAGAACTTTCCGCCAAACTCGAAGAGGATGTATTTCACCGCACCATCGTACAGCGCGTCGAATTCGTCAGCCGTTACCGCGAACGAGAACCGTTCGTCGATTATCTTTCCGCTATCGTCGGGGTGGAGGTACAAAAAGTCCCCCACGCCCTCAATAGCGATTACGTTCAATTCGTCGTCGCGCTTTTCTTCGATAGCTAGATAGTTATCTTCCGCCCACCGACGTAGCGAGTCAGTCATATTACAGGAGTCTACGGGTTTCTGCGTTAGATAACCTTGCCGCGAAGAAATTGCGGGCCAGCATCAGGTAGTCCCACTTTTCTTCAACGGATACGGCCCCCGCAATACGGTCCACCAGCGCATAGCACGACTTCAGCAACGTATCGCGGTCATCCGTGTAGGCGCCAATATTGCGCTTGTAGAAGACGTACACCTTCAACAGCTGGTAAACTACCCAGAAATAGGCCGATTTCTCAAACACGTAGTTCTCGAACCCGGCCTCATCTTCCAAGATATCGCCTTTTGCGTGCCGCATTGCCAAGCGATTTATCATCTCTTCCATAAAGGCCGTTATTTCACACAGGCGGTTTACCGGAACCTCCGATTCGAACTTAAAGTCCATCATGTACGATATCGCTCCCTCGTAGTACAAACTGCGGCGCGTATTATTGGACACGAAAAGTTCGCTCATCTGCTCGGCGATATTATTCCATTCGTAGATATGGAGCGACTGCGAGTTGTGAGTTTGAACGCCTAACTCTACCCCCAAGCAGAGGGACATTACCTCCGTCAGGAACGAGAACTGGAAGATGTTCGTGGGTAAGCCCCAGTGGAGGTCGTTCGAACGGTTCTGGACCGTGGTAACGAGCTTCCCGTCGCGGATTTTCAGCATCACCATGTCGTTACACGGCAAGTCCTTCGATTTCACGCCGAGGTCAAACTTAGGATTCCAAATCGACATCACAACCTGGCGCGTTTCCGGGTCAGTGCTCAACAAGCGAATGGCTTCCTTTACCTGGTCCAGACCCGGGTCCATCGACTCGCCCTCGGACGAAATACCCCAGTGACGCAAACGCCAGCCGTAGGGGGCGTGAAACGTAACGCCATTATCGGAAAAATCGACCATCTTGCCGTTGAAGATTTTCAGGAACTCGACGTCCTTGCGACCCGTAACTATCCACATGGCTTCAGCCAGCAGGAAGAAGATGTTGATGTTGCGGGCGTAACCACCTACACAGCGGCGATACGGGTTGTTGATGATGGTCTTGACGTCGAGCAGTTCGCGTACCTTACCAGCACGAGAATCCTGAAGCGGGAGCGTCGTCATCATCGTGCGGTTGATATACGGATACACCTCGGCAAACGAACCGCGCGGGTCGGTAAATACCACACGCCGCCGATAGTCAAACTCAAAACGGCTAATGCCCGTTTCGGTCTGTGAAATTGATTCTTGCTTCATATCCTTAATACGATTTTATCTGGGGTAAATAACGTTGAAGACGGGTGGACGAAAAACCCCGGCCATGACGACCGGGGCGGGTAATGTAACGAATGTCCACCGCTTCCTTGCGGTTTATTTCTTGGCGGCTTTAGCTTTCTTAGCGGCGGCCGCTTTCATGAGCGCAGCGCGGGCCTTAGCCTTGGGGTCCTCGGCAGGCTCGGCCTTGGCTTCAGCCTTGGGAGCGGCTTTCTTCGCAGCGGGCGCGGCTTTCTTAGCGGCCGGAGCGGCGGCTTTCTTGCCGGTTGCCTTCAGGTCGGCCTCCATCTTCTCGCGGTTCTTACCCAGGCGCGTATCGGCGGTAGAAACGGCCGACTTGATGTCGTCGAGGTAGGTCTTCACAACCTCCATCGCTTCGCTCCAGGCGATACCCTTGAGCCAGGGCAGGTTGTTCCACGTCATGACAAAATCAAGGCCGTCTTCGGCCAGTTTGTCCTGCGAGGCCTGACTGCGGAACGTATTCAGGACGACGTTGGTCGTAGCGAACTGACCGTCTTTCGAGCACACGTTCTCGAACATGATGGCCACCGGATGAGAGTTGGCGCCGCCGAACTTGATGGAGATACCCTGCGACACGGCAACGTACTGGAACTCCTTTTCAGGGAAGAACTTACTCAGTTCCTTGCGGAGCAGGTCGAGGTGCTCGGGATTGGTCTGGGGCTTCAGGCGAATACCCTTTTCGTCACGCTTCGAGGGCTTCTTGGCGGCCTTAGCTTTCTTGGGCTTGGCCTCTTTCTTGGCAGCGGGTTTCTTAGCTTTAGGCTCCGGCTTGGATTCCTCGGGATCGGGCTCCGCTTCCGGTTCGGCCGGAGCGGCGTCTTCAGCCTCCTGGGCGGCTTCCTCTTCCTCGGCGGCTTCATCAGCCAGCTCGTCGGCTTGCTGCTCGGCGGGTGTAGGTTCGGCCGGAGCGGCGTCTTCCTCAGAATCGCTCTCCAGTTCGGCAAACGAACCGACGATGTCAATCAGGTTGTCAATCGTCTCCTCATCCATACCGGGAATTCCGGCCTGCTCCAGACGCTCGATGAGGATTTTCTTTGCCTCTTCCTCGGTCTTGGCGATGATACCGAGTTTCTTCAGCCGTTCGGCGTTCACTTTCGAAATTTTAGTTGCCATGATTTTTGTACGTTTTAGTGAAACAATTTTGATTTATTCGTCATTTAATCGGTAATAATCATATCGCGTTGGCGTATAATATAACGCTGACTTATGATTGGCCAACAAGTAGGCCTGCTGCTCGGTGATAATTTGGTCAACAAGAGCACAAGCGTCGCTGAACAGCATATTAGGGTCGTACCCCTCGGCGGCGGCCCGCGGCGTGCGGAGCATACGCGCCATCATACCCCTACTGCGTCCTCGTATGTGGAGAGAAAATATAACGCGCTTCATGCCTGTAAGATTGGCCAAGACATCAACGCCGTTTATTACAAAGCGGTTCAATTCCGGTTCGGTTTGGACGATGTCCTCTATGCCGCAATCGTAGGCCGTCTGGTCGATACGCAGTTTGTGATTTTCCTTGCGGATGGCACGCATTAGGTCGGTACACTTATTCGAGCAAGCACACTCAACGTAGTACCGCAACGGAACGGGCCGTGCGGCCGTACCACGTCGATACGCCAACCAACGGCGTCCATACGCCTTTATGGAGGTGAAGATTTTGAGACGAAACTCTTGTAATAAATCGTCGCGTTCCAACGACAATTCCTCGTAGGAGTAGAGTTTGTTGGCGTACTTAACGGCCAAGAACTCTAATTCTTTGTAGGCTTTTTCCGACGCTTTCATGCCAATTAGGTTTTACGATTGCGGACGTTTTACATACATCCACAGCACGAAGGTAGGTGAAAATTTCCAATACACAAAGAACTTTACAAGAAATTTTCAAAATTTTTTACAACACACGTATCACTTCCGACTTAGGTACGTTGTCGGCATAGACCTGGCTGCGTTCGTTGTAGAGCGTTATATAGTCGCCCTTTACGGCATCAAGTTTCCATACCTCACCCTGGTAGGAAAAATCGCTGTTGACCGAATAATAATTCACCCAGTCCTTCGGGCTCATGGCGAACATCGGGCGGTTCAGCGGGTCGAACAGTTCGGCCTTTACGTCGCGCATCTTTTCAGGCGAAGTGAAGATAGACGTCAACTTATTACGGTTAGCAATATCGTGTATCTTCTCACGCTTGAATTCCATCACGCGTGAGAAATATCGCTTGTCCTTAGGGGAGAAATATATTTTTCGCCTGAATTCGGCCATCAGATATTCACGCTGTATGACGTAGAAATACTCCGCTACCGACAGGCTCCGTGCATTATTCATGGCTCACCTTTTTAGTTTTCCTATTATGTTCCAAGCAAAATCGCGCGGACGCTGTAAACGCTCAAAGACCTCCAACGTCTCGGCTTCGTTACACTCGTCAATATCTTTCTTGGTCGTGAAAACTATATTTGTTGAAAAGTACTTGTCCAATTCGAATGCGTACTTTTTAATCTCTTTTATGGCGTCAAAATCGTAAAGCAACACCACCGCGCGGACGCCCTTTTTCTGGAGCATGGCGCGTTGGTAGTCGCTTATTTTCTTGCCGAACGTAGCACAGCACTTGACGTCGTCACACTCGTCCAATCGTAACCGACGGTCCACAGCTATTTTGTCGAATACGCCCTCAACCAATATCACCGTCGCGCCGGGCACCTTTATATCGTCGTAGCCATACAGCATCTTGGCGAAGTCGGCCCCGGTATCGTTACGCCAGCGCAGGGCGTCGGGTGGTACTTTCTTCGAAGCGTAACGACCCTGGAAAGCCGTGATGACGCCATCGGTAGTTACCGGAATGAGGATATAATCGGCGTACCGCCGTACCAACTTAGTACGGCCAATGGCGTATCGCTTCATAACAGCTGGAGTAAGACCGCGGTCGCGTTCGAGATAAGTGTCGTGCAAACACACTTTGTAGCCCACAGGCATCTTCCGCGGCGGCAGTGGCTCCAGTTTTACGTCTTCAGCGGCAGAAGTCGTCAAATCTCGTATTTTGGATATTACCTCGCGTTCCTCGATAGTGGCTCCCTCTAACAGGTACAACTTATCAAACTGCGATAGTAGCTTGTAAACGCCGCCCTCCTCCCAGCATTTCTTACACGAAAAGCGCAGAGTGCTGACGTTAACATAGAAATGGGATTCTTTCCCGCAAAAAGGGCACTTGGTGATATATTCCGTGCGTCGCGAATTAAACCGCCCGTTCGTACCAAGCAACTCACGAACGTCTATACCCCATTTATTCGTCATCGTCCACCGACGTATTACGCCGCCCGCGTTTCGTTTTGGTAGCGTGCTGCTCTTCGACGATATCCTCCCACGGCATTTCCAGCGTTCGCTTACGGTCGTAGAAACGCGAGTAGGTCATGTTGTTACAAATACGGATAATATCCCCGGCCTTGTGCTCACGAGCCTTGTCGAGGTACAAACGCATGATTTCTTCCTTACGCTCGTCGGACGTGAAATTCATCGTCACGAAACCGTCCATCGGGTTCACCTTGCCCTTGGCTTCGGCCAGGTTGTAACGTGTGATGACGAAGTCGGGGTCGTTGAGGAGTTCTGGCGGAATACCGTTAGCCTGGGTAGCAACGTGAACCACGGCGTTGAACTCCATCGCCAGCATCTTGGCCTGCTGAGCCAGTTTCATCTGACGGAAGCGCTCCTCGTTCATCGAATAGCTATGACCGTCGCCTAACTCGGCCAATTCGAGGTAGTCCCACAGTATCATGTCCACCTTGCCGTAGGCCCGTTCTATGTCCTGGAGTTCCTGACGCATCTGGGTAACGGTCATGCCACCGAAACTTTCAACCGCCACGACGATAATGTCGGTTTTACCTAACTTGGCCACGACGCGTTGCGCCATCTTCAGTTTAGTGTCGGAAATATTACCAACCTTTACATCCTGATAGATACCGCCTAACCACGCCGAATCGTAACGGGCCATGGCCTGCTCGCGCGTACCCTCCAGCTGGAAATGAACCACGCGATACCCCTGCCGTGAAGCCGCGATACCCAGGTGAACCAGCGCTTGTGATTTACCTGCGCCCGATATACCCATCCACAACCACGCCTCGCCTGTTTCGGGGCCGCCGTTCGAACCGCCTAACTTGTAATCCAGTTCGTCAATACAGGTAGGGATTTTGAAGCGGTAATTCCAGTCGGTGCTTCGCCGTTCCAGCTGACGACGGTTGAAGTCACTGAACACGCGGTCGTACTTGGCGTCCTGGATGGTGAAATGCGATATTTCCTCGGCCGCCTTGATGAGGATATTATATGCCTTTTCCTTATCGCCCATGTTGTAGGAATCGGCGATACGGTCGTTAGCGTCGAGGAATTTCATCTGGCGAATGTACGCCTCCAGCGACGCTATCAACGACGGAACGTCTTCGTCCGTAACATCGACGTCGCGTATATTCTCGATTAACTCCAACGCCCCCTCGTCATCCAGAAAGGCCTGCTGCAACTGACCAATGGTCGGTACACGCCCAGTTTTGGAATAACGTTCGGTCATCTTTTTCCACACTTTCTTTTCAGCCTCAACCTGGAGGTACGAAAAGCGCAGATATTGGTTCAATATATCGAACACCGAACGCTTACGGATAGCCGCCGAGAGCAGTTCGGTAATTAGGTTGGACGATAGTCTATCTTTAAGCATATCCTCGTATTTTGTACACAAGCGGGTAGTTCTTACCCAGTAATTTCTTACATTGTTCCTTGAACTTACACGTCGCACACCAAGGACTCCGGTGGTGGTATAGCGTCGTATTCACGATACACCACGCAAACCCCTTATTAGCGCCATAAAACGCCGCCTTGGCTTTTTCTTCGCGGTCTATAAGCCTAACTAATAACGCTGGTAACTCGGTCTCGCTCTTGAGCGTAGAGACGTCAAAACGGCTTTTCAGCCCCTTAGCCACAAAAAGGGCGGCCGACGTCGGATAGACCTTTTCCCACGATTTTATGGCCGCCTTACTGACCAGCCACGCCAATCGTGTACGACTTAGCGTCTTGCGTGATAAGCCCGAACGCTCGCCGTAACGACATTGTAATTGAAACAGAATGAAACGCCGGGTGAAGTCCTCGGTGGCAGAGGCGTAACGTTCTATGAAGTGATTCCACGCGTGGATATCGGTATCGTTCACGCGGAATGTCTGACGCATATCGCACCCCATCTGGTACAACACGTCCACCAACAGCCTCACGGCGTATCGGTAGAGTGCAGGTTTACGGATAACCAAATCGTCAGCCATCGTTCAAGAGTATTTAACCAGTTATCAACCGCCGTGTCCAGTATTCCAATACCATCCTCGCCGACGGCCTTAACGTAGGTATTTAACCGTGTCGATGAGTGTTCCGAGAAATAGGCGTCATCAATGTCTATAAAGTCAATGACGGCCGAACGCGTCTTGGCTTCCGTAGCGCCAAGAACACGCCCTTTACGCTGGATGGTGTTGGCGTTTTCAAGACCTCCATCGACGTTGAAAAGTATTTCAACCTCCGGTAGCGTAACGCCTTTCTTGAAGATATTAGACGCCATAAGTACGCCGCCATCGGTACGTTCCAAAAACTCGTTTTTGACACGTTCACGCTCCTCATTATCGGTATCGCCATGGATAAAAGTACACCCGGTGAGTTCGCTGATATGACGGCCGTGGTCCACGGATTGAAACATCACCAGCGTCTTAAACCCGCGGTCGCGGCACATCTCGATGACTTTAACGACGATAGCGTCACGAATCTGAGAGTTGAATATCAACGCCTTTTGATACGCCATGTAGGTAGCGGCACTGATAGCGCGGGCATCCTGCTCTAAGGCCAGCAGAAATACCTTGTACTCGGTTAATACGCCGCGTTCGCGCAGCGTTTCTTCCTTGATACGATATACCACATCGCCACTCCAGGCTTTAAGATGCAAGTTCTCCACGAACGCTTCTGCGCGATACGGCGTGGCCGAAAGACTTAGCTGATGCGTGAGGTGCTTGCAACTTTTGTATATCCTCAACTTAGGAGCCGAAGCGTTATCGTGAATCTCATCCACAATCAAAAACCGCAGGCTCTTCAAAAAGTTCTTGAGTTTGTTCTTCTTTCCGGTTTCGGTACAGCGTTTGGAGAGCGTCGATTGGATAGTTTGTATCATGCCAACGGTTACGCGCTTTTCGGTATCAACACGTCCAGCGCGTATCTCGCCAATCTCGATTCCGCCATAAGGTTCAAAATAGCGCGTAAAATCATCTATGGCCTGCTGGAATAGGGTTTTACTATCCACCAAGAAAAGGACCTTGTGTGATACGGCTTCGGTCTTCAAGAAGATACGTATGCACTCGCCGGCAATAAAGGTCTTACCACCACGCGTTGGCACGACGATGATACCTATACGTCGCCGGAAAAACGCCTCTACAGCCCGCCGCTGGTGGATGTACTTTCCACTCAACCGCTCGTCAATCTTCACTGACCGCGGTAGCTTAAAATCGTAGTCCGTCAATCGGTACTCGCGGCCAGCGGACGAAAGTTTTTTAATCAACGTCGGCAACATCCCGACCTTAAACGTGAACGCCCGACGGTCAAACATCTGTATTGTGTCCGAGTACGCAAAAGGGCTCGGGTTACGATACGTGAGCGCCTTGGCCACGATACGTTTACCCAAGCTATCGCACCCGACAAACGAGTACTCAAAAAAGTTTACGCGAACTATTTCTATCCTGTAGGCTGCCATATGCATATCCCCGCCGCTGTGAGCGGTTGCTGTACTGAACCTTTAACTTTGACGATGTCAAGTCGCGCGGTATAGGTTTAACAACCACCCAAATGCCGTGCTGAGGAGAGTGGCGTATATACCCTGCTCCAGCCATGAGGTTGAAATAGGCATTCATGGTGGTAACCGAACCGTACTTGCGATAATTTTCTGCACGTTCCTCCAATATGGCTCGTATAGCTTTCTGCGTTACCAAACTGCCATACGAACATTTGGACATGTATTCACGGATAACGCTCCAAGCCGTAACGCTGGTCTTTGTTCTTCGAAATACCATGGCTAACTTTCTTTGTCAACGGCGTTGGCGTAATAAGATACCAAATACTCAAGAAACTCCAGGCGACGTTGTTTTTCGGTAATAATCCACCAAAAAAGGAACGCTTCTGAATTGGCGTCATCAGGACGTACAAACGCTGGGATAAGTTCAGACACCGTTGGCCTACTGCATCCTCTATGACGAATCAACGCGAGCATCAATTTGTTGAACTCCTTGTCGTCAGTTTCCTCATAGCCATTTTGGATTATCGTATTTATCAACAACGGACACATACCATTGTATCTTTGAGGATTCTTTCGCCATTCATCACGCGCTTTCACGCATATCTTGAATCTCCATTCATTTACAGTCATCTTTTTCAACAATCTAATTCAACATTTTCAATCAACACGCCTCTCACGCGTACACATGAATATCATTCTTGCTGGTGGGGGATATAGCGAAGGAGGTTTACCCCCTTTCCCCCTACCGCCAATGTGGCGTCTTGCTGTATGGGTCGCGTGTCGTTGAAGTGGTTTACCCCTGGTTATCCCGAACACCGTTGCACGCTTTGGTAACAGCATAAACGTTGTAGGCCATTATACGTCGTTAAACGCCGCGCTGAGGTACGTGTATAGGTTCGTATAAGAAAACTCGCTGCCAATGAGATTTCGGCCTTCAAACGCGAAAAGGCCCGGCGTTAAACCGGGCCTCCTCTTCGACGAACGTCTACTATCGCTTGGGGGGATATTTCTTGTTAGAAATGTACTTAAACCACCCAAACCAGTGATTCCAGAAGTGACGTGAATAATCAGGGTCATCCTGCGTATACTGACACTCGGTTTCGAAGCAGATGTTCTTGTACGCCATATTGTACGGAGGCAAGAAGATTTCGATCAACCAGCACGCCACGTACACGGCATAATACGACGTCACCCAAAGTAACCACCACCAAGGGTTGTAGTCGTAGATGAGCCACGTTGTAAGGAACAACGCAAAGGAAGTGATCATGATCTGAAGAACCTGATGCCAGTGACGACGCTCGTGGCGTTTGACACGCTCCGGGACTTCACGCCCGTGCTTGTCTTCGCGAACGAAGATCATGAACCACAGGGTCATCATCCAGAACTTTCCGACGGGAATGTACTTGTTGAAGATAATCCACATACCTCACGTGTTTAGGCGCCAGCCGTGGTGTTGATGGTGCAGGCGTTACCCTCAACCGTTCCGCTACCCTGAGCCGTACCCGTGAGGGTGATGGTCTGCAGGAGGTCGGTCTTCTTGGCGTACTCCTCCATGTTGGGCTTGCCCTGAACGTCGTCCCAGTTGACCGTGGTAGCGCCACCACCGCCCTGTCCGGCGTCAGCCAGTTTCAGATCGACGATCGTGAGCAGATCGTTGACCGTCTCCATCGTGGCGTAGGGAGTGATCGAGAGGCTCTCGCGAATCTTGGCGATGAGGGCCTGAATTTTCTCTGCGTTAGTCATAATTTTGATGTTGTTAAATTGTGAATAAAAAGGTTTCTAATTCTTGTGGAATCCGGCTTTGACGTCATTGTACGTAGCCACGGTCTGAGCCGTATCCCATACCGCAATAACAAGATTGTCGGTAAGTTGTATGACCTTCAACTGCCGTGAGTCTTGTGAAGCAGTAGGAATACCCGGCGCGTTGGTTGTGAAGGTTACGGTCTTCTCGCGCTGCTTGCCAGTGTAGTTGAAGTCCGACGTCACCTCGACCGACGTTGTTCCGGGTAACTTGGCGGGGTCGAACGACACATAGAAATTGTCACCCGAACCGTCGCCCCAAGCAATTGTTGTTTTCTGAATAGCCATACAAGTTTAATTGTTCCCGGAGGGAGGTCACCCCCGCCTCCGGGATTGCAGTGGATGGAAATTACGATACCGTGAACTTGGTATTGGTCGTAACCTGAAGCGTAACCGAGGAGCCGTCCTGAGGAACGTTCACCGAGGTCTTGTCGATGTTCAGGTAAGGATCACCAGCAGCCTGCTTGAGCGTGATGGTAGCAGTCTTCGAACCCTTGGTTGTGACGGTGATCTGCTGGGTACGCTCCGAGATGGTGGTATTCGCCGCGGCGGTCAGTGTCAACTCGAAGGCGTACTTCTTCGTTGCGCCGGGGTCGCCGGGAATGGCCTTGCCCGACGTAGCGGCAGCGGCATTAGCTTTGTACGAGATAGCCGAAATATCAGCAGCGATGATCGCTCCTGTGCCTTTCGAGAACGTCAGCGTGTCAGCGTTGGACATACCGTCCAGTACTACTGAGCCGCCTGCTTTGGGGACCGAAGCCTCGGCACCGTCTTCCCACGAGACGAACTCGGCCGCGGCCTGAAGGATAGCGGCGAAAGCCTTGTTGGGCGTCACGCCGGGGGCAGTGATCGTGAAGTTGTCCGTCTGGTTGAGACGGTTGCCAAGGTTAGCGACCTTGGCGTTCAGGTTCAGAGTGGTGTCACCCGAACCGCTTCCGGGGCTACAAATCACGTAGCTTTTTGAAACATTAGCCATTTTTTTTTTTATGTGGATTATTCCACGTTAAACGAAGTGTTTGTGTATATATTATTTTGTCCGAACCAATCGTTTTCTTGTGTAAGCCAAACGACCAACTTTTCAACCTCCAAATAAGGCTTTTCGGCAGAGTGTGAATACAGCACTTCGCCGTTCAACACGACTCGCTGTATGGTAGGTTCGCCCGGTTGAGGGGGCCAAATTACTTTGCCATTGAAGATAACACGGTTGATCTTGGCGGACGTCAACAGTTGGCGACCGTTCAAAACCAAATCCGTTATTTTCCTACTGGCCATCAGCATCAGGTTTTACCTCGATGTACAAAATGTTGTCATTTTTCATGGGGGCTTCCTCCACCACCTCAACGCCGCGCACCGAATCCGAACGAACGCTCGCGGCGTTAATATCGCTTTGAAACTTTTGTTCGGTTTCGTCAAAAATTTGCTCCGAACGCGCCAACTTACCGTCAGACGTTTTGGAGGTTAGAAGTCCGTAGATATTGATCTCAGCCATGTTGCTATGAAATTACACCGTTAAAACGACCCGCAGCAAACGGACCTGCACTGCGGTAGCAGTTGTAATAGCCTTTACCCTCGACCATCACCGATACTGGCATGGCCATCGGTACGTCGAAGCCGCCGGAGGTCACGTTGTTGATGGTCATATTGGCAGGAACACACAGCCATATGTACTCGTTAGCGCCGACGTCCACCGTAACGTCTCCTGCCGGCGAAGGCTTGATCGGCTGCTGATACATCGCCAGAACATCTTCCGACTCGATACTGCTCTTCGGCGAAGAACCGAAGTACATACGGTCGTAAGCACTGGCCGTCGCGGTAGCTGTCTTGGTGATACCCTTTACGACAGCCGTGATTTCATACTCCTGCGTAGCGCTGATATGGTCGGTGATACTCGTGAGCGCAGGATCGGTAGTGAGAACGGCTTCGCCTTTGCGCACTTCGAGTGAATCGGGCGTTACGGGCTGGTCGTTGAACTTAGCCTCCCAACTCAGCGTTACCTCGGTTTCAACGTCGTTTTCGAAGAGGTCGGGAACTACTTGGAACGTCAGGTCGGTGTACTGGGTGTAGACCACCGAAGCGAGTTCGTCAACGCTTTCCTTCGACGCGGCGTCGATGTTGGCGCGGGCCTGCTCTTGTTGAAGCGCACTGAGCGTTTGGGCGATGTCGAATCGTACGGCTCCCGCGGCCTCACCGCCGCCGCCCTCAAACACCGGAATCATCACCGCCTGCACCTGCCAGTAGTTGGTATTCCAGAACAGCGTGACGAACGCCACATGCGCGGTGTCAGTCGTCACCGTTATAGGGTTCAGCTGGGCATCGACGAACTTCTTGTACACGATGGCTGAATTGACTCCCACCTGAGACAAGTATGCCACGCGGGCCGAAGGCGGTTCGATAGGGTCCGTATCAGCGTCAGCGATACCAACAATAGACGTACTCATTGTTGTTTCAAGCTGCTGAACATAATCCAACAACGCCAACTCGTAGTTTTGTTGGTTGGGGACTTCAACCTTAGTCCCCTGCGGCCGTTCGTCGAGGGTTTGAAGGATGAGTCTCCGGACTTCGTTATAAGACAGTGGCATATGGCTATGAATAATCTTGTTCGTTGTACTCGTCGCTATATTCACGAGTGTCAACAAGGTTATAATTGACAATGATCGAAATACGTTCCAGAGTTTCCTCTTTGACTTTTTCGTCGTACTCTTTGAACAGCTGTTCACAAGTCTTATGCGCTGTTTCTTTGATAGTACGTTTTATCCACAGCCCGATACAAGCGTCGGGCTGAAGCGTTTCGGCCACCAGCAACGTATTGTTGATGGCGTTACGGAAGTCGCCGTCAAACTCCAAACGTATCTTGCCGTCTTCCTCGGCCATGACGCTGACGGGGAACGGGTCGATAGCTTCGTAGTCTTTACGTTCGATGCGGAAGACCTTTTCACTCACGTACACCACCTGCCAGACCGAACTGTCGGCGAACGCCGCCTTAACGGCATTAAACGTTCCCTCGTAGTCGGCCGTTTCAGGCGATTTGACGAGAATATTAAACGGGTCCAGTACAAACTCCTCGCCGAGTGCCGCGGGCGACTGTATGGTCACCTGTACGCCTGCACGGCGAAAGTCGGCATTGTAGAACGTGGCGCCGATAGGTAACTGATAACGGCTGCGCAACGATTCCATCTGCAGGTTCTTCACCGCCACGGCGGCTACCTCGAACTGACAGAGGTCATCGTCGGCCCCTACAATCTTGATTTCAACGTCGGCGGCGGGTTGCGTGTTCTTGTTGATAAGCGCGAACGCCATGCATTCCGTCGGGCGATTCTGTAACGTCAGCAACGACACCTGGTCGAACAGTACGTTCAACGCCGAGTTAGGAACCGGGGTTGAACTCACGTAGCCGCCCAGGCTCATGCGGGGGTCGTTTTGAGGCGCGTCGGGCGACGTCACGAGCGAGTTCGGTGCGCCTGTCAGAAAGAGCATCATAAATTCACGGTCAAAACAGAGTTCGTCAATATTTTCGACATCCCGTCGATGAGGTCCTTATACCCCGCCGACGAAAGCATCTTGAAGGCACTTGCGTTGCGGCCATCGATGTCACGATAGCGCAACGAGAGAGAGGTTTGACCGCTGTTGAGCGGAACGAAGATATTGGCCTGGGCATCCGTTACCGGGAAGCGAGCCGTGGTACGGACACCGCCCCAAGTAGTCGCCCCGCCGTCCAAAGCCACGAGTTGGTATTCGATATCGGCCACCGTAGGTACGATAACGAAGTCGTCCCCCTCGCCGAGGGCGATATCGCCACTCCATGAAGCCAGCGTAAGGGTAGTGTTGGCGTTATCCACGATTCTCATGCCCTTGCCGGTAGCGCGGTTGAACAGCGTCCATCCGGCAAACACCGACGACGGGATAGTTCCGCCCGCGCTCGATACCGTACCCAGAACGTTGTTGTTACCCTCCAAAATACGGAACTGGAGGTCCGACGCCCGGATTTCGAAGCCTGTGATGGTGTAGCCGTTCTCGACGGCGATACGCAGCATATTGCCGTAACGTTCCACGTTGAGCACGCTGACGATATTGGAAGAGGCCGCGGCGATTTCCTCCGTCGGCTCCACGTTGAACGTACACGAGTTACGCATATCGACAATCGACATCTCGCCGTTTTCCCAGTTCAGCTGGGCGATGATGAATTCTTCGCCTACCTGTATTTCGGGAATCGTATCCGACTGTACCATCCGCACCTGGAACGAATCGTATTCGTAGATAAGTTCGTTGGCCGACGACGGTACGAAGCCTGGCGTGAACGCCCCTACCACGCCGTAGCGCAAGTTGCTTTCAGCCACGGCCGGAGCGGCAATAACGGCCGACGTGTCGGAGACCACGTTGATAACCTCGTAGTTGAGGATGTTCTTGGTAGAGTCGATAAACTTGACAGCGTTAGGGAAATTATCGCCGCCACGGAGAACCTTTGTGAATTCGGTTCCGACGCCTGTGAGGGTGCCGTCGGTAGTGACGGAAACCGTTCCGGCCTCGTAGTTGGTTACGGCGCGCGAAAGGATGACCCACGTCTTGGTTTCGGATTGAATGGCCTGCAGCGTTACGGCTTCACGGCTGATGATACGGTCGAATTCCTTAGTCCACGCCACGCCCGGCGCAATCGAGACAACGTCAGCCTCGCCAGTGGCCGTGATTTCAAAAGCGTTGTTGTCGGAATCGCGAGCGATTCCGAAATTTTTTACCATGGACTTAAACACCGCCTTGTAACCTTCGTCCACCATCAGGCGGCGAAAGTTCTCCAATTCGGCTACCTCCAGAAAGAGGTTCGGTGACAGTTTCAGTTTCGACATATCTATTCGACTTTTATGACGTTAGTGTTGGTCTTCAGGTCCACCAGACCGCTATCGCCGTTTGTGTTTATGATAATTGAATTTGGCGTCAACACCAGATACGGCGTGAATTCCGACGGCGTAGTGGACGTATTAACGGGCGTCGTACCGTAAACGAATACGGGCTGGAATCCGTACGGAATCAAGTACTTATTCACTATTTGCTCCAACTGGGCCTGAGACATCGTGTTGTTGTTATTCTTCAAGAAGATGTAGAATAACCGCTGTGACTGGATGAAGCCGTTGGAACGGGCATCGACACGGAGCGTTTCCTTCAACGGGAGGATATTGCGGCCGTACACCAGCGGGCGTATCTTGTAGTCCCATATGTAGAGCGTGGCCGTAGCGTCGTCGCCACCGAGTTGAATCTTCGGGAGAATGTACTCGACGGAATAGTTGTTGTAACACAACTGGGTCCCCAGGTGCGGAGCGATGTTAAGGCCCGGGGCGTTGATGGTGATAGGCTTCGTGCTGTAAGCGTGAATAATACCGCGAACTTGATACCACGTGTTGGCCTTTAGGGCGGAAAGGGGTAGTTCGTTGGCGAAATAGTCCGTTACCTGTGTAGAATCCAGGCGAGCGAAACCGCCAGCGATTGCCGTCTTGAAGATGTTAAAACCCTCGGTGCCGAAATTCAGCGTGCCCTTACCGTCGCTCTTCATCCAGAACGATACCTCGTACGAAAGATTGCAGTCGGCACGGTACACGCGGTCGTCCGCCGGAGTAGTGACGTCACCGCGGCCTAACCCGCCGCTGCCGGTAATCTTCAGGCAAACCTTGTTCTTGTAAACCGGGATTTTCTTCTCGCGGTCGTAACCTACTATGTACTGGTCGGCTATTTCCTCGATAGCGACGTTACCCGTAGTAACAAAGTCGTCCAACGACTCGAAGTCGGGTGACGTTTCACGGGTTTTATTCAGCTGGTTGGAATCGCCCACGCCGCGGTATAGAGGTGACGATTGCCCCAGGCACCACCCCATCTTCGATGCTGGCAGGTTATCGGTCAGCAACTCGTCGCTATCCTCAATACCGAACAGCCGTACAAATTCGCCGTTGTAGGGGCGGCCATCGCCCTTACGAGCGAATACCATCGACGTACCGCGTTTGCGGATTTCGTCGTAGTAGTGCGAGGCCAGATACTGGAGTTCTTCTAACGTGACGCTCTTTTCGTCGAAATACAATCCTATCTGGCGAACGTACTCCCGCAGCAGGTCGAAGTCGTTGTAGATGTTTTCGAACCGTTTGGCGAACGATACCATCATAGCGAAGAAACGCCCCACGGTCGAGAACAACGATACGTAATCGCGGTCTTCGTCGTAGTTACGGTCGGCACCGCGCGTAACGTATTTCGCCATCACACCGCGGTAGTACAATTTCTTGAACAGGTTACGTTCGATGCGCTTAGTCTGTTCCGACGACGCCACGGAAGCGAATATCGACTCGTCGATGGTAGGAGCCACAAACTGAATAGGCTCCACCGTGCCCGTAAACATAACGGACTTGAACTCGATAGGAGCGTCGCCGCCTTGGCGTATGTACTGTATCGAGACCATCATCGTACCGTCGGCCGTGATGGGGTCCAGTGCTTTTAAGGCCTCGTTGGTAAGTTCTGCCCACTCAGTCCAGAAAATACCGTCAGCCGATACCTGGAACAACCGCACGACATCCGTAGGAGCGCCACCCGTTAGGTCGTCAACAAACTCCGTCAACGACACGCGGCCCGATATATCACACGTAATCGCCACCAACAGCTGGTCGCCCACGGCGGCCATTACGTTGCTAAGTTCGGGGTCCTCGGCGCGGTCGTACACCAGGTCGGCTCCGTCGCGGCGATACTTTGTTTCTTCACCATCCGTAACCGTCAACAGCAACCGCCCGTCGCTCGTAAGCGAAGCGTCGGCAGGCGGCTTGTCCAGGCTTATCATCAGGTCGCCCTGAACACCTTTCGTATTGTTGATGGTCTTAGGTCCCTGGAGAATCTCTGCCTCGTAGATTTCAGGCAGTTTACCCGCGGCCTCGGCCATAATCGTCACCTCGTTCGATGGCGAGATAACGACCTTGCTGCGTATGGAGGTAGTGAGATTCATATCAGATGGACATTAACACGGTTGCTTGGTAGTTTGCGTCTTCGACGTTAGGGTAGAATACCTCGGAAAGAACGCCGTTGTTGTCGATAATCACGTTGCCGTCCAAGTCACGCATCACGAAACTGCGTATGCGCGGTAACGTGTATTCGGGGACGTTGATGTCGTAGCTGGGGTTGAAATGCGTATCGGGAACGTAGCGCACGCCCTCGACGTTCTTGACGACGTACAGCATATCCTCCCACTCCACCTTGTCGCCCGGCTCCCAGAAGCGGTAGTCGAACAGTTTGTTCATTTGGAGTTGAATCTGGGTACGGACGTCGTCGGTATTGTAGGCCGGGTCGATATCAACACGAAAATCAACGTTCACGGCCAGCCAGTTTACGTTACGCAGGTTGATAGCCGGGTAACGTGCTCCGGCGATAGAAACACGCAACAAGTCGGTTAAGCACAGATATTCCTCAGCACGGGAATACATTTCGTCAAACTCCTCCTGGGTAAAGTTCTGGCCGTTGACCGAAACCACCGTAAGGTTGATGCGGCTTTCAGCGGCCGACCCGGTGGTTTGCGTTTCGCCATACCCGCCTTTCAATACCCGCAACACCCGCGGGTTAATTTTCATCAGCACCTGCTCCAACTGCGAGAGCGTGTTCATCGCCAGTTGGTTGACGCTTTCTTTGATACGGATACGGAACGTTTCGTCGTCTTCCTGGTCGCGGCCGCCCGTTGCCTGGTATTCGTTGGTACAACTCTGGTGTCCAGGAGGCGTAGGGTTGACCCGATTCAGCGACAGCGGCGGAACGTTAGTAGTAGCACCAGACTTCGTACAGCGAACGGGAATATACGCCAGACGCGAATTTACAACCACGGTGCCTGTATCGTCAACGCCGCCGATGGTAACGTCTTCCGTCGAAACGAACGTCAACCCCGTCGTCGAGGTAAACATCGTGCCCGCCTGGTAGAACGTCCCGGGGTCGCCAATCACGCGGACGTAGGTAGTAGCCGGAGCCGCTCCGAAACGCGGCGCCACGCCCCGTAACGCAGCCAGCGCGTCGAGGTATTCCCCGGCGGCGGTATCCGGGAAGATGTGCCCCTCGATAACCGCCTGATTCACCATAATCTTCTGGCCAATCTTGGAATCGGCATAGGCTATGGCGTTCAAAACCGACTCGGCCGATACATCGGATATCTTGTCGGTTTTGTTCAGGAGTATTTCCAGCCACATCTGCTTCAACTCCTCGATGGACGTTATCTGCGTTATCATAGTTTTACTTTTTTGGTCACCTTATCGTTGTACTTTGTCTTAATTTCCAGCGTACAAACCAACGAATCCTGGTTCTGTTCAATAGCCGTCATATCGACCGACTCAAACAGGTCATCCTGAAGGAACGTGTCCACCATCTGGCGACGAACCGTAGGTAAGGCCAGCTGGGCTGCGGTAACTCCGGCCGTCAGGTTAGGGTCAACCCCCAGCAGCGGGTTATCGGGAACCGTGCCGCGGTTCATGCCCATGAGTATCATCACCTTTTGGTCGATGTTGTCCTTGTATTTAACGATTTTCAGGTCGCCTATACGCCGGGCCGAGGTGACGGTCGTTGAGTCGCCAGATCGCCGAAAAACGGCCTTTGTTGCCACTTCCTCTTCAACCTCGATGGTGATCTTACGGGCGATGTCCTTGCCATAGACCTGTTCACCGATAGGCGGTTCCAAGATAGTAGTCACGGCGGCGGGCGTGATGTTATTCACCATAGCCGTTACAGGCTTCAACTCGTCGATTTCCCACTGGTCTTCTTCGAGGTCGTTGTCCAGCATGAGTTGCTCCCACGAAACGCGGTCCATGCCGTTCGATTGGATGGCTATGGACAGGTCCTCCATGGTACGCTGAGCGCCAATCGACGACTCGACCTGAATAACGGGCTTGTAGTTTCGGGCCGTCAGCGTGGTGCGCCGGAACTTGGGTAGCTTCGTAACCTTTTCGACCTGCATAACGAGGTTGTCGATCCACTCCATCAGCAGCCAATAGCCGCAGTTATCAAAGCGGTTGTCGTAGTTCTTGAACTGGGCTTGTAACTCACGGCAGTCGGCGAGCAATTTCTGGAGACGACGCAGGCGGTCATGATCGACGCTTTCACTGAGGCCCGAAAAATACTGGTCGATGGACGTGTAATCGTTGTCGAAGAAGTCTTGGTATCGCTCCAAGAAGTCCGTCAAACGATATTTCGTCACGTTGGAAAATCGGATTATGTATTCAGGAATCAGCATGGCTAAAACATATTCATGATACCGCACGTGAGCAGATCACTGACCTGTCCCAGTACCCGCGTTACACTTCTACTCAACGATTGGTTCATGACCTGCCCCAAGAAGTCGTTGAGAGACTTGATGGTGGTATAAGCGGCCACGGCGCGCAACTCGATCGAGTAATTCCAGATCATGTTGCTGTTCTCGTCCATCGAGTAGTTATCCTGAACGACCTCAACGTAGTACGCCGTGTTGAAGGCGTGGTTGGTGAACACCAGCCGATAGGGCTTTCCGTTAGGGTCCAACTTCGTAGCCGCGGTGAGGATTTTCTGCATCATCTTGGTAAGGCCGTACCCCGTTTTGGCAATCATCGTACGGTTATCGCCTACTCCGGCGGCTCCCGTAAACATGCCGATATTGAAGAACGGGATGGAGGCTCCTTCTTCAGCCTGATCCTTGAACTGCTGCTGGCCGAACGAGACGCGCAACTTGCGGCCGAACGTACCACGCAGCGAAATATCGACGGGGTTGAACGACGGGTTAATCATCGACACCACCACGTTGTTGGTCTTGGTGATAGTAGTGAGCGATGTCCGGCTTTCAGTGATGTTACTGGGCATGACAGGCAGGTTCATGAAAGCCGCGGTTTCACCGCTTGACCTTATCAACTCCAACGTACACATGTAGTACTCGTAGTCGTCCGGCGCAACAGCGTGTACCAACCCGCGCCCCATCGTAACAAGCGCGTCGCTCGCTGCGCTGGCAAAGTCGCCTTTGGCTTTATTGAGAACTGTTCCTGCTATGGTCGGCATCGTCTTAAATTTACATCAATTATACTTGTTACACGGGTATGGCCGACAACGCAGCGTCGGCTGCCGCCAGAGTTTGAGCCGCGGCGGTTACAGGGGCCGGAAGCGGTAGCATGAAACCACCAACGATACGTATAACCTGCTGGATGGCGGCATTACCGGTAGCCACCTGCGCTTTGGCGGTAGCTGCGCCGGACTTGGCTGACGCTATGACGCCTGTGGACGCTACACCTGCCATAGGGTCAGCGCATACGGCCTGAACGCCTAACGAAGTGGACGCCTCGATGGCGTTGGTGCCTGATGTTTCAGCGGCTTCGAGCCACGTTTCGGCTTCATCGATCTTTTGCTGGATAGAATCACCAACCGACTGCTCCATGTCGTCAACGTAGCTGTTAGCCTCTTCTTCAGGCAGCGTGGCGAGGTAGTCCTTGCACGTAGCGCGGATAACCATTTTGGGGTCTATTCCTAACTTTCCCATGGCGTTAATGCGATAATTTCTTGTCCTCCATCTTTGGCATTTCGCTGGCCATCCAACTCGAAAGGTTCGAACCCGATGAGGCTATCAGGAGGTCTTTTTGGAGAGCCTGCACCAGCGATTCGATTTGCGCGATATTTACCACGCCGCGGTTTGAGCCGCCGTTGAACGAAGCCTTTTCACCCTTCACAATGAACGTCGACTTGCCGCCCTTGGTAGTATACTGCAATTCGTCGTCTTGAAGGACTACTTCAATTCCCGCCTCCGTATCGACGCCGTTCACTATGTGTGCCGTTACGCGGGTTGCGGAAGTGATCTCGACGTGCTTATCACCCGATACGCTGATATCGGCGTCGGAAATGATGTTCACTTTGGAATCGACGTTGGCTGACTGAACTCGGATATTGATTTCGGCAGGGGTGTCCTCCGTACCGCCGACGTAGATGTCGATGATACCTTGAGAGGCGTCGGTCTTCACCTCGGCAACCACTCCGTTAGATTCCTTGCGCATAGTACGCTGACCCGGTTGTTGCTGGTTGAACTTGTGTAAGTCCAAAGAATTTACAACGATAGGCCACTGATTGTATTCGTCCAGCACCCAAACCACAGGGGTCCCGAACTCGTCGATTGATACGGGAAACTCCACCGCTTCGAGAACCGACGGGGGGATAGGTACGTTGTTGTAAATAGACCTACCTGCGCCGCCCTGAATAGACACGGTGTTGGTCCTCATGCAGTTCTGGATGTATAGTTCGCGGTTCTCGCCTCCCTCAGGGATAACGATATAACCTATACCGCCGCATCCCATATGAAGGTGATTCATCTGTACGCCGAATGGCGCAGGGGTGCGTTTGTAGTCTTTTGTTTCCATAGGCTATTTTCCGGGCAAAAAGCCGGCTTTTTTACACAGGATGTTCAAAATATGTTGATTGATGTGGATGTCAGCAATACATTCATTGAAGGTAGTTTTCCCGTCAATAAGGCCGTCCCACTTTTCAGGGTACGCAGCCCCGCTTTTTGTTTTACCGAAGTCAACCAAGCCGAAATATCCACTCAATTTATTGTAACCATCAGCCTTATCAATAATAGCTAAATCTTGACGTGTACCGTCTATCAGGCTTGTCTTCATGCCGCGCGATACCTGTAATGTGGTCGAGCGGAAAACGCGGTTTCCGACGCTTTGGAAAGTATTCGTCACAGCGTCAACGTAGTACATTTCCTGCGTAGGGACGAAATACATCCACGTACCGCGCTTGATCTGGCGGTTGCCGTACAAGGTGATGGTCCCCTGACGGGTGAAAGGCAAATAGATCGTCGTTTCGATCAGGTACTTCAAATCGAGCATCATCTGAAGATACGACTTCGCGAAGTTATCACGCGCCTGTTTGCTGATCTCTTCGCTGGCGTTATCAACGTCAGCCTTTCCGTCGTTGACGGTGTTGTAGTAGTTACTTTGAACGTGGCAAGCGCGAGCGCCGAATAACGCCGCCATCTCCGGGAAGAATACCGCTGGAATGTAGTACACCGTACCGTCGTTACCGCCGAACGAAACGCGCGGCCGGAGGTAGTACCACGAGTAAGCGTTGGAAACGCTTTGAGTGAAATTCGTTTCAACGACCTGCTCCTTCTGAACCACGTGATACAAGCCACTACCGCTCATCGCGTAGTTGTAAGCCCTCAGCACGCTGGCGTGGTCAAAAGGCGGGCGGCGGGCAATGAAGTAGTATTGATCACCCCAAGTTTCTCCCATAAACTCAACGAACGGCTCTTGGCAAACCTTGTTGAACCAGTTGAGAAGCGAGCCTGTTTGGTTGGTAATAGTACCATCGAACACCTGTCGATGAGCCACGTTTTCGTCAATGATTAGTTTGACGATTTGCCATATACCGGGCGCCAAACGCTGCTTGACTTGAAGGCTTTCGAGTTTAACCTCGGGAATGATAGGCTCGGTGTCTTTGGAATCGAACGGGACTTCTACTTGGTTGTAGCGCGTGAAGTCCATCATCCACTGGTAGTCGGGCACGGGCTTTGATCCCACGTCGGTGGTGAATCGGCGGCGGTCGTAGGGATTGATGTAAGGGGCGAATTCCTTCTTTGAAATAGAGAAATAGCACTTACTCATCATTTGAGCCGGATTGAGCCAGTCGCCGTTGGCTGCACAATCCAGATGGAGGTGAGGACCTGTGGATCGCCCGGTGTTACCTGATCTGCCTAACAGTGTACCGGGGTCGAGCCATTCACCTTCGCTGATGTTGGCTATTTCACTCAAATGCATAAAGCGTACCGTGGCGTATGCATAGCACGCCACCGCGTCTTCGGCCCACTTCTTACGCGATATGGCGTTATTCGCCAAGTTGGCTGTTTCAAACTGACCGAACGGGCCGACGTTTCCAAACCACCATGCAGGCATGATTATCGAAACGTAGTTTCCCGAGGGTTTGTTGGGTGTACGGCTGACGCGAACGCACTTGCAATACCCCGGAGCGTAGATAGCCGTGCCCACGGGCATTGAAATATCCAACCCTTGGTGGAATTCCTTCTTGTTCTTGCCGTCCATGGACAGCGTTCGGTTGCCGACTATGGAGGTTATAACAAGAGGCGCGGAGGGTGATTGACCGTACACACACCACTCAGGGTCCCACGTTTTGAAGGCCCAGTATTCGTTTTCCTTTTGGTCCAGTTTACGTACAAGTCCGGTTCCGATACTCATTTCACGTTCTTTTTAGGGTCTTCGGGCGTTGCTGGTTCAATATCGGCCATCGTAGTGCGGTCATCACCCCACGGAGTGAACAAGTAGTCTGGGGCGATGGCGATATTCGAAAGCCAGTTTATAACTTCTTTGAGTACAAATTCCAAGGTGTACATATTACCCATGAAAGGCAATATAACGCCGTTGACGTTTCGTCCTAAAAGGCGATTGACGGCAGTCTTACAGTTTAACTGGACGCCTAATCCGTCGCCAGCGTTGGTAGTCGAAATACCTGAAGCGTTAGCGAAGAGTTCGCGTGCGCCTAAATCCATAGCCACCGGGAAGAAGAACGAGCCGTCATCGATCAGTAGCTTCATCAGGTCTCGACCGCGGACGCTGACGTTGGAAACTGCGCCTTGCGAATCAGTGGAAATAGACACCGAATCCACCAAACCGATCATATCCCAGACGTCGCCCCGTAACTGAGGTTCGCCTGTACGGTTTGTGAGGTCGGAGTTGATTTCCTCGACGGTTTTTTCAAACCGGAGGAATATCAAATCGTTTGGCGATATGAGCCAGTTGAAATAGTCGTTTTCGTTCCGCGATACGTCATCAGCGAAAGTCGTTTTATAGTACGGCTTTTCTTCGATTGAGGCTGCTATGATGGTATTTTCATACACACCGGATTCACCGCGAATAGTTTCCTCAATGGCGATGTGCGGCAGACTCAACGTGAAATTACCGCCATTTTTAGCGACGTTTACTGTCATGGCGCCAACGTAACGGGATATGTCACGCAGCGCTGAAGCCTTCATGTCATCCGACCGTTCACTGTTCAGGAACTCTAAGGCCCGAAACCACCCGCACACGCGAATGTTAGGGGCCATTTTGCGATATTCCTTCGTTACGACGTTACCTTCGCTCCGGAAACCGTTTGAGTCCGTTATTTCGAGCAATTGCTCGTCGGCCCATTTTGCGTAGTCAGTGATCTTGGCTTTGACGTTACTGACGTATAGAACGTCTTCTTGACGAATGTTGGTGTAGTACACCCGTATCTTGGCAAACCGCGGTAGCGCCATTTCGGGGTCCAACTTATCAGCCGTTAAAGTGTCCAAGACTCCGGTCAGGCCGTGCTCGAACATGTAGGTGTACTTATCGACTAACGACATCGCCGCCAAGATGTTGTCACGGTTGTCGTCAAACAACTTCTCTGGCGTTATCTCGTCAATGTGGTAGAAGGCTATGAAATCCTTCATAGTCACCACGCTCTTCTGGTCGTGGATTATATCGACGTATCCCTTAACTTCTATCATCACGAACCGGGGTGAACCTCGTTTTCTTCTATGTTGTAATTTGCCAGCGTGCTACCTAACTGCGTAGCGAACTCCTCCGTAGCGGTCAGCAGTTTACCAACTGCCGTGCGGAATCCGGAGTAGTCACTCATGTTTTGAAGCATACCATAATGCGATTCAGTGGCTCCTTGCTTCATAGCCTGACTGGACCGCGAGTATTGACGCGCCGTTTCGCCCGTAGCCAAACCGGGCAACGTTTGAGCCAGTTCGTCGTAGGTCAAATTCGGTAAAACGCCGCGGATGATATTCATAAACGCAGGTGAAGCGAACAGAGCGCTCATGTCGCCGCGCTGGTCTTTGGGGATATTGGCCATATCAGCGATACGCTGAATCACCATCGAGTTTATTTGGGTCTCGTTGAGGCCAAAACTCTGCGGATTGCTCAGTACGTACTGCAGTTGGAAATTGTTCATTTTATCCAGTCCGAACCCTGCGCCGTACTCCCGTAAGGCGTCGAACGAGATAGCCTGCATATTCTCGCTTTGCGGGTTGCCCAGCGCGGAGTCTAACTTGGCGATAACGTCACCCAAACGGCTATCCTGAATGAACCGCGGGTCCATAGCTGCAGAGTAAGCGGCCTGAGTGGCATTGGCCACTTCATAGTTCGGTCGATTGTACGCCGCGTAGTACCGCCCCATCAGCTGTTGCTGGATGTCGTACCGCTCCTGCATACGGATGTACCCTAACTCACCGCCGATGCCGGTATTCACACCTTCATCATTTAGGCGTTCGAGTTCGTACGCCAAGCGTGAAATTGCCGTGTTGGCCTCCAAGCCATAGCGGTCGTAGCGCGATGCCTGTGCAACGCTGCCTTCACGTAGATTGAACTGGCTCTCGTTGGCGTAGCTGTAGAACGTCCGGTTCTCCCAGTTAGCCAACACGCCAGACGTAGTCATGAGGGCAAGCGCACGTTGCATAAACTCGGCATCCTCCAGCCCCAGCTGTTTACGGGTGATTTCTTCGCCGTAGGCTCCTTGAGTACGGGCGTTGATGACGGTAGCGGTAGCGTTACGGAGCGCGGCATTACCGGTATTACCACCCCAAATTCCCCGTATCGCGGCCATGTCGCCCATGGACTCAATGCGGTTGGTGGTGGCTATGACGGTTTGACCCACAGCGGCGATGATCGCTCCGGCGATGATACCCGCGATAGGAATACCAAGCGCGGCGGCTCCTAATCCAGCGGCCCCCATGCCCATGCCAGTGATGTTACCGCTGGCGGCTGAGGTTATCATGCCTGCGCCGGAAGTGGCCAAGCGGGCGTTGGTGATGTTTTCGAAGATATCGCCGTTGCCGGCTGCGCTTTGACGTTGATCGAATTCCTGCAACCTTCGGCGGGCGGCAACGTAGTCGTCTTGCGACACGGCCCGCTCCATTTCGTCGGTGAGTTCCTTGCGCTGCAAACGCAAGCGGCCCATGTAGGAATCGTCGTTACCTGAAGACTTCTCACGCGACTCGGTTCGTAACGCCTCCACAACGGCCTTTAGGGCGTCCGTCATTTCGCGTTCTACCGCGGCACGCTCACTTTCCTCTTCAGAGGCTAAACGCTCGTCAATCGGCGCAAATTGCTCTTCAATGGCCTGCAACCGGGGGTTGTACCACGAATCGAGGTCCTGAGCGATGGTCTTACCTGACGGAAGCGGCTTACCTTCGGGGTTGAACAGCGTACCGTTAGGGGCGAACGAATATTGGTTAACACGCGCTTCACGCTCAGCGTCCAAGCGGTTAACCTCTTCCATGTAACGGCTCGAATTCTCATCACGAGCCAAATCGAAGCGGTTGCGTATTTCTGCCTGACGCTGGGTGACGATACTCCGGCCGACATCGTCTAAATAACCTTTGAAGCCGCTCTGGCCGAACGCCGGGCCGCCGCCTTGGGACAACGCGCTGCGAAGTTCGCTTACCAAGTCCGACACCGACGCGCTCAACCGCGTATCGCCGCCACTCGCGGGCGGTTCGGGAGGCGTCGGGGGAGTGCTGGTGCCGCCGGAGCCGTTTCCGTTGATGTTAACTGTTATGTCCCTTTCGGCCATTGTTATTTGCGTTAAAAGTCATCCAAGTTGATATTCTCGTAGTCTTCGTCGATCTCCTCTTGACTCAGTTTAACAACCCGTGAATCGTAGTCGTCGCCCATTGCGTCACGCTCCGACTGCTCTTGCGCAATACGCTTCAGCAACACCTCTTCACGGTACTCGCGTAACTGGTCAAAGAAACTCATCGCCCGGTGGCGCGGCGACCCGTAGGCTACACGGTATTTCCTCCGCCACCAAAGGTCGATCGGGAACTGACTCAGCCAGCGTTCGACGCCACGGTCAGTGACGTCATTCAGCGTCGGCTCCGCCCTTTGCGTTGAGAGACGGCTGGGCATTTCCTGCCTCATACAGTTTCGACATCATCGAGTTATACCACGGAGCGATCTGCTGCTTGTACCAAGCCGCGAGTTCTGACGCCAGCCCCGAATCGACGCTCATCAGCGACTGCCCTTCGGGAAGGTTCAGCATGTTGCGTACGGCTTTGAGTTTGATCTCGATGAAGGCCATGGCGTCGATCACGTCAACGGCGTAGATCATACTCTTCACCCCGCTGGCCAGCATAACGCCGTAGCGTCCGCCGGAGTATGCGGTTTTGAGGTTCTCGATGTCGATCATCTCGCCGACGTTAGGGAACTTGACGTTGAGTTTCGCACCACGGAACTCGACCGCTTTCACCTCGGAAAGTTGTTGTTTGTAATCTTCCATTTTAGACTATTTTGTTTAACAATAAAGAGAGCACCACGGGCTTTCCGTAGCACTCTCTTTATACTTGGTGTTGGTAGATAACGCGGCGTTACTCGCTGATACCGTCAAAGAGGATCGGGCTGGTGTACTCAAACTCGGTATCACGTCCCGAGATCTGACCCTCTTGGATGTCGAAGCCCTCGCGGGTAACGAACGCGCCTTTCACCAGCGCAAACGTTTCGTAGGTGGCCTTTACCATTCCGGTTTCAGGGTCGATTTCACCGTCTTTGACCTTACGCTGAACAGCGAACTCCAAGCCCTCTTCCTGAAGCAGGATGGCGTTGGCCCACTCTTCGACGCTGGTAGTCTGGCGGAAGGTTCCCTTCTTGGACACGTTGGCCAGACGGTTGAAATTGATGGAGTACGAACTGCAACTCAGCGATCCGCTCCATTCCACCGCCGGAACCTCACTGGGCGTAAGGCTACCGAGGCCGACGACCCGCCCGCGACGGATGTTCTCCGTGATGCGGACGTTCTTCATCTTACCGACGGCAACGCTGTTGATGCGGATAATCGCCAGCGGTGCAGTCATTACTTTCTTATTCGACATATAGCGCTCCTTTCTTTAATTACGAGTTGAAAACATAGTCGAGCATGTTCCCGACGAAGAACGTCTTGTTGACCGGAACGTTCGGGACGAAGTCGTACGTTACCTTGTAGTCGCCGTTGCGGGCCGAAACCTTCACGTTCTTCCACGAGATAATCAGGTTGTCATCACCTACTTTGGCCACAAGCGACGTGAGTTTGGTTTCGGTGAAGTCCTTCACGGTGTTGGGCGAAGCCTGAGCCGCCGTGTTACCAGTGAAGCGCGTCTGGCCTTCGAGGATCAGTTCCTTGTTCAGCTGAGCCTTAATCAGAGCGATCGACAACTCGAAGGTTTGGCCGTCCTCGGAGATGGTCTGCTTGTTGTTCTGAAGCGACGTGATACCCTGATTAACGCGGTAGTAACCCGAAACCTCGCGGACGTGCATGATACCAGCCTGAAGGGCCTTCACGCGCTCGCTGAACGTGAGGTCATAGGCATAGGCGTCGTATCCCACGCGCTTGAACGTAACGGGAGTCTGGGCAGCCAGACCAGCGTTCAGGCCCATGATAGCCGCGGCGAGGTAGATCGACGGCAGGTTCTTGGTGCCGTTGCCGTCCTTGCGCGGTACGGTAGGCGAACCGTGGGTGACGATGACCTTTTCGTCGTTGTAGTGCACGGCCAGTGCCTGCGAAGTCTGGGTGATGGTGTTGGTTGTCAGCAGATCGGCCTTTCCTTCGCCGCCGGGTACAAACATAAACTCGTCAAACTTGGCGTCGTTCTTCAGGAAGGTGAACAGTTTACCGTTGGACGAAGCCTTGGCGCCGTTGACTACACCGTAGTCCGTACACAGGAAGAACGTAACCTCCAACTCGCGGATAGCCTCCAGCACGTCGGGGTAGTATTCGTTCTCGCCCTTCGACCCTTGATACGACGTAGTGCCACCAGCGAACAGTGCCGGAGCGGTTACTTTGAGCGCGGTCGTGCCTACATAGCCTGCACCCTTCGACGGGCGGAAGTTGGCCATGACCATCGACGACGTCAGCAACCAGTTGTAAAGTTCGTCGTACGTTCCAATCTCACCCGACTGGGCGACCATCTCACCATAAGCGTCAGCCAGCGAATAGGTGCCGTAGGGTTCACCTGCGGCGTCCGTACCGCGGTAGTTGCCCCGGTAGATGGTGACGATGAATTTCGACGTGTCGTCAACGCCTGCCTTAATCGCGAGGGCGTAGCCCACCTTGAGGTTCTCCAGCGTGCCGTTCGACAGTTCGCTCATATCGCCTTCAGCCACACCGTTACCAACCGCACCTTCGTTCAAACACGTCAGGACGATAGAATTGGTGTCAGCGCCGATACTCAACGTTGCAGGCGTGGTCTTGGCTGCACGGGTATAGTACAGACGCGGCGTACCCAGCGCACCGTCGATCGGCGTGAATAGCTTTTGAGCGATGTCGGTGATCATACCGCCACCCATAAAGTCCGAGAAGTCCTCGAAATTCTCGAAACTGTAAATGGCCTTGCGCCCGGAAGCGTCAACGCCGGCAATACCTGCGCCACCAGCGAATTCGTACGTTGCATCGTCCACCGTCTCCTGAGAGAGACCCGTGTCGATAATCATCACGCGGCCAAACGAAGCCACGTTGACTACCGAAGTAGGCTGGTAGACAGTGATCGCGTACGAACCCGGCTCAACGTAGGTTTTGCCATTCATCGTTACCACAGTACTCATAATGTTGTATGTTTAGAAAAGTTTGGTTTTATTCGGTTTTACCGCCGCCGGGGATTATCACTTCACCGCCAAACGGGTCGCAAATGTTATAATTGTAGCTGATGGCCTTTACGACTTGGGCGCGCAATCTTGTTGGAACAGTGACCTCGTATTTGAACGCCAGCGTGAGGGCTTTGTGGAATACGGTTGGCGGGATGATATCCTGCTGGAGGATGATATCGCCGCCCGATACCCGCGGGATGCGTAATCCTACCAAGTCGAGGTTCGGAGCGTACATCAGCAGCATGGATTTCAACACGTTGTAGGCAATCATAGCCTCGGATGAATTATCCGACGTGATGAGAATCTGGTACTGCGCATCCATCCACTGCGTGTACATGAATTGCTCGGCGTCGGCGTCCCACTCCTGCCCCTCACCCAGCGGGGCATTAGAGGCTTGTTCGCCGGGCAAAATGATATGAACGGCGAGGGCTGTCGTTACCTGAGCGTTGTATCCCAAATGGACCTCCAAATTCGCCGGGTTAGAGAATATCTTGACCGCCTGCTTGAAGTAGTTGTAAGCGTTCATGTGGATAGGCTGGTCGTCTTCGTTGGCGCCAAGCAGCTGATACAAGATGGTGTTCTTGACGTCAGCGGGTAGCGTCATGGCGATATCGTCGCGTATCATCTTCACGATGGCGTTCAGTACGCGGGCGATTATCACTTCAGGCAAGATAATGGCGTCTACTTTCATAAGTTTTCCAAGAAATTAACCGATTCGTTGTGTACTATGGTTTCAACATCCGTCTGGTCGAGGGCCTTGTCGGCAAACCGTCGTGCGGCCAAACCGGGGAATATCCAACTCAGCGGGTCGCTGTTCTTCGACGCCCGACGGAACGAAACGTACATATTCTGGGTGGTACGTGCGTACACGCCAGTCATCTTGGTGATGCCCTCGTAGATGGAGTGCTTACGCAGGTAAGCCCCGTATGCCGGCGAACGGTCAGTAGCTGCCACGGCACGGCGCGTAGTCGGTATGTTGTACGGCGAAGGAATCTGCGAAGCGCGTAACCGCTGCCCGGTAACGAACGTGCGTACCACGTTGTAAACCTCTTGAGGCATTTCGTCGGAGAATCCTGCTTGACCAACCGTGCCAGGCGTACCATGACGGAACGGAACAGTCATATACCAATCGCCGCCGGGCTTCAGTACCGTACCGTCTTTGCGTAGTACGGGAACGGTGTGGCGGACACGCGATGACCGTTGGAAATACCCCTTCTGGTCGAAAGGGGTTGCCCCGGCCTCCAGCATCACTGGTAGTTCCCCCGTGAGGACGATCGACTTGGCGAAGCGGCCACGGTCGATGATGTTGAGATTTTGGAGGTATTCGGGGCGTGTTGAATTGAGTCCCTGCTTGGCTTGAGCCTGCCAATTCGCATAGACGGCAGCCGTGACGGCCTGAACACACAATTCGGTCAGGTCGTCGATCTGGGCTTGAGTGAGTCCAAACTGGGCTCCTAAACCCGTGACGTCTATGTTGATGGGCCGTGCCATTATTTCACGGTGTTATCGTAGGGGACGTCGCCGTAGCGCATAGGCGGGAATACGTACTCCGCCTTCCGGCCAACGACCTTCACTGGCATGGCGGTCAACGCTCCACGATCCACAGCGCAGGGCTTACCTTCACGTACTTGCATGAGTTCGCGGTCAACGTCGATTATGTGATAGACGGGGTAGTGCTTGTAGCGAATGGAAACGGTCAAATTGCCGGCTTTAGCGTTAGGGTCGTTACTTTCTACCATGCCGATCAAATCCTTGCTGAAAACGACCCTGTTCTTGTCCACGCGGAACTCTGCCGTAGTAAGCGGCCGCAGCGGTTCGCCGTCGGCTACATGAAGGAAGATGTCGGTCACTTCCAAGGGTTCGTACACGGGGTAAGCGAACAGTTCGTTGCGGTAGATAGTCGGCCGGAGTATCTCGGAGAAATACCCCTCCAAGTCCAACAGCACGACGCGGTCCATGAACCCCATACGGTCAACAGCACGGGCCGTGATGGCGGCGGTGCCGATGTTGAGTTCGCTCCACTCTTCGTACTTACGGCGGTTGCCCATGGTCTGGGCGATGAGACGCGTCTCGCGGCGGTTGACGAAGAACCATCCACGCCCGTAGCAGTTTTGACACGTGGACGACGCCTGGCCGCTGGTCTTGTCCACACACGGGCAGCGCATGGCGCGGTCGATGTAGGCGTCATACCCCTGGTCGTAGATAAGGCGTTCAAAACGCCCGACATCCCATCCCACGGCCGGACGCCCCGGTTGTGCGGGGGTCAGGCTCACGGGTGGGGTGTCAACGAGCGACGCGCTCAGTATGGATTGCTTTTTGGCCATTACAGTACATCAAACGCGATACCGCGGTATTGGTTCTTCAAATTCGGCAGTTGTTGATTCAGTTCGTCCAGATATAACTTGATGCGGCCGCCGAATAGGCCGCCTTGGGCCGAACGTGTCAACGGCGTGTTTTGTGACACACCGTCGAGTGAGATGCTCACCGACGACATGCCCACGCCGTAAAGTACATCGCCTATTACTGCCAGCACGTTCAACGCTGCTGCCTTGGCAATAAAGTTCAACAGGTCGGCGGGTATTTCGTCCCACCCGGTGACGTATTTCAACCGCCAGTAGTTAGGGATGTACTTTTGACCAAACCACCCCAAGTTAGGGGCAATACCGTTGTACACGTACGAGTTCTGCGTCATGATGGCACCCTTTCCGGAACCCGAATTGGGGATCAGCGAGATGTTACGGTACACGGCCACAGAAGCGATCTTCTTGATGGAAAGCCACTCGGAGGGGTAGCGGGTCTGCATTACAGAGTTGATGAAACCGCACAACGAACGAATACAGACCACGGGGTACATCGCGCGGATGAAACCCCAGTTGTTCCACTCTTCGCGAATGTAGTCGCGGCTCTCTTCGATGACCTGCTTTTTGAGTTTCACCGACAACAGGTGTTCTACCTGCGCCTGTGCTACCTTAATCTGGGTCTTGATCGAAGACTCCGAAACGCGCTGGCCATCGGGGGCACACATCGGAATGCCGAAAAGGTAGTTTTCGGCCAGTTCCGAAGGGCTTAACACGAGGCCTTCGTTCTTGTTATAGAGGATGTCTAATTGAAGAGTCATTTTGGTCTGTTTTGCGAGTCGTAACGGTGAGACGAGGAAACTACTCCTCGGCGGTGACAGCGGCCTTGTATTTCTTCACCAGGTAGGCTGCCATCAATTTGGGGTTCTTCTTGAACTTCTTGAACTCGTCCTCGGGATAACCTGCTTCGGCGGCGGTCTCGAGCATCTCGTCGAGTGACATGGCGCGAATCTGGTCAATGACGACCTTGTCCTGATCCTCGGCCGTAGCTTCGGCGGCGGTCTCCTCGGCGGCCTTTTCAGCCTTCTTTCCTGCAACGGCCTGCCATTCGGGCAGCGTCAGCAGATGTTTGGCGCAGGCTTCAGATACGTTGATCTCGCCGTTGCGGTCGATTTGAATAGTGCCGTCAACGGGGACAGCGAGGCGCGAACCGTACAGGGACGCATTGGTGGTTTTCAGTTTCATTGTAAACGATTTAATGAGAAAGCGGAGATGGGGCTACCCCCACCCCCGCTTCTCGGTTGAACGATTGTTTCGTTAGTTGGAGGCGCGTCCGATGTTGATCAGGCGGACCAACTTCTTCGGCGCGTACAGGAACGGCGTACCGTACAGCAGCACCATGAAGCGGTACGCAGGCGACAGGATCGCGAGGTCCATCTTCATCAACGGAGCCAGCTGAGCGAACTCGATCACTTCGTTGTCGAACTGAACCAGGAAGGCCTGATCGCAGTCGGGCAGGAAGTAGTTGTTGTCGCGGCACAGATCGCCGGCAGCCCCTGCGTAACCCATCTTCAGCTGGGCCACCGAGATGTCGAAGATCGGGTACAGTTTGCTGGTCTTGTCGCCACCCTTCTTCGAACGGTACACGCGATAACCCGTAGCCGGGTGAGCGTTGTCCACGATCGAGAACTTGAGGTCAACGACCGACCCTGCAGTCACGGCTACCGGAGTCTCGTTCACCACCAGCGACGACTCGCCGTGGCGGTTGATAGCTGCGATAGCGTAGATGTAGTTGCCAGCGTCCTCCGAGTTGAACTTCGAGGTCGTCACGTCGGCAACAACCGTAGCCGGAGCGGCGGTGTCCCATACAGGAGCGGCGGGCGACTTGGGATGCGTCGACTGAGCACCAGCAACCTTGAACGGAGCCTTCTTGAAGAAGACGTCGTAGTTGAGGCCGATGCGGCCGAACTGCGAGTCGAACGCCTGAACGCGCTGACCCATGATACCGGCGCTGGTCTGGGCGGTGTTGGGCTGGATGAACTTGTTGCCATAGAACGTCTTGACGAAGTCCGACAGAACGGCGGGGGGAGCGTACAGCTCGGTTCCGAGGCCGTAGTTCTCGACGATCGAGTTGGCAGCCGTCTCGATGGGGTCCTCGGTCAGGCCACGACCGCGAAGGTCGATCACGTTCTCAGAGTTGAGGTAAGCGTCGAGACCGCTCCATGCGTCCGACTGCAGCTGCTGAGCCAGCAGACCGTTGAACTCCTGCGGGATGATGTCCGAGTTGCCGTAGTACAGCGACTTGTTCAGCTTGCGGAGAATCCACAGCGTACCGTCTTTGATGGTGCGCTCCATGATGTTGCCCACCATCGTGTTGACGAGGGTCATCTGGTGCGTAACCGACTTGGTGACGCCGAGGTATTTCACCAGCTGAGCCCGACGGATGTAGATCGAGTCCTCCTCGTCGGGAAGTTCGCCTTCGTTGGTGAAGCCACCGCGGTCAGCACCGTACGATGCCAACTGGTTGTACTCCTCAACGGTGTTGTAGGCGGCTTTTTTCGGCAGGTTCTTCCAGAGAACGATGTCGCTCTCGCGGAACGTCAGGTGTTTCAGAGTACGCTCCAGCGACTCCACCTTCAGCGGAGCACCCGAAGCATCGGTCAGGTTCGTCGTTTGACGACCCGTGATGTCGGTTGCTTCGAGGGCTTTGTTCAGCATAGCGACCTCTTCCTGGCTGGACGAGCCGTACTGAGCACCGCGCGCTTGGATGCCATAGTCGGCAAGATTGATAGAAAGTCTGTCCATGATTTGGAATTGATTATGTTATGGAAATTGTTTGGGTGTTTACTCTACTACCTCATACCCGGTTTCAGCCTTGAGACGGGCGATGATATTCTTGGGGAGGCCGTCAGCAGGACGTGCCTCAAACGCCAAAAGCGCGTCGCCATACTCCTTGTCGTAACCCTTGGCGAACGATGCCTGGTCGAGCAACGAAGCAACGGCGCGGGGGTTTTCGCGGAATGAAATACGAGTGACGTCACCACCCTTTTCGATGTCACCCTTGCTGGCACCCTTAGCAAACGCACGGTCGATAACCGTAGCCGAGCGCAGCGATTTCGGACGCGGCACCTCGCTGCCGTAGCGTTCCAGTTTGGTAGCGAAACCCTCGATAACCTCGGTTTGGCCTTTGATAACATCCTCCAGTTCAGCGATGCGCTTAGCGTCCTCAGAGCGTTTCTGACGAAGATCGTTCACCAAGACGGCCGTAGCTTTGATGTACGACTTGAAGTCGTTACCAACACCCTGAATAGCTTTCAGGAGATCAGCGTCGCCGCCCTTCTTCATCTTGGCGCCGTTCCTGTCGCACTGCTCAAAGCCTTCGTCGTCATCCTCAGTTTCTTCTTCAGATTCCTCCTTCTTGCCAGCTTTAGCGTTACGCATGTTGGCGGCGTTGTGACGCGGCTCATCATCATGGGTTTCATCTTCCTCACCCATCTGGCCGTCGGCGTCATCGCCTTTCTGCACGTCTTTGGCATCAGAAGCATTACCCTCAGGAGCAAGCCCCAAAGCGGCATATGCCTTCTCGATGTCCTCGGAAGTGATGGATTTGCGTTTGTTCATAACCGATATATTTTTAATTAGTGTGTACACTTCATGTGCATTCGGTATTGTAATATTTGGAATATCACGGAAGATAGCTTCCATGACAGAAGATTTGGAAAACGTTTTTTTCGGCTGGCCATCGACCGACTCCGGCACTAACGCCGCACCAGACTTCGTGCTCAAGGCCTTTTTCTCGGTTTTGCCGCCACGCTCTTCGGCATTGTCCTCTTCTTCCTCCAAATCCACCTTTATTCCGTCAGCGTCAATCTCCCCCTTTATGATATTTACAAACGTATGCGGATTCTTGGGCATATGTGTTACTGCTACGCCTGTTATTACGGCCTTAACGATCTTGTTGTAAAGGGGTGATTTCTTGTCATTAGAACCGCGTTTCAGAACCTTTCCCTCGATGGAATACCCAAGACGACGCGTTTTACTGTCTTCCTCAAGGGTTTTAGCAAGTTCATAAACTTCATTGGCCATAGGCGATGAAGCGTACAAATCGCTTTCAATCCAAAGCCCCTCAGGACGAAGTTCGACCTTTGACGGCTCGCCAATAATAGCAGCTGGAGAGTTCTTGGCTTGGTGATGCCAATTAACCATGCCTGAATTTTTCAGCGGTTCGACATCAAATCCCGAAGGGTCAAGATATTCACCATCAGCATCACGATCCATAGTTGAAGCGATACCACCAATACGCATAACAGGTTCTCCCGCTTCGTTTGTGGCTTTTTCGATACGTCCAATAGGACACCAAAAATTGAATTTATCGTCCTTAAACATGTTCACAGCGTTATTGTTACCAACATTATATTTGTAATGATCACTATTGGAACCGATGGCAACGCTATTGACTACTACGAATATCCTTCCGTAATTCTGTCGCCTATTCCGGGATAC